GAGCGCCCCGCAGGTGAGCGGCAACTTGAGCGACCTGCGGTTTACTGACCGCATTCTCTGCTCAGCCGTCGAGACGGAGGCGGGATACCTCGCCAAGGTGGGGAGAGACTACTACCGCCTCGACATGAACAGCGGTCTCATGATACGGTTAACGGCTCGTCAAGCGTGGCTCATGCTGGACAGCGGCTATGAACCAGCGCCCGCCGTTGACTGGACAGACGAGGACGAAAGAGCCGCAGAGAGAGCAGGAGCCGCCGACCCGTTTTTATAACTGCCACACCTCCCCGCCCCCAGAACCGACCCCGACCCGACCCGCCGCAAGGCGGGCGGGCGGGGGTGATTTACAATTTCTTACTGGGGGAAATTTCTTATAAGGGTTCAAGCACTTTTAGTCCAATGCACGAGGAGAAATTGGACTAATAAGTAAGCAAAAAGACTGTGGAAAAATAGGCATAAGCAATTCGTCCTAACTTTTAGTCATATGCACGAGAAAGAGGGGGCAAGGACAATAGTCATATGCACGAGAGGTGAAGGTTGTGGACGGTAGTCTAATGGGCAATAGACGCATCTTTTCATTCCCCATTCCACTCCTTTCTTTGCTTATCTGTCATTTTGGTATAGTCATCTAAACTAACGGTGATATATTTCCCATTAACAAACTTGCCCATATGTTTAGACCACTGGTCTATTAGTTCATTTCTTTTGTCTTGTCTTTGTTGCTTTCTTTTGTTATAGGCGATTTGTTTTTGAATACGCTGTGTTTCATTGATAACCTTTTGTTCAATAGCTTGTTGTTCTATTTCGGCTTCACGATTTTTATGGACGAAGCAAAGAATGACATTTATGATTAGAAACCTAAAAGTTCTTCCAACGCAGCTTAGCCCATTTACTAATGCTCGCCCAAGCTCTCGTTGCTCTTTCTTGATGCTTAACTCCGCTTGATATAGTCTTCTATTATTATACCCGTGGTATTTCATTCTACTGTTCTTGCTATTAGTGGTCATATATTCATTTCCTTTCTGTTTGTTCTGGTTATAGTATACCATAATGCTTTGGATTTGTCAAGTAGGGTAACAAAAAGTTTACATATATGGAAAATATTCCCTACAAGGATATGCAATCTATACAATAATGTCAAATATATTTTACATATTTTTGTACATTATTATGAACATTCTGTTAATTTTCATGTAATTTATGGAAAACCCTATTGACTTATTATAGTATATATGTTATAATGCAACCATAGGTTAAAACAACATATAGCCTAAAATATTGTATTATCGTGTGGTGATTACATAAATACAGGTAAGATATTTGAACAAGAGATACATGACAGCATAAAGAAATATAACAAGGAACATGGTGATGTCGTGTATTATCATCGTGTAAAAGACCCTGCGAGTTCATTTGGTGGGGGCGGGGGTAATACACGATTCAGCATGAAAAACGAATACGACCTTATCCTATACAAGTACCCAATATTCTTTGCTTTAGAACTTAAAAGCAATGGTGGAACAAGTTTTTCTTTTAGCAGAAATGACAAATTAGAGAAAAGCAAGGATATTAAGGACAGCCAGATAATGTCCTTGGTAGAAGCTGAAAGGTATCATGGTACTGTTGCTGGATTAATTCTTAACTTTAGAAAATACGAAGAAACATATTTTGTTAGAATATCTGATTTTTACAGATTCCGAAATGAAACTGAAAAGAAAAGCATTAACAGGGAAGATATACTGGGTCTTAATCCTATTCTTATTCCACAGACATTAAAGAAAGTTAGATATGATTTTGATATATCTTCGTTATTAGACTATAAATTTGACATTGGGGTGAATGATTTGTGATATTTAGCAGGAAGAAACCTATCAAGGTATATCTTGATTTTGACAACACACTTGTAGATTCAAACAGCGCAATGATTTATTTGCTTAATCAAGAATACGGGACAAATAAAAGTTATGAAGAACTAAAGAAATATGATTTTAAAGATTTATTCCCGTGTTTAACAGATGAGCATTGTGAAGAGTTGTTCGCAAGCAGCAAGTTATTTTCTATTTTAGAGTTCTTTGAAGACTGCTATGAAACGCTGGATTATTTTAAAAAGCGTTGTGAATATTCTTTAGTTACTTATGGAACCAAAGACAACTTGTTCTTCAAGGAATTTTGGTGTAAGAAGAAGTTGCCGTTCATTAAGAATTATTCTTTATTAGAGTTTAAGGGAAATGAATATGCGTATGATAAGTCCATGATAGATATGTCTGACGGCATATTTATTGACGACCATATTGATTATTTAAGAAGCAGTAATGCTAAAGTAAAGATACTTTTTAGAAACAACCACGATGGTGACTGGAACAAAATTAACAATTTAGATGATGTTTATGTTGTAAACAGTTGGAAAGAGATTTATCACATTATCAAGTTCTACACAGAAAACGGAGGGATTATTTAATGCTTATTGTGCTTGTTGGAAAAAGTGCAAGCGGAAAGACGACATTAGAAAAATACATCAGTGACAACTTCAGATATGAAAAGATTGTCAGTCATACAACAAGGCCCATTCGTGGTAATGAAGTTGATGGTGTAGATTATCATTATGTTAGTGAAGATGTGTTCAATGAAATGAAACTAAATGATGAACTTGTTGAACACGCAACATTCTGTAACTGGTCTTATGGCATTAGCAAGAAAGAAATCGAAGACAAGAAAGATGCTATTGTTGTAGTTAATCCTGCTGGGCTTCGTAAACTTCGTAAGCTTAACATACCAATGTCTGTGTTCTATGTAGTATGTGACGACAAGACACGCTACAAACGTAGTATAGACCGTGGTGACGACATTGTAGAAGTTGCTTTAAGAAGCCGTTCTGATACTGATTGTTTTAACGGCATTGAAGATGAAGTAGACCGTGTTCTTTTAGGAACCAATACAGTAGAAAGTAATGCTGTTGAAGTTTTTGAAGTAGTGGCAAGAAAAAATAAGGAATAAGGGGTTTTGTTATTTGTTTGCTCCAAAGCTTTATACTGTTCATAAGTTCCAGTTCCTTGACCTTGTTAGGTTAGGAATGGAAGTTAATGGCGACTTAAAGTTCTACGAGATTAAACAGCAGGACAATATGCTGTTTAGGCAGATACGAATTATAAACAAAAGCGATAGCGTTGAAGGCTATGTATTCTTTGTGGACTGTGCTGGCGCACAGTCCAAGCTTGAAGCTTTTACCGACATGATGCGTAATGGCATTGTAATAAACGGCAAACACTATACAATGTCTGAAAGGTCTGCCAGTATGACCAGACAAGGAATACTGTCTTTTCTTAGGGATGACATTTATGATACATTGGATGAAATCATTGGTCTTGGTGTCAAATTAAAGGAAACTGTACTTTCAAAGTATATGGCCTATCGTGGGCTAATGTTCAGTTCTTGTCATTGCTTAGAGGGTTGGTTTCCAAAGATAATTGTTGTGCCAGACTACTACACTACGATAAAAGACCAAAACATTAAGTATGTAGTGGATGATGTCATAGAATATGTAGACAAGAACACTGGCGAAAACAAGCAATGGAAACAAAAAGGTATCAGAACTGGCGTTCGTGACATTGAAATTAATGCATTTGATGGATGTGGTATTCATCATCCGAATATTACAAAACAGGTTAAGGAACTTCTTGGTGCAAAGTCAGACCCCACAAGCTTACAGTTAAGACTGCCATACTGTAAGGGTGTAACGCATGAATTTGACTACACAACATTCTTTAAGATTAGGGATGTAAAGTTCATTAAGGATGTGTGGGGCGTTGAACATAGCGTAGAAGATGAAATGATAATCTTCACGGAGTCCATGTATAAGGGCATGAAATATTTCAAAAAATATGGGGACTATCGTGACTGGGAGTTCTATTGGGAACAGTTCCACAAGTATAATCACTGTATCGGAATTGCCAAATGGAACTTTAGTAAAGAAGAAGAGCCTGTATATACCCGTGGTAACTATCAGATACTTCAAGACCTTGACCTTGACTATGATGATTTTGCTACATTGGCGCAGGACAGCATTGACTGGGTAACAAGAATAGTTAATGGCGACCCATTGTATACTTATTGTTTTTTAGGGTTGACATATAGTGAACACAAGCCAATGAACGACTATGTAGCTTCTATTTTGAAGAACCCAGAAATGATAAAAGAAAAGTGCGTTCGTGAATATATCGTAAACCTTTTGAAAAAGTATATTGACGAAATGAAGTGCGGTAAGCTTTGGTTAAAGGCTTGCTTCAAAATATTAGCCCCAGACCTTATCGCTTTAGCCGAACATATTGGCGGGCTTGATGTTGTTGGCTGTCTTGGTGAACACGAGTTTTACACAAACGACGCTGATGGCGATTATTTAGGCGAATACTTGATTGAAAGAAATCCGCACATTTGTAGAAGCGAACATACTGTTCTTGACGCAGTTGTAAATAAAAAGATTGACAGGTGGTGTTCCCACTTATCCAATGTCTGTATGATTAACATTCGTAGTATAACCCCACAAAGACTCAATGGTGCAGATTTCGACGGAGATTTAGTTCTTGTTGTAGAAAACGACACTATGATTGAAGGCGTAGATAGACATTGCCCAGTTGTTATAGACATTGAAGATAAGATAACTGCGTTGTCGCAAGAAGTCAATCGTGAAAACATTATCAGCATTGTCCTTAAAACGCTAAATTCTTTGATAGGTGAAACTTCAAACTGTGCCACCACTTATCATAACAAGGTTACAAACAATCCAGAACAAAAGAAGAAGTACGAAGAATATATTGATATGCTTTCTGTAATTAACGGTAAAAATATCGATTATGCAAAAACCGGAGTAATGTATAATATCCCTCGGTATATTGCAAAATATGCAAAACCTGTTCCATACTTTATGAAATATCGTAGTGACTATTATGCTAAAATGAAAAAGTTCTCTGTTGCTAAAAGTAACATGAATAGACTGGCAAAAGATATAGAGTCTTGGCAGAAAGCAGAAATCCGATTTAAGAAAACATATAAAGATTTTGACTATAAGATTATGATGTCGCCATTCGCAAAGTATGACGAAGAGACATTCAATAAGATTGAAGAAATCTTTATTAGATTTGATAAACAGATGTCTGAACTTTCTTCGTTCGCTTCAAAATGTAAGAACTTTGAAAAGTATAAGTACTTTTTTGAAACATGGTATGATGATATTGACAAAGATACTGTAAAGAATTTTGAAGTAAACTGGAAATACTATTATGACCTATACAAAGAAGAGTGTCAACAGGTTTGTCCAGATAAGCGTATCCTTGCTAATATCGCAGTAGCACTTTGTTATGAAAAGTATCCCAACAAAAATAAAAAGTTTATGTGGAAGGTGGCTTCCGAAGGAATCCTGTTGAATATTAAACAGCAGCGTTTTAGTCTTCCAGAAAGAGACGATAACGGCGAATATGAATATCTTGGAAAGAAATATACAATGATGGAGGTTATTGCTTGATTAACGAAACTATACTTGTTCGGCAATATCTTAATGGTGAGAACATAAACCCAAATTGTCTTTATAGAATTTGCTTCCTGCTTGCGAAGTGGTACAAGGAACAAGGGATTGAAGATAAGCTTCAAGTAAGAACGAATATTTTTGAATGGGCTAATAAATACGGGGTTTACTTGCCCCTGTATTTAAACGCCTGTATAGATAATGCCTTTGGTGACGAAAGACGACTGACTGAAAACATTACTGTTAGGGTTTCAGAAGAAGATGTTACTGAAATCAAAAGACGGTTTGATAACAAAAAGACAAGAAAGGTTGCTTTGGCCATTCTTTGTTATGCTAAAACCTTTGCTAATTCCAAAGGTGAATTTAGAATTTCCCAAGTGTCTTTTGCCGATTGGGTTCATATCGACCCTGCCAATGTTGGCAGAAGACATTTCCGTGAACTTATTGATTATGGCTATATGACAAGAATAGATAATGGTTCTGCCAAACATAACTTCTGGAACAAAGATGTAAAGACAAAGATGAATAAGTACAAGATTTCTGTTCCAATTAGAAATGTTGGCGAATATGTTTTAGACGATAACAATATTGATAAATTGTATGAAGAAATTTTTGCGAACTAATTATGAAATACCATAATGTATGGTGTGTTGTCATTGTAAACAAAAATTGTAATAGCATATTGTCATTTTATATGCAAAACAACAAAAATTTATAGTAAAGGATTTGAAGGATTAAATTGGTTAAGTTGAGTAAAAAGGAATGGAACGAAATTAAGGAGTCTGGATTTACGACTAAATACAGAGTGTTTTCTACAAGCCACAACAGATATTACTACATGGCAGAACCTGACTTTAGAAATTACAATAATTGGGTAAGGAACAATGGCAAGAAGGTCTGATGGTATTCTTAAAAAGAAAGACTTGATTAAGATTGTGGCTAATGAAACTGGGTACATGGTTTCAGATGTTAAAGAAGTAGTAGAAACATTATTTAACACAATTGAGCAAAGTGTAATAGATGGAAAAGACTGTAATCTTGGGGCTTACTATTTCGGCAGTAAGATAACAGAGTCGAAAACGGTTAAAGACCCAAGAACACAAATCTATTTTGAAAAGAAGAATTATAGCACACCCTTTATAAAGTTGCTTCCAGGATTTAAACGGAAGTTTAAACTGGCCGAAAGGGAAAAGGAGTTACGTGGATATGAAGATTAAGTATGGTGTATTTGACAAGCAGGGTAGAAAGATTGCTGGTGTACTTGGTGTAGACGGCAAGGAAGTGTATATTGAGATTAATGGTAAGAGCTATCCTATTGCCGAACTTGTTAGTGATTATGACGGTAGCGACATTGTAATCAATGTCGGTATCGAAACTGATGATGTTGTCGGTTGACAAATAAACCGAAAGGAATTAAAGGATTATGGATTTAAGAAGCAGAATTATTCAGCTTTGTACTGAGATGAAAAAGTCTGGTGAACAAAGCTTTTACAATGATGTTGCGAAGATTGTAAACAAGGAATATGGCGTAGACATGACTGGCGAGTCTATCCGTGGCGTGTGCCGCAGATATAGAAAGCAAAACAATCTTGACGATAGTTTTAATCCCATTAGCATCCCAGACATTGCTGACGACAAGCAATTTTCCGATGGTTTTGACGGATATATTAATCCCAACAAAAAGATTCTTACAATTAATTCGGATGATACAAGAACAAGTCAGTGCGACATTGAAGTTGAACAGGGTGTAAATATTACACCGGAGCTTCTTCTTGAAAAACACGGGTTTGACCCACGACACTTTAAGCTTATTAGTGCCAAAAATTCCCAATGGGACAGTAAGGTTAAGGGCGGCCATGTAATCAATCTTTATAGTTCAAAGATTAGTGTTGCCCCTAAAAACGAAATTGTGTGGGACGACGTATTATTTAAGAAAATTTTCGATAATATTGGCAAAACAAAGAAGATTAGTCAGTATAAGAACAACGACCATGTTGATAATGGCTATGCTTTGGTGCTTCCGATTGTAGACCTACATTATGCTATGTGGGCAAGTAAATCCGCTACTGGTGACCAATATGACACAAATGTAGCGAGAAAATGCCTTTTTAGTGTAATAAATGATGTTCTTGAGCAAGTTGGGAATAGAAAGTTTGAGAAAATTATTCTTACAATCGGTAATGACCTGTTGAATTTTGATACAAAATCTGGAACTACTACCGCTGGGACACAGCAGGACAACGATTGTGAAATTGAAGATGCTGTTGTTGAAGTTACAGACATTTTGATTGATATTATTGAACAACTTAAAAAGATTAGCAAGGTTGAAGTAATACATATTCCTTCAAATCACGATAGAGTTGTAAGTTTTGGCATTGCTAATACGCTTCGTGCTGTTTATCGTGACGATGACCGTGTTGAAGTGGACGCAGACGCCATTGAAAGAAAGTATAAGGTGTTCGGAAGAACGCTTTTGGGCTTTGCACACGATATTAAGGCTGATAAGGTCAATAATATTGTACAGGAAGACGCAAGATATATGATGATGGATACTGACCGCACTGTATATTTCCTTGCCCACCTTCATCACGAAGAGTGTAAGGATGTTGGCGGTACAGATGTTCGTAGACTTCCGACAATTTCTAAGAAGTCCAGATGGGCTTATGAGAAAGGATACGGAAGCGTTCGTAAGAATCAGGCATTTATTGTAGATTCTGAACACGGAATTTCCCAAATCATCTATTCTTTCGTTTAATATGGATTAGTTTATCCCCCGTCAGTTAATTCTGGCGGGGAATTTTTATTTGGAGTTAATGGAGATATGGAAGACAACAAGGAAATTATTGTTCAAGATGAAGAAATTGAGTCTTCTGAATCGGATAATAAAAAGAAAACCTGTCTTTGTTGTGGCAAAACAATGAGAAAAAACAACTTTTTCTCCACAAAAAGCAAATATTACAAAGATGGATACACGGCTTTCTGTAAAGACTGCTGTAATGACATTTTTTATGACCACTACAATGTGACTGGTAACATAAAAGAGGCACTTATTGTAACTTGTTGCAAACTTGACCTTTTGGTGTTCCCATCGCTTATTGAGTGGGCAGAAAAGTCTAAAAATTCAGAAGATGTTAGTGCTATGCTGAAAAATAAGACATTTCTTGGTCTATTTATTAAGAAAACAAACCTAAAATCCATTATGATACAAAGCATAAAGACTGATTTGTGCTTTGAAAATTCCAATTTTTGTGGTATTCCGTTTAAAGAGGTGCCAAAAATGGAAGAAGATGGTCGTGTTTATTCTGAAGACGAAGAAATAGCATATGCAACAGAGCCAGAAGATGAAACAACTATAATTACCAGAAAACAACTTAAAGAATTTAGAGATAAATTTGGCAATTATAATGATGATGACCTCCGCTGGCTTGGCAAGAAGTATCTTGAGTGGGACGAACACTACGATATTTCTGAACTTAATAAGCAAAAACTGATTATACAACTTGTCTGTGATGAATTTTCAATCGTAAAGAAGAGGGAGCAGGGCGAAGATGTGTCCAAACAGTGGAAAACATTTATGGACACGATGAAGCAGCTTGAACTTACCCCAAAACAGCAAGCAAAGAACTCTACTGGCACGGGTTTTGCTTCTTTAGGAGACTTCATTAAAGAAGTTGAAAGAACAAAGCCGATTATTAATCGTGACCCAAGGTTTGAAGATGTAGACGGAATAAACAAGATAAAAGTAGCTATGGCTGGCGCTTTGGCGAGAACTCTTGGAAGAGAAAACCAATATTCAAAGGCTTTTGAGAAGATTTATAAGCAATATAGCTCTGATATTCTTTCAACATCTTCATATGATGAAGACGATGGCTAACCAAAATAATAATAAGTATTCAGAACAGTTTTGGGACAACTTTAATGATTGGATTTCTTATTACAGACAAAACATTCATAGATTTATAACAGAATATTTGGGAATAAACCTGTATTTTTTTCAAAAGATACTTGTTTATTTAATGGATTTTACTGGCGAAAAGAAAATTGGCACATTTGTGTTCTTCGCAAGCCGTGGACTTGGTAAATTAAAATGCTATTAAGGAGATTTGTTTTATTATGAGTGAAGTTTACTTCAGAAACCGTAAAAATGGTTTAACAATAGAACAAAAGAAATATATAATTGAGCATTATAGTGATGAAAAAACATCTCGTATTGCTAAAAAATTGAATTTAAGCTATAAGCAAATAAGAGACTATGCGAGTAACCTAAAAATAACAAAAAATAAAAAGTCGTTCGACGATTACATTAAAGAAAAAGACGAGTGCGGAAGCTGCATTTCAAAATTGTGTATCGTTAAAGAACCAAAAATTGATAATTTGTATAAAAGCAAATACGGAAAGTATGCAGTAAATGATAATTATTTTGAAAAAATAGATAATGAATTTAAAGCATATTGGCTTGGCTTTTTAATGGCTGATGGTTATGTTAATGAACAAACGCCATGTTTGGAATTAACATTAAAATCAGAAGACTTTCAACACATTAAGAAATTTAAAGAAAGCTTACAATCTGAGGCAGAAATAAAAAACAAAAGAATAAAATCATATGAAGCTTCAAGAATTAGCATATGTAATAAAAAAATCGTTGAAGACTTAATAAAATGCGGTTGCGTTAATAATAAGTCGTTAATAATTGAAATGCCAGATTATAATATTGTCCCTAAAGAACTTTACAGACATTTTATAAGAGGTTTTTTTGATGGCGACGGTTGCATATATTTGAACAAGGAATTAAAAAAGATTTCTGTATCTTTTATAAGCAATGAAAAGTTTATATCACAATTAATAGAATTTTTATCAAAAGAATTAGACATTATAAAATGTTCAGCAGAAAGGAAAGAAAATAATAAAGCTGTTGGATGCTTTTGGTTTGGAGTCGAAAATTGTTATAAATTATTCAAATATATGTATGAAGATAGTAATATTTTTTTAGATAGAAAATTTAAAAAATTTGATAGCATTTTTTGCCTAAACTAACCGAAGTATGGATAGGTTAGTTCGTAAACGAGCAAAATCGGTGAACCCCAGCTTAAAAAGGGAATACCGAGGTAAGTAATTATTCTAAAAGATAATTGCCACCGTAACGGGTAGTGGTTGAAACTGTGTAACAGAATATAATACCACCAAGAGTGTTCGTCGCACACCATATTTTAGTGCAGAAATCTACCCTGAACTTACGAGGGAGCTTAATCGTAAGAAGTACAGATAAAAAGCTGTACGATAACATAATTGAAGTCGTGGCTTTGTTCAGTCTACTGTGTAGCTAAAGCAATTTTATATCCTGGAATTAAAATTGTAGTCTCATCTGCCAATGTAAGACAGGGCAAGATTCTTGCTGAAAAGATTAGAGACTTGGCAATGAACTGCCCAATGTTGGAAACTGAACTTAAAGGTGGTCTTGACGGTATTCATATTGTTAAGGACGGCGCAGACATTCAGTTTGAAAATAATTCCACGATAGAAACTGTCGTATGCGGCCCTGGCGGTAAAGGCAAGCGTTCGCAAATTCTTATTTTGGACGAAAGTCGTCTGATGGATAAGGAAGATGTAAACACAAACCTAACACCATTTTTGACTGGTAGACGGAACCCTCCATTCGCTAAAAACCCAAAATACAAACATTATATTGATGAAGAACCAAATATAATGATTTCTTTGACCTCCATCGGATATAAGGACGAGTGGTCTTATAAAGATTTTGAAAAATATGCTAATTTTATTGCATCTGGGGATACAAACTATTCAATAGTGTCTTTACCGTATCAGTTTGGCGTAGAATCAAACATCATCACGGCAGACTTTATTGATAAACAGTTAAAAGAAGAGGGAACTGACCCAAGAACCTTCCGTATGGAAATGGAGGTAATCCCTTACGGCGAATCTGAACATTCAATGTTCAAATATGAACACCTAAAAAGGGCAAGACGAATAGTAGCTCCATTAATCCCGATAACTGATGATGAATTTATAAAATATGGTGGAGATTTAACGAAATCAAGGTTCTATCAAAAAAAAGAGCTTAATGAAATCCGTGTTGTAAGCATGGATATTGCTGTTTCTGCTGGTAGCATAAACGATAATACAGTATTTACAGTATTCCGTCTTATGGAAATTGATGATTATTATATGAAAGAGGTTTCCTATATCGAGGCCATTAATGGTATGAATCTTGATGACCAGATTGTTAGACTGAAAAGACTGTATTATGACTTACAATGTGACTATGCTGTAATAGATGCTGGTGGCGCACTTGGTATTAACGCAGCAAACCTTTGCGGTCAAAAGACACATGACATTATGCGTAATGTGTGGTATCCAGGTTGGAGAACTACCAACCAGACCGAAAAGTTTGATATGCGCGTTGCTGACCCAAATGCTATGCCAGTTCTTTATTGCATACAGGTCGCTGGTGGTAGTGCTTCTGCTATGCAGTACAACATGGTAGTAAGAACACAGATAGAACTTGAAAGAGGACATCTTCTTCTTCTTATGGATGAGGACAGTGTTCTTGAATACATGAACAAAAAATACCGATACATGGAACTAAAAACAAGTAATGATTCTTCTGATAGGGCTTTAGCTAATTATATGATTGCGCCATTTTTGAATACTAATAAGCTTGTGGATGAAGCAATTAAGACACAGATGATTAGAAATAAAAATGGAAGATGGCAATTCAATGAGGGCGCTGGACGAAAAGATAGAATTATTAGTATGCTGTACGGTATTTATTTCATAGCAATGCTTGAAGACGATTTAAGCTATAAAAATAAAGGCACAAATATTAGTGCGTATGCTGGAAGTGGAGCAGTACAGCATAGGGCTTCCAGTGTAACCCCATTTAATAATAACTTACAAAAGCTGACTGGTTTGGGCTTTGGAAAGAGGTAAATATGATTCTGAAAATCAATGCTAAAAATAATAGTTTTTCAGAAATGTTTGACTTCTTAGAGAGTCTGGGCGACTTTATAATTTGTAATAAAAACATTTATGTTGAAACTAAATTTGACAAAAAGGTAAAAAAATACTTTAAAAGTGGAAATGTAAATGTTATAACCGAAGACAACTATAAGGAAGAAAAGTCAGATATGGTTGTAACTTGGCTAAAAGAAAAGTTGATTAAACAAGAATTGGATGATTTTGAAAAAACTGAAGAGTGTCAAGCTACATTAAGAAAGTTTTCTGAATATATGGACATTTTAGAGTCAAAGAGGTTTGGAGGTGTTGATTCTGGCGAAAGAAATGAAAAAGCAGGAACAGACCCCTCCTGTTAATACTGAAGGTTTCCTTCATATTGACGAACAAAATAAACGTTGGAAAAGCTTCTTTTCTTCTGGCCCGTATTCCTCAATGTTGTCTGCTGGGACTATTGGCGGCTTCTTAATGAATAGTGGCTCGTTTTTTGTTGATGACCCGTATTTGTTAAATCAAAGAATTAAGCAGCTAAAGTCAACTGCCAAGTTTATGGAAAGAGAGCAGATAGAAAATGCTCTTTTAGACATTGACCATAATGAACAGACTTTAAGAGAGGCGACACATAGCGCCTTAAATATGACATATCCACTGTATAGGCTTCAGTACCTTTATGAAGGAATTTTGAAATATAGAAGCTATATAAAGCCATCCTATGTTTCAAAAGAAGATATGTCTACCGAAAGGTTTAAGCGTGAGTGGGAATTTATCGACAAATGGCATAAGAAACTTAATCCCGAAAAACAATTTAGACGTATTACAGCACAGGTAATTCCAGAGGGCAAAAAGGCTTATTATGTTAGACAAAACTATAATAAGGGCAGCAAGACGGAAGAGCCAAGTGTCGATTATGTTTATTTTGAGCAGTTGCCAAGTGACTGGTACAAGATAGTAAAACATTCTACTGACAGTTATGAAATAGTGGCATTTAATTTCGCTTATTTTTGGCAAGCTGGTACTGACCTTGGACAATTCCCGCCAATTTTTGGTAAATACTATCAAGAATTAATGAACGCAACGGAACAAACACCATCTGGAAGAAAGATTATTAATCAAGATAAAACCCCAGAAGATGTTGTTGTTGAATATAATAACAGAACAATGCAATGGTATTATTGGAAAGAATTGCCAGCTAATACTTGTTTTGTGTTCTGTTTTACAGAAGCGGATGATTTACAGGTTTCTCCTTTCGTGTCGCTTTTGTTACAGGCGCAAGACCTTGCTTCGTATTCGTTGCTGCAACAGCAACTGCTGTCTGTTCCGCTTTATTCTATGTTGACTGGTGAAATCCCGTTAAACGACAAGAATAAATCTGGTGCGTATCTTGACGACTATGCGTTATCTCCAGAATCCGTTAATTTGTTTGAAGCAAAAGCTAATAACCTTATGCCTCCTGGGACGTCATATGTCATGGTTCCAAGTAAAAACAATCAGCTTCATCACTTCCAAGAGATTCCTAATGCTAATGGAATTTACAATACAGCCTTGCAACAGGTAATTAATACCTCCGGTGCATCTACACTTATTACTACTACTGAAAAACCTTCTGTTGCTCAGGTAAACGCCGGTAAAATTATTGAAACAAGATTTATTGATAGACTTTATGAGCAATTTGCGTGGGCTGTTGACATTATTCTTCGTGATATGTACGATGAAGATGATTTAAAATATCATTGGAACTTTAAGATTTTTGGAGATTCATTTAGTGAAAAGGAAAGAATTAGTGCAATTGAAAAGAGTTTAAGTATGGGACAGACAGAACTGTTCCCAGAATATTTAGCACTTAATGGTTTGACCCTAATGGACGCTGTAAATAATGCAGATTGGGTTGAGTCTTCTGAAATCTATGATAAGTTTAAGATTATTCAGACATCCTTTACATCTAATACTGGTGCTGGTGATAATAACACCGCCGTTGCCAGACAGGAAGAAAAGGCTGGGCGCAAACAAATTACAGAAGACAAGATAGAAAACGATTCTACCGCCGCCTCTTATGAAAGCGGTACAAATGTTGAAAGGTGATGCTTATGACAGAAAAATGCAAACATAAGCTGCCAGATGGGGAAAGCGCTGTTTTGTGGGATACTACAAGATGGTTCGGTATTCACCCTCAAAAAATAATTGGCGTATGTTCTCTGTGTAGAAAATGTTTTAAAATTACAAAAGAAGAATATATGTTAAAGTACAAAAAAGGTGGTGAGGGCTAAATGGGCAGAAAGTTTATATCTGACGAGGTAAAAAAGGCTTTGACTGGGATTTATGGGCTTTTATTCATTGGTAATGCCAAGTGCGACAATATGGTTGGACAACTTGATGTTAAGTTTGTTATGCCTAATTTGTCTCACCTTGTTCACTATCATTTGGCGCATGAATTTCCTATCATGGCTGATGCTATTGGTGATTATGCCGCAGAAAGAAATGAATATTTGCCAAGACCAAATGTCCCTGCTGAAGCAAAAGATTATCAAAACATCAAGGTTATGTTTGAAGACTTGTTAGAATATATGGCAGACCTTGAAGATGCCGTTAAGGAAGTAATCACAATGTGTACAAACGTTGGCGATTATGCAACAAAAGTTGTTATGGATGGATTCCTTCGTGACCTTATTCCTTACACAGCCATTGTGATTAATATTAATGACTATATTGAAATGAATGGTTATGAGCCACACAGACTTGTCAGTATGGATGCAAGAATCAACAAATTCATTAATGTTGATGAATAATCGTTTATGGAGGGCAGATGATGAAAAAGATTTTTGCTTTAGAAGTAAACGATTATGATGTTAAAGAATTATCTGACAAGCAATTTCTGTCTATGGACATCTGGGCTATTTCTAATGGTATAAACAGAAATGGTTCGGAATTTCTTGAAGAAAGTTTTGAATCTGCGATTCCGACTTTTTACAACAAACCAGTTCTTGCTTTTTATAATACAACTATTTGTGATACAGAAGAACATAATTGTAGTGTAAACTTTGATGAAGAGGGAAAAGTTTTCTACGACTATCAGTATGATGGTGCGGAGCATCCTGTTGGACTTATTCCAGAGAGCGCAACAATTACTATCGAAGAACGTGATGGTAAAAAATGGATTCATATTAAGGACGCTTTACTTTGGTATGAATACAACCATCAGCTTGGACAGTTATTAAAGAAAAAGGGCAATAAGAAGGTTTCGGTTGAAGTCGAGTTCCTTGACTCTTATATGGATGAGGGCATTGAAAAAGTTAAGTCGTTTGTGTTCCTTGGCGTTACAATTCTTGGAAAAGACCCGAACACGATGGAAGAGTATCAAGAGGGAATTGAAGGCGCAAGACTTGAACTTTCTGGATATACAAAAACAGAAGAATTTGTTAGATTTAAACAAAAAATGTCGTTTGCTTACAATAAAATGAATGTTTTAAAAAAGTATAACATTGAAATCCCAGAAGACAAACAAGAATTTCTTGCCAAGTCTGAATGGGGTACTGCAGACCCGATTAAGGTTGATAAAAGCAAAGACGCTGTATCAGAAGATAGTTGGGGCGATGTAAGTAAGACTGAACTTCGGAATACCGTTCTGAAGGCAAAGAATTATAAGACTATTGTTAAATCCGTATATCTTCTTGTAGAGGACGGTTGGGAAGACTCTCCGTCTTCACACTTGAAATATCCGGTTATGCAATATAAAAATGGGACTCTTGTTTATAATGCTGGCGGTTTGCTTGCTGCTCAACAGTATGGTGAAAAATACGATGAGGCTGTTGCAAATAAAGCTAAACGCATTAGAAAAAAACTCGGTCTTATTGAAACAGAAAGTGGTGAATCTATGAACAAATTTATTGAATTTGCTCGTGACTCCGCTAATCTTATCTATATCGGTTCTATGGACGGCAAGTATATGTTTGTCAAGGCTGCTGAAGAGGTAGACTGTGAGAAATGTGAAATGTCCGTCTTTGAAATTGAGAAAGAAAAGGCCGAGATGAAGGATTGCGAAGGTTGCGAAGAGTTCGATTGGGATGAGCTTACCGAACGTTCTATTAAACTTTCCGATTGTGAAGACTGTGGTTGTGCTAAAGAGGTAGAGGCAGAGGAAACTTCCGCTGATGGCGAAGAGGTTGAAGCCGGTACCGTTGAAGACCACGAGCAGTTTGAAGAGAAAGATGATGAGGACGAAGAGGAAGGCTCCGAAGAAGAAAAAGAAGACAAAGAGGAAAAGGACGACAAGGAAGAGTATGTTTCCAAAGAGGAATATGAAGCTCTGAAATGTCAGTACGCTGAACTTGAAGCCAAGTACAATGTTCTTTTCGCTGAAAAGGAAGAGTCTCGTATTCTGAAGATGAAAGAGGATACTGACGCTATCCTTTCTGATGAGGATGAAGACCTTGATGAGAAGACCAAGGAAGACCTTCGTCGTCGCCGTGATGCTGGCGAATTTGCCGATGTAGAGGCTTTTGTTCGTGAGCTATCTTATCGTAAATATACTGCAAAGAAGAAAGTTCCTGCCAAAGTTGCTTATTCTGCAAGAACTACTTCTACAAAGAAAAATGAGGTTGTTGACGACCTCGACAAGATTTAAGTAATTTTTTAGGAGGAATTTTATAATGGCTAATTATCTTTTCCAGCCCCTCAAGATGAGTTCTCAGTTTAATGATGCCGACCTGCGTACTGTTCTGGTACAGGAAGAAGAAAAGAATGTTGCTGTTAAGGACGCATCTTTCGTAGTTCTGGGCGGCTACGCTGCTGACCCCATTTACACCGCTGCCTACACCAAGGCTGCTGGCTCTACTACTACCGTTACTGATTTTAATGTTCGTCTGGCTACTGCTCCCACCGATAATACCGGCAAGGGTCTGTGCGTAATCGACCTGCCTATTGTGAACACCATTACCGATGGTGCTAACACTTATCGTATTGGCGTTCGTACTGTTGACCTTGTTGCAGAAGCTGGCGTTCCTGTTCGTGCCCGTATTCTGCGTGACGAGGATGTTATGATGGTTGCTGACGGCGCTTTCGAGGGTGCTGTTTCTGACAACAAGTTTGCTACTGCTACTGCAAATAAGATGACCCTTACTCCTGCTTCTGCTAAGGGCGATGGCAATTATTTCACCATTGACGGTAAGGTTACCGTTACCGAGGGCGTTGACGCCGATGTTACCGCCTATGTAATCACCTTCCATGTAGCGTGATTGTTGACATATTTTAGAAAGTGAGGTAACATTTTTATGAATATTGCTCGTAAGTTTTTCACTATTGATAAAGAGAGTCCCCGTTACGCCTCTATGGACGAAAAGCAGCAGATTCTTTTCGAGTCTGGCGTAAATGTTGTTAAGAAGTATATCGCAGACACCGCCAATTCCGATGGCAAGAAGGATGTTTTCGCTATGGTGTCCGATAATGGTATTGATGACTATAAGGCTACCAATGAGAAGTTCGTTGAGAAGCTTGTTAAGTTCTCTATGGAGCGTGCTGGTTTCTCTACCGAGAATTTCCAGATTGGCATGGTTCGTAATCCCCAGGTAAACAAGAACACTTCTTTCCGTGAGAATTTTGCTGCTGTTGTTGCCCAGATTATGACCCCCATTATCCCCGCTATCGTTTCTAACGAGTTTAACGGTTTTGCCGACATCAGCAACATTGCTTGGGGCGACACTGCTCGTTTCTTAGTACATAGCAATGATACCTTCTATGTTTCTCGTCAGGCAGAGGGTATCAAGGAAGGTACTGTTCAGCGTCTGTATAACAAGGAAGTCACCGTCAACCCTGAGCCCCTGAACATCAAGATTGCTGTTGACTGGTATCAGATTGCTGCTGGTATCTTTGATTTCGGTGAGTGGGTATATCGTATTGGTGTTTCCTACTCTTCCTACATCAACATGATGATTGTTAATGCCTTTAACACCGCTATTGCTAATGGCATTACCGCTTCTTCTCCTTACTTCACCAATGGTTTCACCACCACCAAGTTTGCGAAGCTGGCCGATACCCTTCGTGCTGCTAACGGTGGCGCTAATGTTCGTGCCTATGGTGTTCTGGCTGCTCTGTCTGCCATTATTCCTACTGGCAATCAGGTCAATATGCAGATGGGCATTGGCAACGAGTGGAGTAAGATTGGTCATCTGACCGACTACATGGGCACCGAGCTGGTTCGTATTCCCCCCATCATGCTGCCCAACACTGTAAACACCACCGCCCTGCTCGGTATCCCCAGCGACACCATTTATCTGATGGCTGATGGTGGCTACAAGCCCGCCAAGATTGTCTTCGAGGGTCAGACCGTTACCACCGACATCATTCCTACCGAGGCTCCCGACAAGGAGATGGGTCTGAATGTTACCATGCGCGTTGGTCTGGGCTTTATGACCGTAAGCAAGTTCGGCGCTATCACTGGCGTTACCCTGTAATTAGAACTTTTGGTTTTTTGTGGGAGGGGAGAAATCCCCTCCCCACTTCAATTATTTAATGGATTTTAAAGGAGTTTATTTATGGCTACAAAAATGACAAAGGCTGAAGACGCAGCTACTACTACTGCTGGGGTTAAAAAGGCAGTTTCTAATGATAATGATGTTCTGAAGAAACAAAATGAAGACCTTATGGAAACCATTCGACTTCTTCAGGAACAAATTAATAGCTTGAAAGCAACACAGGGCGTACCCAAGACTATCGAATTAACTTCTAAGATGGACAGACCCTGCTCTATTATTCACTTAATTGATTGTGCGGAGGGTCTTCCTACCAATATTAATATTAACGGTAATGAATATTACTTTAGCCGTTTTGGCGAGAAAAAGCTGTTTAGATTTGCTGATGCTCAAAACATTGTTACAAAGTACGCAGACTGGTTTTCTCGTGGTATTCTTACTCTTGGTGAGGATTGTGATGAATTTAAGAACGAGTTCGCTATCCCTCCCCGTAGATGTGATACGCTTGCTGTTTATAATAGATTGGCAGATATGCCACTTGATGAATTTAAGACGCTGGTTGATAATCTTGCCCAGTGCGATAAAGTACAGCTTGCCAGAAACTTTATGGTAAAAATTTCTCGTGGCGAGACTCAGTATAAGAATATTGATAAGCTTCGTGTTCTTAACAAGGCCACAGATGGTCTTTTAAAGGACTACATCAAGGAAATCAATAACGATGAATAAGGAGGAATGATAAATGCGTACTTCCTTCTTGGAAATTTACAATATGGCAATTGCCGAACTAAAAGACCCCCAGTTAAAGGCTACTTTAGCACAAAATCCAGTCATGTTTTGCAAGGTTATGTACAATTTCTTTGTAAATGCAATATCGCTTTTCACAAACCCTTTGGCAGTTGCTGACCGTCTTTCCAAGAGAGATGAGCCCATCTATCATTCTGACACCTTTACTGGCGACGGCAATACTGACACCTTCAAATTTAGTGTTCTCCCAGATGCAGACAAAATTGATAATGTTGTTTATTGTTACGAGGCTGGGGACGAATATGTGGCTGGTGATTATGACCAGACCACAGGAACAGTAAAATTTCAACAGCCACCAGACTATGATGTACCAGTTGTAATTGGTTGGTATTATGTTGGGCAGTTTGATATTCAACTTCTTGAAAAAGAAAAGTATATACTGTCTGAATGGGTCATGGTATGTTGGTCTGAATATGTAAACAATAACAGGCTTGATATAGATAGACTTCTTGGAGACGGAGACTTCAAGCTACCTTCTAATGCAACGACAACAAACGCAAAAGTAAACTGGTTTGTTGTGAATAGAGAAACGGTTACCAAGCATATGAGCAAATATGCTTGGGATGCGGCCATTAAGAAGGTGTATAAATGAAAAATAAAAGATATTATATTGAACTTGTAAACAGGTTGTATTTTCTTTTAGTTTCATTTGAAACAGAACCTATGGAAATTTTTATAAGCAGAGCCACCACGCTTTCTTACGAAATAGGTGGAGACACTTATTATGAAGGAATGGGAAGAATCCACAGAAAGATTAACGCTTTGTTAAAAGATGAAGAAATAACGCACCGAAAAGTTAAGTCTACGGTTCTTGACAGTATTGATATTATTGACAGAATCTTGTCTAACTGGGAGGTGGTATTTGATAATGTCAAATAAATATTTGGATTCTATTAATACCACTATGCGTTTAGTCCCGAAGGACTTTAGACAAGCACGAAAACAATACGAATACGACCTGTCTGCAAAAATAGAAGAAGAGTTCGAGATGGCTCCGAATGTTTATAAAATAGGTGTTGAAAAAGTTTTTGGAACTCTTCAGTTTGAGGACTATGTTTGCCGTATAATCAGCGCAATAGACCCAAAAACTGGGCTTAATCTTGGTGATGACTTTAGACGAATTATAAGTAAAGACCTAAATGACCCAATGGCTATGGGGTGGAGATATAGGTTTGGTAATAATATTTGGATTGTTACAAACACAAACAACTACAAGGATATTACGAAATCTTGCATTATTAGGCGATGTAACAATGTAGTAAAGTGGGTTGACAAATCTGGCGTTGTTGTTGAGGAACCATGCATTGCTGGATATGCTTTGAAATATTCAAACGCATACTATAATGACCTTAATGCGTTGCCACAGGGAACTATTAACCTTACAATGCAGAACAATCAAAATTCTAAACGCCTAAAGATAAACGATAGGCTGTATATTGGCTCAATGGTCTACAAGGTTAAGGCAGTAAACGACTTCCTTCGTCAAGAAACATATAACGAAGATAGTAACCCACTGATAGAGTTTATGTGTACCGTTGATATTGAGGCACCTGAGAACTCTGACAATGGCAACCTTGCAAGTTCTGATACTGAAAACAAAAACGCTTCTGAAATTAATAATAACAAACAAATCGTTGTGTTCGCTCCAGACATTAAGAGTCTAATTGCTGGCGCAAGTAAAGAGGTCAAAGTATATCTTTATAACGGCAAACACAAGACTGACTTGAAGTTTACATTTAGTGCTTCTGGTGTTCCAGAAAACAACTATGTATTTAATGTAATAGATGATAATTCTTTTACTGTCACTAATGTTTCTTCTTACTTACAAAGTCCGCTTGAGATAAAGTGCGTTTGCGAGAATGGAATTGAAAGAACCATGTATATTATTCTTCGTGGTTTATATTAAGGTGGTGGATTATGGATTGTTGTAATGAAAGCTCTTATAACCAATATGACGGTTTACAAAACTTTACACTTCTTATTATCCAACATCTTATGTTGAACAACGAAGATATATGGAAGCTTTTAAAATATGACACACAAGATGCTTTAGAAAAGCCAAATCTAACAAGAGAAGAAAAAGCCAAGCTGATTTATCCTGGGGCAAGTGGTGGCGACATGGACGATTACCGTGTTTTTAGAACACCATACCTTGATGACCTTACGACAAATCAGCAAGCACAACTTCGTGTTTATCTTGAAAGTATAACACCAGACACAAGACTGTATGGCACGGTCGATGTGAATATAGAGGTTATTTGCCATGTTAAGATGATTGAGCTTAACGATTATCAAAATAGAGCGGAGTCCATTGTGTGGCAAGTAATTAAAACTCTTAATGGTGCTGACGTTGGCGGTATAGGAAAACTCTTCTTTGATAGAAGTGGTTCTTTTTATGACCTTATAAAAATGAACAGATATAACAACAGAAACTTTTATGGTTATACCATTACTATGTCTACAAAAATGGGGAATGTTTCTGAATGTCGATAAAAGAAGAAATATTTAAAAATTACTATGATGAACTGACATTCGACGACCCGATAGACTATAAAGGACTGTTGTTGTATCCTGTTAGCATAAGAAAGATAAACAAATTCTTGCAATCATCTTCTGTTCTTAGAATACAAAAAGAATACATTCCAGACAAAGAGATTATTAAGATGTCATACCTAAAATTCCTTATGACAAATATAGATAAGGAAAAAGAGGAATATGGAGAGTCATTGACCTTTGACTTGCTGGCACTGTGTTTTATGATTTGTATGAGGATAGAAGAAATCTCTATAAGGCTCTTTATAGACGAAGATGGCAAAGCCAAACTTATATTGAACGATGTAGAGATAAGTGAAAATGATTTTGATTATCTTCGTAAACTAATATTATATCAAAATTTACCAAATTACGATGACGAGTTGATGAACCCAGATTTAAAAAATGACTTGGAACAGGCCGACAAGATAAAAAATGGCGGCGAAGAAACAGAGGATTTTGAACACTTGATTGCCAATCTTGTTATCGGAACTGGTATGAATATAGATGATGTTAAAAACCTTCCTATTCGTAAGTTCTATATCATAGGTCAAGTTATGGATAGAAAGTTGCATTACAGTATCTATAAGCAAGCAAGCGTTGGCGGCTTTGTAGAATTTAAGCAACCGATAACGCACTACTTGAAGAAGAATATTGACCTGTTGGAAAATAAGGTCACCACGGTTGAAACTCTCAAAAATAACCTGAATATTTAAGGAGGACGCACATTATGAATAATTTTATTGCTGGGCCTGCAAAGGTTGACGCTTTTCTCAACGGTCAGCTCATGTTCACCGCAAAAACCATTCTTGATTCTTCCATTAGTTTGAGTACCAACAAGGAAGAGGTTCGTGGCGGTCAGGGCAACTCTCTGTGGGGTAACTACTATCATACTTCTGCTATGGCCATTAATCTTACCGACATTATGTTTAAACTGGAATATCTGGCTCTGAATACTGGTTCTGTTATTCAGCAAGGCGCAGACATTTTTGTTGAGGAACAGGTAACTCTTGGTGCTGGTGGCACTGGTACTGTTGTTGGTACTCCCGTTAAGGTAGATGACTATGGCATTGTTGGTTGGGTTTCCAAGGCTGGTGCCGATAGCTGGCAAAGAGTAACCTTTTCCGATAAAAACTTTACCGTTCCAGAAGGCGAAAACGGCGATGTTGTATGCGTTAAATATGTTTCTACTGATTCTGTTGCCCGCAAGATTGTTATTTCTTCTGACTTTATTCCTGACACTGTTCAGCTCGTTATGACTGCCAATCTGTATTCTGGCGGCAAGAACGCTGCTACCTCCACCCTGTCTGGCACTGTGCAGGTAAATGTTCCTCGTTTCCAGTTTGATGGCAATCAGGAAATTTCCATGACCTCTACTGGTGTTGCCAATAGTCCTATGTCTGGTAATGCGCTGGCTAACGAGTCTGTTAGCTGTGATGGCCATGGCTATTATGCCATTATCACAGAAAAAATTAACGGCGCCAAGTGGTATGATAATGTTTATGCCCTTGCTGTAATGAATGGCAATGTTGAAGTTCAGCGTGGCAATAATGTTACTTTACAGGTAATGGCTATTCCTTATTATGGAGCTGCCTTCCCCTGTGATAATGCCAACCTCACATTTACTTCTCTGGCGCCAGAAACCGCTACTGTTGGCGACCATACTGGCATTGTTAATGGCGCTACTGCTGGTTCTGCTGGTATTACCGTTGTAATTACAGAGAAGCCTTCTGTTGAAGATGTGGCCTATGTAACCGTTAAGTAATATTAAATTCATAATGGGGACACCTATAAAGGTGTCCCCATTTTTTACAAAGGTGATATATATGGAACTTTGTAAATACGCAAAAGATGTGTCAACTCCGATAGTATGTAATGTAATGTGTACAATATTGAATGAGCAATGTGGGATGTATCGGTTTTGTGGTCAGATAGCTGCACCGATAATGAATGACACATATAATAAATACGGATGCAATGTAGAAAGGGGTGCGACACCAATGAACAACGAAAAGACTGTTGAGGTTGCTGAAGTTGAACAACCTATCGAACAAGAAAAACCAACCGAAAAGAAACAGCAAAAACTAAAAGAGACGGTTTGTCTTGTAAATTATACTAAAAACGGAAAAACTTCTATTAGTTATAGAATTGGTAATATTATTTGCGCCATGTTTATTGATGGCGAATATAAGAATGAAGTAATTATTAAATATGTTGGTAATGTTCTTACAAAAGAGGGCATTAAGGAAATCAAACAGAAATAAATGGAATAAGGAGGGCTTATGGCAAGAAAAACTTTCAGAAAGGTGATAACATCGCCAGAACTGATTGAGCAAATTAACCCTCTTAATCAAAAGCTTGTAACAAGGTATCTTAAAAATTTTGATACGAAGAGGGCCGATTCCTCCGTTAAGGTGTATAAAAGTAATTTTAATATCTTTTTCTGTTGGAATATTCTTGAAAACGATAATAAGTTTTTTGTTGACATTAGAAAGTCCGAGATGATGGACTTCTTTGATTATTGTATCACTGAATTGAAATGGTCTTCTAATAGATATGCTCAAATGTGGAGTTCTTTAAGTAGTCTTTCCACATTTATAGAAAATATTCTTGATGATGAATACCCAGACTTTAGAAACATCGTTAAGAAAATTGAAAAAGTTCCAAAGGCAGTTGTTAGGGAAAAGACCATTCTTTCCGAAGAACAAGTCGTGTCTTTGCTTGAACATTTAGTTAAAGAACATAGAACTCAAGAAGCTTGTCTTTTTGCGTTAGCAGTATGTTCTGGTTGTAGAGCCTCTGAACTATTTAGGTTTACAACTGATGTTATTGATGAAAACAACACTGCTTACGAAGGTTTGTTTTTAGAGACATCAAAAGAAATTGTCACAAAAGGCCGTGGCAAAACTGGTAAGCTGTTGTATAAATATATATTAAAAGATAAATTCCTTCCATATTATAAAGAGTGGATTAAGGAAAGAAATAAAATTCTGGAAGAAACAAAACAAAAACACGACTTTCTTTTTATAAAACAAGATGGTACACCAGCAAGTGTTGAACTTGGAGAAACATGGTGTGCCAAATGGGAAAAGTTTTTAAATGAAGACGAAAAGACAAACCCAAATAAAAAAGAAATCCACCTGTATTTCCATAGTATGCGGCATTATCTTTGTACTTATTTGTCCCGTGTGGGTCTTGAACAAGAACTTATAGTTGACCTCTTTGGTTGGAGTTCTTCTGATATGTATAAGATTTATAACGATTTAAGTTCCAAAGATAAAAAATGGAAAGGTCTTGACAAACTTAAAACAGCCATACAGGAGGATGCCCCAGAAACATAACAACAAAGGGGATATGATATGTCAAAGCCAAAGGGCAAAATTAGGGTTCGGTTTATAGGTAAAAACGCAACAGATGTTACTGGAAGCTGTACTGTAATAGAGTATTGTGACAAAAAGATATTAATAGAGTGTGGGCTTTATCAGGGCGGCACTGATTTGGAGCAATACAATATTAACAAAAGTCTGTTTAAGAGTGGCCGTGTAAAATGCTCGGAGGTCGATTATATTATCGCTGGGCATTGTCATGCAGACCATACGCAACTTATATCGCTTGCTGTTAAAGAGGGCTTCTGTGGTCAAATTTTAATGCCGTGTGGAAGCAAAGAAATATATAACGTTATGGCTATGGACTCTTGTAACATAATGGGCAGAACCGCACAAGACTTATCGAAAAGGTTGCATAGAGAATATTTGCCCATATATGAAGAAGACGATGTTAAAAGAAGCATAGAATTGTTTAGGGAACTTCCGATAAACGAAAGAATTACAATAGATGATACTTTGGAAATTCGGTTTGTTCCGTCTGGACATATTGCCAATGCTTGTCAGATTGAGCTTTGGATTAAAAACAACGGTGGCATTAAGCATATTCTATACACATCAGACCTCGGAAATCGTACAGTTAAACAATATTATACACAGCCATATCAGCAAGTTATGAAATCCAATCTTGTAATAGGCGAATGTACATATGGTGAATCTGGGCGAACTTCAACTAAAAAAGACAGAGATAAAGATATTGAAAAAATAGACTCTATCATCAAGTCTGTTTGTATTGAGAAACATAAAAAGGTTTTAATCCCAATATTCTCGTTACATAGGGCACAAACAATATTAACTATACTATGGGAAATGTACGGCGATAAAGACTGGTTTAATATTCCAATTCTTTTAGATTCTCCACTTGCTATTAAGTTGACTGAAATTTATAGAAGTCAATTTGCTGACACAACAGATATTGAAAATGTGCTAAGTTGGAAGAATATAAATTTTCTGACTGAATTTAAAGATACTGAATATTGGGCAACAAATGAAACCCCATGTGTATTTTTATCTGCAAGTGGCATGATGGTTGCTGGCCGTTCAAAATTTGTAGCATCAAAACTATTGCCAGATAGGGATAACCATATTATATTTGTAGGGTTCTCTGTTGAAAATTCGCTTGCTTCAAAAATCAAGTCACAAAAGACAAAATCTTTAAAAATTGACAAAAAAGTTGTTCCGTGTAGATGCGGCATAACAGACTTAAAAAGTTTTAGTTCTCACGCAACATACGAGAATCTTATAGAAACATACACCTCTGGTAACTTTGACAAGATAGCTTTAGTTCATGGGAATTTTAATACAAAGCTTAATTTCTGTCAAGAATTACAAGAAGAACTTTCAAAACGAAATAAAACCTCAAGAGTTATCTGTGTAAACAAGGACACGGAAATACTATTGTAAAGGAAATTTTGGATTATGAAAAAGACTATGGATGACCTGTTCGGACTAATTGATATTTCTAAGCCTGATGAGGAACTTGCCAATCTTCAGCTTCCTTCTCCAGAGTATCTTTCTTATTATAAAAACCTTCAAGACAGAATTATTACCCTGTATGATGGAATTGATATTGATACCATTTATAAATATATTGAGAATATCATTATGTTTAATAAAATGGATAAAGGGATTCCTGTCGAGGAAAGAAAGCCGATTAAAATTAGAATGTCAAGTTATGGTGGAGATGTTGATGCTGCGCTTGCGTTCGTTGCTTGTGTAGAAAAATCTAAGACGCCAGTTTATACTTACAATATGGGTGTTTGTATGAGTGCAGCTGCGATTATGTTCCTTTCTGGTCATAAACGGTTTGCCATGCCTAATTCTCAGTATCTTCTTCATCAAGGCTATGCAAAGATTGAAAGCAGCCAAACTGCTGTCATTGAACAGGTTGAAGAGTTGAAGAAGAATCGTGATAAGATTCGTGATTATGTTATGAGCAAAACCAAGATTGACAAGAAAACTTGGACAAAAGCACAGAAGTCTGAATGGTTTATTTCTGTTGACGAGTGTGTTGAGCTTGGAATTGCTGATAAAATTGTTGACGATATTGATGAGCTGTATTAAGTAAAATAAGAATTTTATTGAGGAAATAAAATGGAGTATGTATGTTTTAAACGATTTAAAGACAATGCAATCTGTGGAAAAGTAAATATTCCAAAGGGTTCACTTCTTTATATCGACAATGGCTACTTGATTTATAATGGCGATACAATCTGTTCAAACTCATCTCAAAATTGTTATGAGTATTTTGCGAGAAATAATGACGGGAATGGAATAATTCGTGGCGAGCTTACGCAAAAGATAATTAAGTTGCTTGCAAAGCGTGACAATAATTATCAAAAACGATGGGATAAAATTTGGTCAGATATGTCGCTTCTTAAATTTAAAAGAAAAGAGTTTGATGACTATTGGCTTTGGAACCATGAGTTTTATAATGCTAAAATTGAAGATTTAAAATACATCTATAATAAAATAAAATAAACCCCTATAAGGAGGTAATAAATAGATGAGTACCATTTTAGGAAATCCGATTACATTGGGTGGTGGTGGCCTTGAACTTGTAGCAAATGTGATAACTGGTGCAACGGTAACTGCAAAATTAGGCTCAAAAACTGTTACAGGTGTTTCTGTTGATGGGCAGGTGCGGCTTAAAATCCCGCAGGAGGGCAAGTGGACTGTTTCTGCAACAAGTGGGTTGCTGGTATCCGTCCCGCAGGAAATCAGCGTTCCTGCCACAATTGATATTGCATTGGTGGCGCAGGAGCTGAACGATACGAGCTGGACGGCCATTAAACAAGTATCTGATGCAAACATGGGGGCAAACTTCTGGTCTGTTGGTGACTGCAAAGAAGTGACTATGAACGGCAAGGTTTCCGATGGTCTTACCCTAACAAATTATACTGCTTGGGTATTTATCATCGGTTTTAACCATAACGCAGAGCGAGAGGGTAACGGCATAGCGTTCCAAGGCTTTAAGGCAACAAAGAATGGTACGCCAGTTTGCTTAACTGATAGCGTTTATAACAGCAACAAAACAAGCGGAACATGGTTCAATATGAACAACGCGACCACTAACAGCGGCGGGTGGCAAGCAAGCCTTATGAGGAAAAATGTTATGCCGCTTATCAAAGCAGCGTTCCCCTTCGACCTTAAAGCAGTTATCAAACCAAGTACCATATTTACAACGCAGGGAAGCGGGAACGGAGCTTGCACCGCAACAGAGGATGAAGTTTTCTTGCTTGCCGAATATGAAGTATTCGGGACAAGAACCTATGCCTCAACGCAGGAGCCGACCTATCTTAAACAGTATGCTTATTATTCTGCAGGGAACAGCAAGGTAAAGTACAGACATAATGCTACAAGCGCTGCTGCCTATTGGTGGGAGCGTTCTCCCTTTTCCGACTACTCCGGCAGTTTCTGCTATGTCGACACCAGCGGCAGTGCCAACTTTAGCTACGCCTCCAATTCCTGTGGCGTGTCTCCCGCTTTCAAAATCTAACATCTACCAATATTTAGCCCACGCAAGTGGGCGGAGGGTCTTTTTATGAGTGTCTTAAAATCGAAGCGAACCAAAAGCAGCATACAATACCTAAAAACAGCGGATGATATCTTTTCCTACACGGCAAATTTCTGTTCTCGTCTGTCGCCACGCTACACCCGCATCTTTACCGATGCTACCATTAAGATGGCATCGATACTGGTTACGGAGTGCGGGATGGCAAATGCCATCTATCCGAACTCGGATATGGCGTTTGAAAAGCGCAAGTCACACTTTGTTGAAGCAAAGGCGGCGCTTTCCTCACTTGACATCATGTGCGGGCATATCTACTCCACGCTGATGCTTAACCCGCAGGGGGCGTTCAGAACATCCTCCGATAAGCTGGTGGATGGTGAGACAGCATTAAAACGGCTGGACGATTTGTGCCAAACGCTTGGTGAAATGATAGACACCGAGGACAAATTGCTTTCCGGCATCATCCGCAACGACCGGGAACGGCAAAAGAAAGATATCGCAAGGGTAAAGTATGCTGAAGAATTGAGCAACCGTCCGGCGGCAACGCTGGACTGATGCTATAAAGGGTGCATCTCTGCTAAACTGCTGCCAATTGGTGGGAGCGTTCTCCCAATTCCGACAACTCCAACAATTTCTGTAATGTCAACACCAGCGGCAGTGCCAACAATAACAACGCCAACAATTCCAATGGCGTGTCTCCCGATTTCAAAAGAACAGGTCGCATAGAGACCTTTTTGAAAGGAGAGGTGTTTCCCGTGGCTTTAAGCCCAAAACAGCATACCGATGCCGATGGCAAGAACGCTGCTTGCATGGCAGGATGGCGCATCCTGTTTCATTTGTCACGGCTTGGGGAATGGTACGCAGCGCACGAGTATTCCACGTCCCGCAACGGTATGTATGACCAGCGAAGAAAGACACAAAGCAAGGTATTTAAGACGAACTCAAAAAAGGCTTGAAAAACGCAAGGAACGGTTTGACATGATAGGCGGGCTTGAAGGAGCCTTTACCTATCACGATATGTTCAAAGATGGGAAAGACTGCTGCAAGGGAGTGCGCTGGAAGCATAGCGTGCAGAACTTTGAACTACACCTGTTTTCTGTCACCGCAACGGCAAGAGCAAAGGTTTTGGCGGGAAGGTGGGAGCCGCAGCCATATACCAAGTTTACAATTTGCGAAAGAGGCAAGACAAGGGATATCGAAGCGCCGAAGATACGAGACCGCCAAGTGCAAAAAGGTATAACAAGAAGAATACTTCTTCCCCTGTACACCCCGTGCATGATTTACAACAACGGTGCAAGCCTTAAAGGGAAGGGTCTCAAATTCAGCCAAGAGAGGCTGAAACACGAGCTGCGGCAGCACTACAAAAAATACGGCACCGCCGGGAAAGTGATGCTGCTTGACTTCTCAAAGTTTTTCCCATCTGCAAGCCACGAAATCGTCCGCCAGAACCACCGCAGGGTAATGTTTGATGAGGACATAATAAGACTATGCGATACAACCCTCCGTAGTAGCGGGATGCCTCTTGGTGTTGAGCCGAGCCAAGCGGAAATGATTTGCTATCCATGGGCGCTTGACTGTTGGCTTAAATGCCAATGCGGGTATAAGGGCATGGGGCACTACATGGACGATTATTACATTCTTCTCCCAACCGGAGAAATGCCGGACGGGATTTTTGAGAAAGCAAAGTCCATCGGGCTGACGGTGAATAAATCAAAAACCGTATTAAAGCCCCTGTCAAAGCCGTTTCGTTTTTGCAAGATACGGTACTCTCTCGGGGAACAGGTAAAGACCGTAGGAAGCCGTGAAGCATACCAAAGGGCGAAGCGGAAAATAAACCTTTTCATTAAAACAAAGTCTCCAGACTGGGCGGCGTCTCTTAACGCAACGATTTCCTACTTCAACAACTATAATGACAGCCTGCGGAAGAAACGGCTTTTCGACCGCATGGCGAAGGAGGGCATATGTACTATGTTTGTTTCCGGCGCTTCCGTGGAAACGCAATCTGCGGGAATGTGAATATTCCGTATGGGACACGGTTGCCTGTCGTAAACGACATCCTCCGCATGGACGGAGAAATGATATGCACCGTGCGGTCGCAAAACTCGCACGACTACTTCTCCCCGGACGATGACTGCAAGGGTCTTATCCGTGGGAAGCTGACCGAGGATATTAATAATCTGCTCCAGCGTCCAGGTAAGAAGCACCAAGCAAGGTGGGATAAGGTGTGGGATGATATGTCGCTTACAAAATACAAGCGGCCTGAACACCCGAATCATTGGCTTTGGAACCATGATTTTTATTGCGCCCCGGTCGAAGAACTTGAGCGCATCAAAAAAATGATATCGGAGGTGTAATATGTACAAAATCACAAAGGACGGCAAGGAATACTATTCCGACACCTTGGTATATGTGAAGAAAGCTCCTAATGGGTGCTATGTTCCTTGCTTGGCAGAGGAAGCCGAATATATTGTTGGTAAAGTGCCTGAAGATACTATCTTTGAAAACGCTGAAATAGAGCAGCTTGACGGCGGCTCGGCGCTCGCAAAGAGCGAGAACGATGTGGACGAACTGCTGGCCATCGTGGCCGAAGCAGTAGAAGCACAATACAATGAAGATATGGAGGTAATCAACAATGTATAAGATGATGAAAAAGCTAATTGAGAAGAAGTTTTACAAAACCGTTGACGAAGCGCAGAACAAGCTGGATGTGTTCTATGCTTGTAACCGTCTGACCGATGACGAGTACAGCGAGCTGACAATGCTTGTGGAGACTACATATACTACGGAGGCAACTGTCTAATCTTTTTACCTATTAATAAAAGAACAGTTTTATTGAACATTTTTGGACATAAAAGGAGTATTTATGGATAAGAAAGTTAAATTTGAAGACCTTTTGGCTATTGCTAAAAGTATGATTGAAAATGATATTACCGAAGAGAAAACAAGAAAATTTCTTGACGGCATCAAAATTTACGGCTATATTCCTATTGCTAAAAAGTTTGAGTACGCAGAAATGATTAGTGCAATGGATTTGTTTGCCGATACTGCTGACTTCCCATCTTCTTATGTTGCCGCAAAGCTTGAGGTAATTAGAAAGATGTTAGCAATCAAATACTATACAAATGTAGATGTTAAAAATGACGAAATGACATTTGCCAATTATGATATGCTCATGTCTTCTGGTCTTTATGATGTACTTTCAAAGCCATTTGAAAAAGACTACAATAGACTGTGTGATGTAGTCCGTGACTCTATTGGCATTAGAAACATTACTGATGTTAGTAGTATGTTGGCCTCCTATAATCATAAGCAAGTTACAAAAGATATTAAGGAGATTAATAAGCTCCTTGATAACAATGAAGACTTTAAGAATGTTCTTGAGATTTTGAAATTCAATAACCCAAATATTAAATAAATAATTTAGAAAGGTGGCGGCTACATGATACAGGTTCGTGGTGGTGGTCTTGTTGGTAAGATTAAGATTACCAATTATGTTAAAGCCAGAATGGTTTTACAAGATACGGCTGATTATTTAGCCGCCACTTTCGCTACAAATGTAGCAAAAGAATTACAAAAGAATATTTTTTATACTGTTTACAAAAGAAGAAAAAGTAAATATTACGATAGAACAATGGAGTTCTTAAATAGTGTAAAGGTTTCTAAAAACGGAAAATACTATCAAGTACAATTTGACTATAAAAATATAGAGCCAGAAATTAGAAGAACACATATTCCTGGAGAAAAGCCAACTTTTAATGCTCACGCAGATACTTGGGGAGAAAATGAAGGAAACCCATTTCAGAAGCAACTTGTTGAGGTTTTGAATGATGGTTTTGAGTCTGGCCGTGTTAAATACGGGGCAAACAATTTTCTTGAAATGACAGAGGCTTGGATTAGAGCAAATATAGATGATGCCATGATGAACTCTGGCCAGTATAAATTACTTAATCAGTATCTTACAGATGAGGATGTTGTTCCGTTTAATTCAGAATTTATGCATACTGCTGGCTTTAAAATAAGAAAAAAGTAATAAAGGAGTGATTGCACAAATATGGCTATGGACTATGTGTTGAGTCTTGCGGCAGAAGTTGGAGCCGTAGACGACAAAAGTATAAAAGCAGCACAAAAGATTGTGCAAAACTACTTTGATTCTAAAAAAATTGAACTTGATTTTACTACGAAAGCAACTGGCAAGGGGCTTGGGGCGGCAATGAAATCCATTCAAAATGGAGTAAACGCCGCTTATGCAACCACCGTTCAAAAGATAAAAGTAGCACAAGAAGAAATCGACAAAGCTTTTTCACAGGGCAGAACCGATGATGTTTTAAGACTTTCAACAAATCTAAAGCAACTTCAGCTTGACCTTGAAAATGTAAAAAATACAGCTTCGCAAACTGGAATAAAGCTGCGTGATGTTGGCGAAATAAATATTTCGGCTGGTAGTCTATCCACAGAATTAAAAGCCGAATCTGCTGTTATGAAAAATCTTGAAGATGCGTTGAATAATTTATCAGCAGCAAAACAAAGATATTTTCAGCAGCAGATGGCCACAAACGAAGCCCCAGAAAGGGCGAAGAAGGCATATCAAGAACTTGCTGACATTTATAGACAAGAGGTAAAAGAGGCAGAAGAGGTTGTTAGAAAACAAATGCAGGCTGCGAAACAGCACGGCCTTGGCGAGAAAGCTGCTGAAAAATACACAAAGTCTATAAAAAACATGAACAGGGAGCTTGAAAAAAGCAAGAAAAAACAGGATGCCGCAAGATTAAGTCAAAAAACATTTGTTGATGGGCTTAAAGATGGACTTAAAATGTTTACTGGCTACCAACTTGGGTTACGAGCCATTCAAGCAACAGTTCAGTTATTGGCAAGAGCGTTTACTGACGCAATAGAAACTATAAAAGAACTTAACTACCATATGACGAATGTTCAGATGGTAGCTATGACCTCCAACGAGGAGACTGCTGAACTTGCCAATTCTTATTCAAAATTAGCTAAACAACTTGGTGCAACAACGAAGGAAATTGCAGAAGGAAGTGTGGAGTGGCTGCGTCAGGGTAAGACTCTTGAAGAGGTAGAGGGTCTTATGGAGGCAACTATGACCATGAGTAAGGTTGGTGCAATAAGCGCTGCCGATGCAACAGAATATCTAACTTCCACACTTAATGGTTATAAAATGTCTGCTCAAGATGCGATGAGCGTTGTTGATAAAATGTCTGCTGTTGACCTTGCTGCGGCTACAAGCATCGAAGAACTTGCTTTGGCGTTGCAGAAAACGGCAAACATGGCAAGAACAACTGGCGTTGAGCTTGATGAAATAATTGGAATGATAGCAACTGTTTCTGAAGTTACAAGACAGGCACCAGAAATTGTTGGCACAAGCTTTAAAACTCTTTTCTCCAGAATGACGCAGGTTGCTGCAGGAAAAGAAATCGACAATGAAGGCGAGAAGCTTAATGATGTTGAAATTACGCTTAATCGTGCTGGAATTGCGTTAAGAAGTTCGCAAAATGACTGGCGTGATATGTACGATGTTCTTAATGATGTTGCTGGCAAATGGAAAGAGCTTGGTGATACACAAAGAGCGCAGATTGCTACTGCCCTTGGTGGCACAAGACAGAAAGAAATCGTACTTGCTTTGATGGAAAACTGGGATAGAGTAGCAAAGTATGTTAAGATTTCTGAACAATCTGCTGGTTCTGCTTCTGAAAAAATGCAGTATTATCTTGAAAGTATACAGGCAGAGACAAACAAGTTAAGGGCGTCTTGGGAACAGTTTGTTTACTCAAATGGAGTTGTAAAGTTTATAACTGGAGTAATTCAGCTTGCCACAAGCTTATTAGATATTCTTAATAAAATTGGCGACTGGTTTGATAGGCTTTCTTGGGGTTCTGAAGATTTCAAAAAAGAAGTTGACGATACGCAGTCCAAAATCCAAGACAATATCGATAGAATAAATGAAATTAATGCGATGTCTTGGCAGGATAAAACCTCAAAGATTATAGAAGAGAAAAAGGCGCTGGAAGAAGAAAATAAGGCCCTTGAAAAGAATTTAGAGCTTCAAAAAGAGAAATATTCTAAACAGCTTGAAAAAGAAAGAGCTGCTGGCCCAGGTGCAATTGTTACCACGAAAGCAACTGGCGCTGTTTCTCAATTTAATGCAGAACAATACCAACAATTTATAAATAATACTGCTGGGGGCGGCGGTTTATTTGAGATACAAAAATTAACAGCCGCAGATGTTGCCAAAGAATATAATGAACTTGCCAACTCAATAGAGAATGTAAACTATGTTACTGAAGAACAAATTGAAAAAGTCAATAGCTCTTTAGAAAGATATAGTACCTATATTCAAGTTCTTGAAAACTCAAAAGCCGCTGGACAAACTTTGACCATAGAAGAACAACGAGCAATTGATACATATAATAGGCTTATAGAAATATTTGAGGCAAAGCGTAGAGCCGCTAACGAAGCAGAACAGGCGCTTGTTGACAACGCCAAAAAGCTTATTGAGAACGAAAAAGATGCCGATAAAGCACGTGCTGCTTTAACAGAGTTTGTTAAAACTGAGATAATCCTTAACAGTTCCAAACTTGACCTATCCCAACAAATTAGAGAACTTAATGCTGTTGCTATGGCTGCTGGCGCCGCTTCATCAGCCATCAATGCCCTTGGAGCCGTTCAACCTGTAATTAGGGGTGGCCAGCCCTTCTTTGAATATAATGGAAAGTATTATCGCTACCAAGAAGAGGCGCTTTCTGATTATTGGAAAGATGTATCTGGACTAATAAGACCTGGAAACTATTTCACCGATGGCACTGGTGGTTCTGGTGGTTCTGGTGGCTCCGGCTCCTCTGACCCAAATGCTGGATTAAAGAAGGCTGCCCAAAATCAAATTAAGCTTCTTAATAAGATGAAAGATAAGCTTAATGACATTATTGACGATATTAATGATAAGTGGGATAAAGAAGCTGACGCTCTTGAAAAGGCAAACGACAAACTTGAACAGCAGATAGAGTATCAAAAACTTCTTGAGGCAATGGCAAAAGCTAAAACTCAAAAGAAGATGATATATAAAGATGGTAGATTCCAGTATCTTGAGGATACAGAAGCAATCTCTAAAGCCCAGTCTGACCTTGATGAGTTTTATCGTAAGAAAGACTTACAAGACAAAAAAGACCATATAGAGGAGCAGAGAAAGCTTGAGCTTGGCGACCTTGAAGACCAAGTAAAATATCTTGACAAGAAGATAGATTATTGGAATGACTACATTGATAGGCTGGATACCGAGTTCGCTGCCTTTATGGACATCTTCGATGACTTTATTGAAAAGCAAAAGGCTGGTTATCTTAACGACCTTGAAGCATTAAAAAAATATGTCGAAGAAAAAGAGGCGCTTGCTAAACGGTCTGCTGCTGCGTCTGCTGCGGCTATGAGTGGCGGTGGTGGAGGTGGATACAGTGGTGATACAATAACACAAAATCCACCGACTGGCGCATCCACCACAATACCTCAATTTCACGGACAAAAATATACAAAACCACATCAAAAGGTTAATGTTCAATACTATCAGCAGTATGCCGAAGGCACAACTCATGCACAAGGTGGTATGTCTATTGTTGGCGAGCGTGGTGCTGAACTCCGTGTTCTTAATCGTGGCGATGGGATTATCCCAGCAGACATAACCAAGAATCTTTGGAAGTGGGGGACAATAGACCCAGAAAGAATCAAAACTGGTTCTACTGGCAATATTGAAAACTACAACATAGATGTTGACAATGTTAGTCTACCAGATGTAACAAGCCCAGAAGAATTTATTTCTGGTATCAAGAACCTTGCTTTACAAAAAGCTTATAACAGATAACTTGCGGGGTGGGGAAACCCACCCCAATATTAAAGGCAGGTGTTTTAGTGGATATAAAGAAAGAACTTATTGACTCTATTCAAATTATGATAGATGCTGCAATAGATAATAGAGTTCCTGATATACAATTTGGCATTGTTATTTCTGCTGACGACACAAACAACTGCCAAATAAAAATAAATGGAAACACACATAATATAAAATATTATGGTTCAAAGCCGACCGTCAATCAGAAGTACCCAGTATTTTTTCCAAAGGGGAGTTCTATGAGTTCGGCGTTTATAGTGTCTTGAAAGGGGTGGCGATATGGCACTTGTAAGACCAGTATTAGCAACGCCACCCGCGTTTGACGCTACAAAAGAATACACATTCACATTTAGCGTTGGTAGTGGCGGCGACCAGGTTGTTGGCAATCAGCTAACAATTATTAAACAGGAAACAAACGATATTGTTTATAGAAAATCTATAACTTCGTTTGCTTTTTCTCATACAATTCCAGAAAACACTCTGGTTAATGGCGAGTATTATAGTGCGTATGTATTCACTACAAACTCAAATGGCGAAAACTCAAGTGCTTCAAATTCGGTACAATTTTATTGTTTCTCTACGCCATCGTTTGAGTTTTATAATATGCCTGTTGATTTTGTCATTCAAAATAGTAGTTATTTATTTAGGGTAAAATATGACCAGGCCGAAGATGAACCGTTAAATTCATATATATTTAATCTTTATGATGCGCAACGTGTGCTTATTTCGACAAGCGGAACCAAATATATTGGCTCACTGGTAAATCCCCCAAACATTGTAGAACATCAATTTGGCGGACTTGTAGATAATTCTGCCTACTATATAGAGGCTATTGGAAGAACTATTAACAACACAGAAATTGAAACACAACTTGTCTCTTTTGTTGTTAAATATAGCACACCGAATATTTTTACAGTCGTTCATCTTACGAACAATTGTCAAGGTGGCTATATTACAGTCAAGTCAAACTTAACCTCTATTGATGGTGAATCTAATCCTACGCCACCCGCATTTGTTGATGACAATACCGCTGTTGATTTAACTGATGATGGTTCTTATGTTGTCTGGAAAGAGGGCTTTGCTATCCCAAACGACTTTACAGCATCCCTATGGGGAAGAAGCTTCAATAAGGATTCGACCATTATAACCCTGAAAAGCAAACTTCTTGGCGATACTCTTACTATTAATTATAGAGAAGATGATGCCAATAAGGTATATGTTGAGTTGATAGCAGCAAAGGGAACTGCCTGTTATTATATTTATAGTGATAAAATTGACAAACCAGCACCAACAGACAAAGTACAAATTTGGTTGAGAAGAATAAGCAATCTATATGCAATAGGCATTTATAATCTTGGAACTGGGGGTGCGTAACTTTGTTTGTTTTATGTGGATATGATTTTTGTTCTGATAAAAACGCTTTAACAGAACCCCCTGTTCAGGCTACAAGATATGACGAGGTTACTCTTTCTAACGGCATTTTTGACCATTGGAATGTTAGTGAAGATGTTAGTAAGCCGTATTCTTCTGAAATTCCAACCATTTGGGACTTACTTACTGTTATGAACGCCAACTTTAACGGCAATATCAACGCTGGTAATATCGACTATTCTTTGTCTGAAATTAATGGTTTCAAGATTAAAAGAAGAAAAACTACTGAATTTGACTGGGTTACACTTAAATATATTCCTATTAAAGACCTTGATGACCTGTCATTTGTCTTTAATGACAACCTTGCTGCTTCTGGTTATGACTATGAGTACGCTTTTGTTCCAGTAATTGGCGACATTGAAGGTGACTATATTAGTAATACTATCGGAAGCAAGTTTGAGGGCGTATTTATTTGTGACCAAGACACAATATACAAATTTTTTGCTGGTGTTAGATACGGCACAAATCAAAAGGTTCAAAAGATTGGCGTATTTGAACCTTATGGAAGAAAATATCCTGTAATAGTTAGTAATGGATTAGTTAGTTACGAAACTGGTTCGTTGTCTGGAACAGTTCTTCCGAGCGACTACATGAAAACAAATAAGATGGATAGACTGAAAATCACAGAGGAAAAGAAGGCTTTGTTTGAGTTCCTTGTAAACAAAAAAGCAAAAATACTAAAGGATTGGAATTCCAATTCGTGGCTTCTGTGTATTACTGGCAATCCGTCTGCGGAATATAATAGCGAGTATGGTATGGGTAAAATTGATGTTACTGCTGAATGGACAGAAGTTGGTGAACCAGAAAACCAAAAAGACCTTTATAGAAATGGAATGGTAGATGAGGTGAGTTAATGGCTAATATTATAACGCAAGCGCAGTATAATACTTCGCAGCAAACCATTAGAAATACTTACCTTAAAATAAACCTTTTAAATTTTGATTATTTGACAGTTGACTCGTTAGAGGGAAGCGTGGTTACTGGTAGTATCCAAATAAATTCAGATAGTGATATTAGAAGAACTTGTGATATTTCTCTTGTAGTAACAGACAGTTCTTTTGATGTTCAAGCTGGTGGCGAAATCTGGATTGATAAGCTCATTCAGATTTATGTTGGTGTACAAAACCTTCACACATCAGAAATTGAATGGACTAATATGGGTATATACCTAATAAATCAGCCAAGCTATCAGTATGACGCAGTAACGCATACGCTTACATTTTCTGGCGTTGATTTGATGTCAAGAATGACTGGTTTAAGAAATGGATATCTTATTGGCGTAACATATAAAGTCCCTGCTGGAAATAATATTCGTGAAGTAATTATTGCAATTCTTGCCGAAAACGGGTTTAAGAAATATGTTGTTTCTGAATGTTATAATAACAATGGGGACATACAAGAGGTTCCATATGATATGGAATATGAAATGGGTTCTTGTTGGTATGATATACTTTCAGACCTTCGAGACATTCTGCCAAACTATCAAATTTACTTTGATGTTGATGGCGTGTTCCATTATGAACCAATTCCATATACAGATTCTGAACCAATAATGATTGACGATAACATTTGGGACGAGAATGTTATTTCCGAAACTGTTAATGTTGATTTTGAATCTGTTAAAAACTCGATAGAGGTATATGGAAGAACGCACGATATTGAAAACTTTCCATCAGAAGTTGTGATAGATGGCGGAAATATCAAACTTACAATAGGAACTGTCGTACAGCTTGTAGAACATCTAATTATCGGATTTAAACTTGAACAAGATGTTACTGGAAATATTACACTTCAAGTAAATGAACTTGGGGTAAAACCGCTTATTGGATATGATGGTAAACAGATGACATCTTTAGCAAAAGATGAATATTGGGTTGCCAGATATACAAAAGATGAAAAATGGGAGTTTTTAGGACATCAACAGGCTTATGGTCGATACAAAGATGAAAACCCTAAAAGTCCTTTCTACATTGGCAATCCCGCTGGAGAAATCAAACTTGTATTGTACGGCGGTGAATATGAATATATTTTTTCTGACGACCTTGCTGAACAACGAGCAAAGTTTGAAATATATCAAAGGTGTCGAATGAACGACACTATTTCAATAACCTGTGTGCCTATTTATTGGGCAGATGTAAACTGGATGGTTACTTATACGCCATTTGACAAGAAAGAACCAAAACAATATACAATTAAGTCTATTACTGTTAATCTTGACCCGAATGGAACGCAAACAATTGAATTAAGTAGTTACTATCCGTATTATCCAATTATTTAAGAAAGGAGTGGTGACCTATTTCTGCGCTTTATCAAGATTTGCAATTTACCTCGTTTCCAAACACAGTACAATCTTTTGTTACGATGCTGAATATGGCGGTTAGCGACTCTGTTGCTGTGTCTGGTTACCAAGCAGCTATGGAGGCAGGTAACACTTCTTTGGCTCAACAGTATTATAGTCAGATTGCCAATGCTGACCAAAAGTTTATAGACGCTACAAAGATGAATACACTTATGGACACCTGTGTGGCGTTACAACGTTTTTATCTTACAGATATTAAGCCATATATAGACAATAAACAAACATCTTGGCAGAATACTGTTGGCCAATTTGTATTTAAAGGAACATTTTCTACTGGAACACAGTATCAAGTAAATAATTTTGTTATTTATACTGCTGCTGGAGAAAACAATGTTTATATCTGTATAAAGACGCCCCCCGCTGGAACTCTTCCAACAAACACAACTTATTGGCGTATATTAACGATTAAGGGTGTTATGGGTGAGTCTGGCACTGGTCTTACCTTTAGATATAATTGGGAGTCTGGAACTCCTTACTATACAGAAGATGTTGCTACTTATGATAACATTGTTTGGTGTTGTTTAAAAGATAATACTGATGTTGTACCTGGTAGCGACAGTTCTGTATGGAAAATTATATACACTCCAATACAAAATGTTTATCCAGTTCAAGCACAACCACCAGCAAACATTAATACTGGAGATTTCTGGTTTCAAATTGTTGAGTAAGGGGTGAGTTAATGAGGGTACAAGATATTCATTATACTGACCAACCGCTTAAAGAAGCATTTGTTAAAAAGTTTTTAGAAGGCGACCTTGCTGGGGCATTTGACATTCTTGCTAATAATAAACAACTTGATAATAAAAAGTTTATAGCGGAAGTTTTAAACTATGTAGGAACAGCATTACAAACAATACAAAATTATTATTATGAAAATGTTGAAGATTATCTTCTTGATTTAAATAACAATTTCAATATCCTAATTAATAACTTTATTAAAAAGGATAATTATAAAGATGATATTGTTTATAGTAAAAATAATTTTGTAATATACAATGGCGAAGTATATTTATATATTAACGACGCTTCCACTTCTGGGAACAAGCCAGACAATACAAATTACTGGGTCTACATTGGACTTCGTGGCGATAAAGGAAATTATGGAATTGGCGTAACCATGAAATATACATGGAACGAACAAATTACATATAACCCACTTGATGTTGTGTACTATAAGGGAATATATTATGTTGCTAAAAAGCAAAATACAAATATTATCCCAACAGACGACAAGGTAAACTGGGAAATCTTTTTGAAGACGAAACCAGCTTATATAGCAACAACAAAGGCAGAGTCAATGATAGTGAACGGTATGGTTTGGTTTGAAATATTCAATCCATACACATTCGCACAACTTGACGCTTTAAATTATACATGGACAGCCATTGACAGCAAATCGTTGTCATGGGCCGACATAGACAGAGGAGGGTTTTAATTGGCTATTACTGCTTTTTCGGCAAATGAACAGGTAACAATGGAAAATTTTAATTCCAGAATTACTGAAGCCAACAACGACATTAACGCAGTTAATAACAAAACCCAGCAGAACACAGCCGAAATTTCACAGTTGAGAGAACAAATTGGAGACCTTGGTGGCTTTTATGCTGGTAATTCAGCCCCTTCAAAAACCAATCTCCTGTGGATTGACACGGGAAATAACAACCTTTTGAAATATTATAATGGTAGCGCATGGATACCTATTAGTGCTGCTTGGGGCTAAAGGGGGTGTCTGAATGGCATTAACTGCTGGTCAGCAATGCCTTGCTGAAGACTTTATCAATTTCAAGGCAAGAGTTAAGGCTGAAATGTTAAGACGGTCATATGCTGGTTCGTTGACTGCGTATGGTGGTAGCACATATGACTACAATAATCCGCCAGCAACTGGTGGACAAATGAAAACAGAACACATTAATAAAATCATTACGCCCATGAACGCAGTAAATACCACTGGCATGGAAGCACAAAAAGTTGGCGACCAAGCCGATTCAATACAGAGTTTAAATACAATTTTAACCAACTATGAAAACTTCCCGCTGTATGGTTCTGGCACGGATTGCGCTTCAAGCTGCTCTGGCTTGTGTTCAAACACTTGCGGAAATACTTGTTCCGGCTGTGGATACGGATGTGGTGTAGGCTGTTCTGGTAGCTGTTCTGGTGGCTGTTCTGGCGATTGCTCTGGTGGTTGTAGTGGTACTTGTTCTGGCAGTTGTGGAGACGGTTGTACACAGGCGTGTGGCACTTGTAATGGATGTTCTACTAACTGCTGGGGTGGTTGTAGTAGTAACTGTTGGGGTGTAAATAATACTGGAAAGGGCAACGGCTCTTGGGTAAAGTGAGGTATTTATGTTAGAAAGCTTGTCTTATTATGAAATAATTGCCTCGTATCCAAACTGCGAACCAATTTCAACAGAAACCCTTGGAGCTGCTTTTAGAGAAAAGGATTATACTGTTGATATGGCAATTTTTTGGTTAAGTAGAATCCCATTTGCTGCAGATTTTTCTTTTGATGAAATACATGAATACTGTTCCGACATAGCAAATAAGTTGTGTAGTATATTCGACATTGAAGAAAAATATACAAGCATTGTACTATATGGAATTTTTCCAAAAAATTACTCCCCACCAACTGATAAAGAATTGAATATTCTATTTCAGGAACTTGAAGATATTCAAGACATAGATATAGACAATAATTCTCCCATCTGGCCTGTTAAACAAATGGTTATGTATTATCTTATTAGTATGTATTCAAATAATGTTTATTATTACTATAAGGTAAAACCATTGTTAAAACAGTTAAAGGATGGAAGAGCGCAGTATGAAAAGTGGATTGCTGAAATGGCGTCCAATTTTTAAGGAGTTATGGAATTATGGATAAAAAGGTTTCTGTTACAATTGAATATGGTGAAGCCATGTATCTTGAAAGGCTTTATTTCGAGTATATGGCTTCGCTTAATATTTTAAGATATTTAACATCTCAAGATGGTACAAAAGAAGAATATCTTGATAGATACAATAAGTCATATGAGGAAAAATATACAGCATTTGAACTTGCCAAACAAGATGTTCTTGACAAATATAGACCAGAAGGGATGGAAGAGTATAACTACTTTATTGACTTTGATAGAGCAAAAGTAGAATATACCGAAAAGTAATGGAAAAACGAATAGATAAAAGCTATACAGATTTTATTTCCGAAATGTATTACGACCCATCTATTGCCTTAAAGCCAAATGAAAGCCTTACAAGAAATGTCACATTTCAAGTTACGGACTCATGCGACTTAAATTGTCTCTACTGCTATCAACAGAACAAGGGCAAAAGATTTATGTCCAAGGAGACTGCAAGAAAAGCAGTTGACCTTTTGTTCAAAATGTACTATGATGACGATGGTGAATTTATAAACAAAAAGACAAAGGCTATTATCCTTGATTTTATAGGTGGAGAGCCTTTGCTCGCCATCGACATTATAGACTATATCTGCACATATTTTGTTAAGAAATGTCTTGAACTAAATCATCCGTGGCTATATACATGGAGAGCGTCTATGACGACAAATGGCACACACTATTTTAGTGATGGCGTTCAAAACTTTTTGAAAAAGTTCGGTGACAATATTAGTTTTTCGATAACCATAGATGGCCCCAAAGAAATTCACGATTCATGTCGTGTTCATAAAGATGGTAGGGGAAATTTTGACGAGGCTTATGCCGCAATGAAGCACTATAATGCCAATTATAAGAGCGAGCTTGGAACTAAAGTTACAATTGCCCCAGAAAACTTGAAGGAAATAAATCGAATTGTAAATTTCTTTATAGGTGAAGGCATAAAAATAATTCATGCCAATTGTGTTTTTGAAGAAAAGTGGAGTTTGGAACAGGCACAAATATTCTATAAAGAATTAAAGCTTATGGCAGACACACTTCTTAAACTAAATGATGAAACTACTGTTTCTTTGTTTACAGAAAAGCATTTTGGCCCATTGCCAGAGACAGAGAATAAACCATATTGTGGTGGCGCTGGCAAGATGCTGGCGTTTGACCCAGATGGCAAGGCATATCCATGTGTTAGATACATGGAGTCTTCTCTTGGTAAAGACATAGAGCCGCTTGTTATTGGAAGTGTAGATGGTTTATTTGTTAGAAAAGAAGAACAAAATATTAAATTAATGCTGGATTCTATCGACAGAAGAACGGAATCAGATGACGAGTGTTATTATTGTCCAATCGCATCTGGTTGCTCTTATTGTGTTGCTTATAATTATCAAAGTGGCGGGTTACCTATTAGACGCAATAAAAACATATGTTTAATGCACAAAGCAAGGTCTTTGGCAAATGTTTATTATTGGAATAAATGGTATAAGCAGAACAATATAAAATCTACATTTTATATGCATCTTCCAAAAGAAGACGCTGTTGAAATTATTGGTGAAGACGAATATAATATGTTGGTAGAATTAAGTAAATGATAGGAGGTATAGACTTGGCTACTGAATATCGTATAAATATGAAGAGATATAACGGTACAGATTATGACATCATGTACCCAAAAACATTGATTGAACAAGTTACTAATGGTCAAAGACAAATCACCGTTGACACTGTTTCTCTTGGAACATCTTGGACTGGCACTGGTCCTTATACACAGGTTGTTACAATTGACGGAATTGACAGTGACAGCAAGATTGACCTTCAACCTGATGCTGATGTAATTAATAAGCTTATGGAGTCTGGTACTACTGCGCTATACATTGTAAATGACAGTGGTGTTGCAACTGCTATTGCTCTTGGTGCTGCACCAACTGCTGCATTAGAAATTCAGTGTACCATTACAAAAACTGCAGCTGCCACCCCAGTACTTAATTCTGTTCTTAACGAAAACAGTTGGAAAGCAATTAAGTGGGCTTCAGAAAATAATGTCGGCCAGAATTATTGGGCAGTTGGCGACACTAAGAAAATAACTATGAATGGTAAGGTTAGCGATGGTTTAACACTAACTAACTTTGAAACCTATGTATATATTCTTGGATTTAATCACAATGAAGCGCTCGAAGGCTCTGGTATTGTGTTTGGTGGATTTAAAACAGCCCAAACTGGCGGTGTTGATATTTGTTTAAATGATACATTATATGGAAGTGACACCGCCCATACAAGCGGGCAATGGTTTAATATAAATAATTCACAATCAAATATTGGTGGTTGGGAATCTTCGCTTATGCGCACCGTTAATATGCCACTTATTAAAGCCGCTTTCCCATCCGAACTTCAAAAAGTTATTAAACCGTCTACAATTTATACTGACAATAAGGGGTCGGGCGGAGCCGGCGCAGCTTCAAGTATTACTTCTACACAAGATGATGTATATTTATTAGCAGAGTATGAAGCCACTGGTGAAAAATGGCCGAATGGCAATTCAAACGAAAAAAACAAACAACAAATTTATACTTATTATACTTTAGGAAATAGTAAAATAAAATATTTTAGTAATGACAATACGAAAGCAAGTTCGTGGTATTTAAGGTCTCCAAAACCAAACATGGATGGATTTTGGTGTTATGTAAACGGAACTGGTGGAAGCGCTTATGGTTATGCTACTTTTGGACATGGTATAGCTCCCGCATTTAGAGTTTAATCAAATAGCACAAATAATAAAAAAAACAAATATTTAAAATAACAATTTTATCGGAAAATTTTTTCATGAAAATCATGGAAATTTGAAGCTTTATTTTTAGCCATTTTTGGCTATTTTTGAACAATTTGTTCAATATTTTCATTTTAATATAACAAGTGTTATATTAAGCAATGTCTTACTCGAATCTGTTTAAATGTCGTTTACTGTAACGATTTTATAATACTAAAGAAAAGGAGGATGCCGATGGTGGAAATTGTAATGGCTGTTCTTGGCTCTTCTGTGCTAACAGTTATTATTAATCGTGTTTTCAACATTTTGGACAGAAAGAAAGATAAACAAGACCAAATAATATCTGAAATTAATGAAGTGAAAAGCGAATTGGACAAACACATAGAAGGCGATAAGAAGCATCGTGCTGATATGAGCAGGGCAAGGATTTTACGGTTTTCAGACGAGTTACGTAGGGGAATTAGTCATAGCGAAGAATCTTTTAATAATATATTAGAAGATATTGACAATTATATCTCTTATTGTACCCAGCATGAATCTGTTTACATAAATTCTAAAGCGAACGCTGCAATTCGCAACATTAAAATCGTCCACGACAGATGTGTTCGTGGCGAGCTGGACTTCTTATAAGGAGGAATATATATGAACGAATTTGTTACTTGGGCTGCTCTTGGCACTTATGCTGGCTGTGCTATGATGGTCACTTTGATTACCCAGTTTGTTAAGCAGTTGAAGTTTATGGAGAATGTGAACTCGCAGCTTATCTCTTATGTGGTGGCTGTTCTTCTGCTCCTTGGCTCTCTTTGCTTTAGTCATTCCGGCGAGGTTGTAAATCCAGAAACCGTCATCCTTTGCTTTGTAAATGCAATTACTGTTGCGCTTGGTTCCAATGGTATTTATGATGGTGTTACTACCGGCCTTGAAAAGATTAAGAAAGAAGACGACAGTAAGTATATCCACGAGGAGGAATAATAATGGCGAAAAGAATTTATCTGTCGCCAGAACGCCGTCCAAATCCACATGGCCCATATTGGGGTTATCCTGGAGTTTATGAACACGATGTATGTTGTGAAATCGCTGAATATTGCAAAGAAGCACTTATTCGTTGCGGTTTTGAGGTTAAAATTGCAAGACCTGAAGATAGTATGGAAAAGCGTGTAGCAGAAGGCATTGCATGGGGCGCTAACTACTATATGCCGATTCATACTAATGCCGCCACAGCAAAGCCTGTTGAGGGTACTGCTCAAGGGCCAACCGTTCTTCGTTATGGCAACGAAGGCGGCGCATCTGATAGAGCTTGTAAAATGACATACAATCAGCTAATGGCGATTTATCCAAGAAATACAAAGCGTGGAGTTTATGCACAAAACGCCTTTTATGAAATTAGAATGACCCCTATGCTTTCTGTATATCCAGAAATTGCTTTCCATGATAATGGCGAAGATGCCAAATGGATTATGGAAAACAAGAAGGAAATCGGCATTGCACTTTGTAAGGGTGTCTGCCAATGGTTTGGTGTAAATTATGTCGAGCCACCAGTCACCAATCCCAATACTGGTGCTATTGAAGAGCCAACCGTTCCAAAATCTGACTATGACAAGGTTTCAGCCGAATGTACTGCTTGGAAGCAGAAATACAACTCTCTTAAAGCCGTATATGACAAGGTTTTGACTAAGATTGAAGAGCTTGTTAAAGCAACCAAATAATTAAATTGGAGGTGAGAACTATGAGAAGGGGTACTACACCAACTCTAACTTTTACACTTCCGTTTAGCACCGAAGGCATGGATGTACTGAATCTTGCTTTTTCCCAGAAAGACAGTCGAGGTCACAATATTCTTGTTTTACAAAAAACTTTAAAAGATGTAACACTTGATGAATATACCGTAACTACGACCTTAACAGAAGAGGAAACTTTAAAGCTTTCTGAAAAACTCGGCTTGTTAGAGATTCAAATGCGTTGTGGTTTTGGTGATGCTAAACTTACTTCTAACATTATTGAGGTAGAAGTAGAGAGAATATTAAAGGACGGTGTCATATGAACGAATGTAAAGGTATGAATTTTACTATGACCTTTGACCAAGTTGTTCGTATCGACAACGACAAAGGTGTAATTGAACAACTTCAAAACGATGTAAAAGAGCTACAAGAAGAAGTTGGACAGCTTAATACCGAGGTATCAGAAAATTCAAATAAACTTAGTGGAATTGAAGATGGCGCCGAACGAAATGTGATTACTGGAATTAAGGCAAATGGGGAACTTATTCAACCAGTTAATCGTATTGTTGACATTCCAATTAGTGGTGGCGTAGATATTCCAAGCTTAGATGATGCTGTTGATAATGGTGTTGGCTATGACAACAACAATAACGTCGTAGTTAAAAATCTTGATATAGACAGACTTGTTCAAGATGAGGTTAGTGAATTGGTATTAAATGGAGGAAACGCTGTTTAATACCGTTCCTACTTCTTGAAATATAAATGCATTTATATTATAAGGAGGAGTCAGCGTATGGCTGATAAAGCTTTGAATGTCCGTATACAACTGCGGCATGACCTCGAAGCAAATTGGCTTGCAGTAGGGGATACTCTTGTTCCACTTGCTGGTGAAGCCTGTGTCACCATGGATGGCGAAAATAAAGGACGCTTTAAGATTGGTGATGGCACTTCTACTTGGAATCAACTGGAATATGTTGGCGGCGATAGCGAAATCCTTGCTAAAGCCGTAATGTTCGACACTGATATGGTATTTACCGAGCGGTTTGGTAGATACACTCCTACTGGTGGTAAGGTTACCATCCCTTCCAACGGCAAAAGTCTTTATGCCGTTCTGATGGACGCTTATTCTCAAGACAAGAACCCTACTGTTACACAGCCCACTGTCGGTATCACCAGCTCGACAGCTAAAGCTTACGAAGTTGGTACTTCTGTAACTCCAGCTTATTCTGGCACTTTCAATGCTGGTAAGTATGAGTATGATGCTTCTACTGGCGTTACTGCTACCGCTTGGAAGGCAACTAACAATGTTGACGCACAGGAAGTTGCTACGCAGAATGGTACTTTTACTGCTTATGTAGTACCTGATGGTGCTAACTATAAGATTACTGTTGAGGGCACTTATAGTGACGGTACTGTGCCCAAGACAGCCCTTGGTCAGAATTATCCAGATGGTCAGATTAAGGGTGGCACTAAGTCTGCTACCTCTGGTGCTATCACTGGCTATCGTAACAGCTTCTATGGCACTACCACTGACAAGACTAAGGCTACCGATAGCGCAGTTATTCGTGGCTTGGCCCAGAAGTCTGGTAGAGCGCTTGCTAACGGTAATACCATCACTGTAACTATTCCTGTTGGCGCACAGCGAGTTATCATTGCTTATCCCGCCACTCTTAGAGATGTAACTTCCATTAAGGATGTTAATGGTCTGAACGCAGATATTACTTCTGCTTTTGCTAAGACCATCGTTTCTGTTGAGGGTGCTGCTGGCTATACTGCTATTGACTATAAGGTTTATACGCAGGATTTTGCCACCGCAAATGATACTGCCAACACTTACTCTGTAACTATTTAAGGAAGGAAAGGAGGATATAAATTATGGCTATTTCTAATTTGCCCAAACTTAATTTTAGTGTTCCTTTTGCGATGACCGCAGCCCTTCCTCTTGAGTACAACGCTTATTTTAGCACTCTTGCTGAAGCACAGGCTGCTGCTCAAACTGCTGAAGCCCCTGGCTCCACTAATACAGTTTATTATTTCGGTCAGAAGATTGTTGTTGTAACAGATTCTTCTGCCGACCTCTATATTATTCAGCCAGACAAGACCCTTAAAGAAGCTGGCGCTATCCCAGTTGGTGATGGCAAGTCTATTACTGTTTCTGACGCTGGTGTAATTGGCATTGTTGGTTTTGATACTGCTATCGCTAATCAGCAGCCCAGAAAGAAAGCAGATGGCACCATTGAGTGGTACACCCCTGATACTTCCACTGTTGCTGGGTTGCAGGAAACTGTTGGTCAGCACACCACCCAGATTGCCGCGCTTGAGGGCGATGTAGCCACCATTAATGGCCAGATTGAAACCATTAATGGTACTCTTGAAACTAAGGCAAACTCTGCTGATGTTTATACAAAGACGGAGACTGACAACAAGATTAAATCCGCCATTTCTGCTGTTTATAAACCCGCTGGTTCTGTTGCGTTTGCCAGTCTTCCAGAACCCTCTGCTGATGTTCTTGGTAATGTTTACAATGTAACCAATGCGTTTACTACCAATGACAAGTTTGTAGAGGGCGCTGGCAAGAAGTATCCTGCTGGTACTAATGTTGCTATTGTTTCCCCTGAAACTGACGTATATAAATACGATGTGCTTTCTGGTGACATTGACCTTAGCGACTATCTGACTTCCGAACAGATTGCTGCAACCTATGCTACTAAGGATAGCTTGACCACTGGTCTTGCTGGCAAGGTAGACAAGGTTGAAGGCTCTCGTCTGATGACCAATGCCGAAGGCACCAAGCTTGCTGGAATTGCTGAAGGGGCACAAGTCAATGTAATTGACAAGGTTTCTGCCGAATTTACTATCGGTGAAGGTAAAGAACTTGGTGTTGCTGCCATCGAGATGGCAAAGGTAACTGGTCTTGCTGATGCTCTTGGTAATAAGGTAGATAAAGAAACTGGTAAGGGTCTGTCCTCTAACGACTTTACTGATGCGCTGCTTAACAAGCTTAATGCCGTTGCTGATGGCGCACAGGTAAATGTTATTGACTCTGTAAGCGATGAGTTTGAGGTTTCTGCTGAGAAGAAGCTTTCCGTAAAGGCCATTGCTTCTGATAAGATTACTGGTCTTCAGGGTGCACTCGATACTAAGCTTGAACAGGTAAAAGTTGCTGGTACTGCACTTACCATTACAGATAAGGCTGTTGACATTCCTGCCGCTACCGCAGCCCTTCTTGGTGTTGTTAAGGTAGACGATGTTACTATTGGTTCTGCTGATGGTGTTATTTCTGTTAAGGCTGTTAGTACAGACCTGTTCCAGCAGGGCACTGATACCCTCATTTGGAATGGCGGTACTGCTCAAGGATAATTAGTTTATAATGTGGGTGGTCAATTATTTGACCACCCCTTCTTTCATTAGAAAGGATGATTTAAATGGCTACTAAAGATTTGAAAGCTCGTCTTAAACTTAAATATGACCTTTATGCCAACTGGATTGCTAACGACCCCGTACTTCTGGCTGGCGAAGCTGCCATTGCTGTTGTTCCTGCTGACACTAACGCTGTTGTGCAGGAACCCTGTACTCTTATTAAAATTGGTGATGGCACAAAGAAATTCAGTCAACTTCCTTTTGTAAGTGGCCTTGCTGCCGATGTTTATACTTGGGCTAAAGCAGCAACCAAGCCTACTTATACTGCTGAAGAAATTTCCGGTCTTGATGCTTATATTAGTGGCAAGGTACAGGACACTAATACCACCTATAAGATTGAAGTTGATTCTACTAATCCGAGAAAGTTCCAGCTTTACAAGCATGAACTGTCTGAAGCTCCTGGCACTTGGAACGCTGTTGGTGAACCTATCACCATTCCTGTTAGCACCCTTACTACTGGCACTACAAACGGCACAGTAAAATTCAATGGCGAAGATGTTGCGGTTGCTGGTCTTAAAGATGCAGCTTATACAGAAGTTGCTACTTTGAACACCACCGCACAGGGCTATGCCGACGCTGTTCTTGGTAAAGAAGGCGATGATTCCACCAAAAATACCGTGTATGGTGCTAAAAAGGCTGCTGCTGAGGCGTTGACTGCTGCTAACGGCAAGGTTGCTTCTGTGGCTGCTACCGCAAATAAAGGCATCGAAATTGGTGGAACTGCTACTGCCCCAACTGTCGGCATTAAGCTTGACCCCGCTGCTGGCAATGCCGCTACTCTTAGTGCTGCTGGTCTGAAAGTTACTATTCCTGCCGCAGCAGAATACACTATTGCTAAAAAGGCTGATTCTGGCGACTACGCCGCAGTCTATCAGCTTACTAAGGATGGTACCCCAGTAGGCGTAGACATTAATATCCCCAAGGATATGGTTGTCCAGTCTGGTCAGGTTGTTAAAAATCCTGCTGGTCAGCCCGCTGGCACTTATATCGTTCTGACTCTTGCTAACGCTACCAGCGACAAGCTGTATATCAATGTTGATACCCTTATTGAATATGTTACTGGCGGTACTGCTGCAGATGGTATTATTACCACTTCTGTTAGCGATGACTTTGTTCTGACCGCCACCATCAATAATGGCACTATCACCAAAGAGAAACTTGTTACCGCTGTTCAGACCTCTCTTGGCAAGGCCGATTCTGCTCTTCAGAAGGCAGACATTACGACTGGCACAGCTAACGGTAACATTTCCGTTGGCGGCACGGATGTTCCTGTTGCTGGCTTGAAAGACGCTGCATATGCCACCGTAGCTTCTATCAATGCGACTGCAAAAGGATACGCTGATGCTGTTCTTGGTACTGCTGCTGATGACGCAAGCAAGAACACCGTTTATGGTGTAAAGGCTTCTGTTACTGCCCTTACTGGTGTTGTAAACAACAAGATTGATGCAACTGCTGTTAGTCAGATTGGTAAGACTGGTAATATCAACGATATTCTTCAGACCGAGGGAGACTATGTCGTGTTCGATTGCGGCAATTCTTCTACCAGAGTTGGCGCTCTGTAATTTGAAATAAGAATATATGATACAATGCGCCCACAATCGTGGGCGTATTGTGTAAGAATAGGAGGCTGCTTATGGCGACAAAAACTTTAGCATCACGAATAAAAATGAAACGTGACACAAGCGCCAATTGGAATACCAATAATCCTATATTGCTTAATGGTGAAATTATCATTGTTGATACAGAGGCTGGCGAAACAAGATATAAAATTGGTGATGGAGTTAAGACCTATTCGCAGCTTCCATTCCAAGATGAATATATAAGAAATCTTATAGCCAATAAGCTTGACAAAACAGCTACTGCCGCAGATTCTTCCAAACTAAATGGGCAGTTGGCATCTTATTACGCAGTTGACAGCAATGTGGTACATAAAAACGGAACAGAAACCATTACTGGAAACAAAACATTTTCTGGAACAGTTTCCGCACAAACGCCAGCATCAAATGCCAACAACACATTGGTGGCTACAACAGCCTTTGTTAAGACAGCACTATCTTCTGTTGGTGGTGTTGATATAAATTTAAATGCAAATCAACCAAGTGGCCAGTCTACTGGTGACTTTTGGTATCAAATAACTACTGCTTAATGGGGGTGGAATAGAATGTATATTACTGCTGACTGCAAATTTTTTGATAAAGCTACTGCTGCTGGTGAAAGCAAGTTTCAGATTGTAAACGGCAACAAAGGCTCTATGGTTATTGTAGAAGTTAGTGGCGGAACTGGCTGTGAAGTAGCAATTCAAGGAAGAATTTTGCCTGGTGTTGGTGAGTGGCACAATGTTGCCCTTGTTAATATGTCTACTTTAGAAGTCGCAAAAACCATGACAGAAAATGGAATCTATTCTGGAAATGTGAACGGCCTTTGTGATATTAGGGCAAACATTGTTAAGTATGGTTCTGGTGAAGTAACAGTTTATGGCAAAGTTGGCTACGATTACGGCGCTTAATATAACAAAATGGTGAAGCATTTAGCTTCACCATTTTTTACATCTTAATAGTTTGTGATATTACGAGCATAGCTATCTGTGTTATAATATTCCATTTTTGTTGCCCCACAAATAGCACATACATACATTGTTCCAGCGGTTGACACAGTTCCTGGAATCCATTGATGACAACAATTTATATTGTTGGTTTTCAACGAATCGTCGATGCAGTCACAGTGGTCAACCCATGGAGCATTTACCCGTTTACATCTTGGACAAATCCATCCTTCTAACATATTTTACACCCCGCTACTACCGAATCCGCCCAATCCACGGTCAGTTTCGTCAAGTTCGTCTACAACTTCCATATTAGTGTCATAAACTGGCAAAATAATAAGCTGTGCAATTCTATCGCCATTTTTTACAATACGAACTTCATCACTATCGTTATAAAGCGGTACAATTACTTCATTTCTAAAAGATGCATCCAGAACACCAACACAGTTAGCAGGGCGCAAACCTTGCTTTGTAGAAAGCCCACTTCTGGCAAAAATACCACCAAAATAACCATTGGGAACGGCAATAGCAAGACCAGTACCAATTTTTACAGTTTCGCCAACAGGAATACTTATGCTGTCACAATCAAGACAGGCTGCCAAATCAAATCCGGCGTCATATGGAAATGCTTTTTTGGGAATTACGGCATTTTCTTTAAGTTTCTTAATTTTTACATTTTCCATTTTATATTTTGCTTTCCTTATCTTAATATCTTCCACATGGGAAAAACTCTGTGCATTTACCATTGCGATATTCACACAATGGCACCAAAAACTCTTTAAACTCTGGGTTAGTTTTTAGAACTTCTTCTACTATCATTCCCATAACTTTTCTTGTAACTGGGTCTGCTTGCGCACAAAGACGCTTATGTGCCATATAAATCAATTCCTGTGCGTTTACAGACATTATATGACTAACCATAGCGTCCTGTCTTGCGGCATTTCTGTCGTAGTTATCTTGCCTGTCATTACGCTGCGACTGAACATAATGGTTAGCAAAAGTGCCATGTCTCGTGAAATGAACCGAGATATAGTATGGGACTGTCATACGAATACCAAACCAAAGCTCTCTAATTGGGCTGTGTTCAGCGGCAAGAATTTTTCTTTTCCATTCTTCCGTTGGCATTTGCGCTGTCTTTTTCCCAATTGTGTTTAGTGTACAGGTTTTACACCACAACCAATCTTCATCGGTCGGATGTTTTAGAACTTCCACTTTGATTTCATCAAGCATTTTTCAGCGCTTCCTCCAAAACATTCACGGTTTGCTGAACTGCGTTCTCGTAATTTGCCATGTTGAACACTTCAGACGGTTTAATTGTGCAAAATTCGATTTCCGTACAATTTCCATTTTTAATAGACATTTCGCAAGCCTTATTAAAATACTCACGAAGTCTTGCTGCATCAACGGTAACATTCCCATTAGAAAAATCATTTACATAAACAGTAACTTTATTCATTTTAACTCCTTGTTAAATAAATTTATTTTTATTAATAAAGCGTGATTTTACCAGATTTTAATGATTTTTTTACATCAATAACTCTTTGGTTGTAGCTTCCAACCCATTTGGCAAGTGGGCTTTTAAGTTCTTCTACAAATTCACCGTCTACAAGAACATCAATGTTATTAAATCCATCAAGTAAACTTACATCATCATAAGAATATCCTGTATAAACCCAAATCGTCTTTTTAGGAAATTTTTTCTTAATGTTTTTGCATAATTGAAGCAATTGTTCAATATTTTTTGGAAATAATGGGTCACCACCAGTAAATGTTATTCCAGAACACCAATCTTGTTGCAATGTTTCGTAAATTACATTTTGTTGAATTTCACCAAATTCATCTCCACAATTTTCATCCCATGTTTCTGGATTAAAGCAGTTTTTGCAATGGTGATTACATCCAGACAGCCAAACTACGCACCGAAGTCCATCACCATTGTTCATGTTGCAAGTATCAATTTTTATATAATTCATCACATGGACTTCCTATCTTTAAATTCCGCAAGCTTATGGTCTGCATACATGGTTCTACCCTTAACTTTTGAGTAACCAAGGTAGCCATTCATACGCTCAATTCGTGTAATATTCTTACTTCCACATTTAGGACATTCATCTTTATCAATAAACGAAGCACCACAATCTTCACAATAATCAAGTTGAAGATTAATGCCCTCATAAAAACCCATCTTCATCGCTCGTCTGACAAGTGTCTTCATTGCTTCAACATTGTAATCAGTTGTATATCTGCAATACTGAATATTACCACCATTACAAAGGTGGAACATTGGATATTCAATATCTTGTTTTTGAACTGGACTAATGTCTTCCCAGACACCACAATGGAATGAGTTGCTTGTGTACGGTCTGTCTGAAACACCTTTTACGATTCCATACTTTTTACGGAATTGTTCTATTTGAAGACCACAGAGGCTTTCGGCAGGGGTACCGTAAATTGCGTATAGTATATTGTCTTCTTTTTTATATTTATCAGCATATTCGTTAATAAATTTAAGAACATCAATAGCAAATGTGTTATCCTCTGCAATAGACTTACCGTTATACATTACACTTGCTTCATTTAATGCAGTAATGCCAAAACTCATGGTCATTGGACGAAGAAAATCTTCACCAAGTTCTTGTTCTGGGTCAAAGTTTCCATTTAAAAATCCGCCTTGACAAAATCCAAGTGGATTTGTACCAGCTTTTTTATGCGACAAGTAACTAAATGTTCTTTTGTGAATAGCACGACACAAATCAAGATAATATGTTAAAACCTCATAAAAATCACGATTTTCTTGTTGTGCCTTTGCCACAATCATTGGAAAGTGAAGAGATATTGCGCCCAAATTAAATCGACCTTCATATACAGGTTTGTCATTCTCGTCGGCAGGTTCCATTCCACCACGCTCATACCATGGTGAAAGATTTGCCCGGCAACCCATTCTTGAAATTGTAATACCATATTTCTTATAAATGCTTGGCCCATATCCATCACCAGTACAAGAAATATAATCTGGATACATTGCTTTTCTTGAACATTCTATCGCTTCATCAAATAACCATTCAAGTTCTTTACCTTCACCATGCAAATTCTCATCATAGAAAAAGCTTAATTTAGGAAATAGTACAGGATGTTTAAACCCTTGTTTTCCCTGTCCGTTCTTTCTTACTTTCAAACATACAGAAGAAAGCATTGATTCAAACCTATCTGTTCCAAGCCCAAATGAGATACTTGTAAATGGATAATCTCCACGACTTGAAGCAACAGAGTTGAATTTCATTTCCCAACCCTGGAATCCTTGTTCTGCATCTCTTGTTGTTTTTTCAAATGCCCACTTATCAGCATCTTCAAAAGAACCATTTGGAACAAGCGAAAAATATTCGTGCATATAGTTATGGTGGCTCATTTTGGCATACGGCGCAAGCAATTTGTCTATTTCAGAAATAGAATATCCACCATATTGACAAGCTGCCATATTCATTGCTATGTCGCCAATTAAATCGAAGGCAACATCCAAAGATTTTGGCTCTTGATAGTCAAGGTTACCCATTACAAAGCCGCCTTTAAGAATGGTTCTAATGTCAGCAAGGCAGCAGTTCATGCTGTCAAGTCTACTTCCACGGTCATGGATATAGATATATCCTTCAGACATGGCCTTTTCTTCCTCTTTAGTAAGAAAGAACTTTTTATACAGTTCGCTATTAAGCTCGTTGTATACAATAGCTTTTTGTGTTGTTACTAAAGCAGAATCAGCATTAGCGTTACTTCTATCGCCTATAAAGTTTAATGAAAGCTTTTTATTATAAACCCTATCAAGCATGGAAGCAAACGCAGATTTGTTATCACGATACTCTCTATAAGATTTCGCTACCGCAGGGTTCACGCTGTCCAAAGCGCACTCTACCATATTGTGAATAGTAGACACAGGGATTGGCACTTCATTGTACTGCAGTTGCTTTTTTACTGTTGCAACTACCTTGTTTTCTTCTTTATCAGTTAGTGATACACAAACCCTTTCAGCACTCTTTTCAATCGCTTTTCTGATTTTGTTTCCATCAAAATCTTCCACGTTTCCGTTCTTTTTAACAATTTTAACCAGAAAATACCACCCCTTATTCTTCTAATTCAATATAATCAACACAGCCACAGCTATTGCAGACAAGTTTAATTGTTTTTTCGTCAACTATAAAAAAATCGACATCATCTGAATCACAAAGAATACACGATGCTTCAAAATCAAACAAGTCGCTTACAATCATCTCAAACCCCCATTTCTTGTAAATTTTTGTTATTGTAATCGTATTATATCACCATATACTGTAAAAATCAATACCCTAAATGTTAATTTTTTGTAAATTATATGTATTAAACTGGAAATAACTGTAAATTCTACATCTCCTTGACAAGCCAGCTTATATATGCTATAATATCAGCAGTATCTATAATAATATTTTATATTTAATATTATTTATATATATTATTTTCATATATATGCTATTATATATATAATTATATAATATATTTATCTTGATATATTATTTAGTTATATATATAATATTGCCTGTATATATTTTCCTACAAAAAAATATATACAGGCAATTATTAATATAATATATATTAATATTATATATATCAAGATTGATATAATATAATAACTACAAGGTATAAGTTAGTATAAAACTATAAAGTATCTACAAGATTATAATTAATTACTACAAGGTATTAGTTTTAATAATAATTTATGGCTTATACTTGACAAAAGTATAAATTTATGTTATACTGTATATATGTGTAAACATTAAACAAATTATTTTTCTTTAGAATCCTAAAAGAAAAAGATTGTGAATTTTCTGTAAACATTTCCAAACCCCCTTGACAAAGCCATGCCCTTGTGGTATAATACGGGTACAAGTCAAGAGACTTTAGATATAAAATTTTCAAAAACAAAGAAATGAGGTATGTTGATTTGGCATTGCAACTGAAAACAGCCGTAAGAAAAAAGGCAAAGTTGAAAATCGGCATCGCAGCACCGTCTGGTGCTGGTAAGACAATGAGTTCGCTTCTTTTGGCTTATGGTATTGTAAAAGGCGAACATCCGAAGTGGTCTGATGAGGACTGTTGGTCGAAGATTGCAATTATTGATTCTGAAAATGGTTCTGGTGAGCTTTATGCTGGCTACGACCAAAAAGGCATCAAGATTGGCAATTATCAAAGCGTTACACTTTCTCCTCCCTATACTCCACAGCAGTACATTGAAGCAATTAAGTTGTGTAAGGAAGCTGAAATGGAGTGCGCTATCATTGATTCTGCTTCTCATTTGTGGATGGCAGTTCTTGATAAGCAGGGAAATATTGCTGCAAAGACTGGTAATTCTTACACGTCTTGGCGTGAGCCTTCCAAGGAGCATAGCGAGTTTGTAGATTGTATGCTTCAGACTGATATGCATATTATTGCTACCTTGCGTTCTAAAACTGCTTACGAGATTAGCAAGGATGAGCGTGGCAAGAACTCCGTACAGAAGCTTGGTCTTTCCCCCGTTGCAAGAGATGGCTTTATTTATGAGTTTACTCTCTTCTTCGATATTGACGAAACCCATATTGCTGGTGCTACCAAAGACCGTACTGGTATTTTCGATGGCCAGTTCTTGAAGATTGATAGTGATACTGGTAAGAAGCTTGCTGCTTGGTTGGATGGTGCTGCTCCAGAAGATACAGTACAAAAGGTCGTTCTTGAAAAGGCAAACCCTGTAAATGCTCCAGAGGCATCGAATATTGTCCCAGAGATTACAGAAGCCTTTAAGCAGAAGGTTGATGCTGGTAAGTCGAAGGACGAGATTTATGACCTTATTGCGAAGATTAATGGTGGTTCCAAGCGTTATGATACTGTGAAGGATGTTGCCAAGCTGAAGGAAATTCTTGAAGCAGTACAAAATTATTAATTTTAGTGAGGTAAAAAATTAATGTTTAGTAACAATTCTTATATTACTATTTGGAAAAAGACCCCAAAGACTACTGATGATGGCAGAATCACATCTTATAGTTGTCAGTGTTCTACAAGCAAGAAGGAGTTTGGTGGTGGCTACAAGACAGACTTTAGTAGCTATGTAAAGTTTGTTGGTGATGCAGTCCCTGTCGTACATGGCGTTCCTGAAGGTGGCCGTGTAAAGATTCTTAATTGTGGTGTTTCCAACTTCTTCAACAAACAGAACAATACTACATTCTGGGATTGTGTAGTATTTAATTGCGAAGATGCTGGTGGTAAGCCCGCTGTAAAGCCTGATGTTCAGACAATCTCTGCTCCAAAGGCAGATGCTGCTCCTGCTGAAGACCTGCCGTTCTAATTAAATATTGGGGTGAATAAACAATGAAATATGTTTGTAGTTATTGTGGAAAGACTTCTGAAGACATTGAGGCAATAAAAGCTTGTGAAGCAAGACATGAAGAGCTGAAGAAAAAGGCAGAAGAAGCCAAGACAAAAAGAGAAACTATGTACTCTGAATACAAGGCAGACATTGAAAGCCTTGAAAAGCTTGTAAAGGAAATTAACGATAAATATTCTGCTTATGATTTTCCAACAGTAGGCACATATACTACGAAGTATTCTACTTTCGGTAATTCCGCTAATAGTTTGCTTTCGAGTTTATGGAGCGATTTCCTCCGTTGATAAATTTTGACAAAGACACATACCAGTTCATTTTAGATGGGCTGGTATGGTCTTACTCAAACCTATCTTCCTTTGACACTTGCCCTAAAATGTGGTATAATACATATATAGATAAGTCTGAGAAGAAAGAAAATTTCTTTTCCCAGTATGGTTCGTATATGCATCTTATTTTAGAGATGTTTTCAAAACAGCAGTTGGACTTTCCAGAACTTGTTCCGTATTTTGAAGGAAATTACGATAAGTTCATAACAGAATATCCACCGTTTGAAAATATGGAAACATCTTATTATAACCAAGCAATTGATTTTTTGTCAACATTTGAAGGTTTTACAGACAAAACTGTTGGAACAGAATTAAAGATGGAATATCAAATAGAGCTGTATGGAAAGAAAAGAGACTTTATTGCTTATATTGATAGACTATCTATGGATGATAATGGATATATAATCAATGATTATAAATCAAAGGGCAAGTTTGGTTCAAAGGCAGAGAAGGAAAAATATTTAAGACAGCTTTATATTTATTCGTTATCTGTAAAAGAGAAATATGGGGTGTTCCCATATAAACTGAAGTTTAATCATTTTAGAACAAAATCGGAAACCGTAGAACTTTTTAATGAAAATAAACTTCTACAAACGCTTAAATGGGCCGATAATTGTGTTGAACGAATATATAATACTGAAATATTTGTTCCAAACCACAATGATTTCTTCTGTAATCATTTATGTAGTGTTTCTGATTCCTGCTTAACGGAGGAATGACATGAAAGTTTCTATTGAGAAAATCAATGAAGCAAAAGCCCTTCTTGGTGATGCCGCAGCTAAAATCATAGCTGACGGTATCCCCCTTGAGGGGTTTACTGAAACAGCAACTTCTATTTGTGCTTTTAGTCCATTTAGACATGAAACAAAACCAAGTTTCATGTGGAATAAAAAGGAATATTACTTCAAAGACTTTGGAAATGGTAAAGTTGTTGGTATTCTTGATTACTTTATTATTTATGAGTCGAAGTCGTATTCCGAAGCTGTAAAGGCTTTGTTTGAACTTGTCGGAATGGAATATTCCGAAAGGGATTTTGAAGTACAAGAAGAAGCTTCAAAATGGATTTGTGTTCCAGACGAGGAGCCAAATGATAGGGCAATTGTTGAGGACTATCTTGCTAAAAGATGTATTAGCAAAGAAACTCTTGACTTCTGTTCTGTAAAACAGGCTGAAAATGGTGATATTGCTTATCAGTTTAAAGACCAAGATGGTAAGCTTATTACTACAAAATATCGTGTGTCGCACAAAGCAACTAACAAAGACCTTATGAAGTGGAGATGGAAAAAGGGTTTTACAAATCCACCACTTCTTTATGGGCTTGATAAGATAGATATAACAAGGCCAGTATTGATAACAGAGGGCTTAAATGATAGACTTGCTTGTGTTGAAGCTGGGTTTATGAATACAGTGTCAATCCCTGGTGGAGCAGCAGATATGTCATGGGTCGATACAAATTATGAATTTCTTGAAAAGTTAGAGTCAATTATTATTTGGTCTGATAGTGATGAGCCTGGTCGAAAAATGGCAAAAAACTGCGCCATGCGTCTTGGGCAATATAGAGTAAAAATCGTTGAACCTAATCCCGATATTCAAGAAGAAATTCGTAAATATTATGCTCAATATGGTTCTGATGAAGACAAGATTGATGCCAATAATGTTCTTATAGCTTGTGGAAAAGATGCTGTTCTTGCCATGATAGCTTCTGCTAAAATCACTGATAACCCGTTTGTTAGTCGGTTGATGGATGCAGAAGAAAAAGACATTATGAATCTTCCAAGAATTTCTACCGGAATTGAAGATATTGATAAGGTGTTTTGGGGAACCTTTGAGGGGCAGTTAGTTATTTTGACTGGCGCTGCCGCTTCTGGCAAAAGTACACTTATCAATACAATGTTTGTTGCTGCGCCACTTGAAGCTGGTGAAAAGGTTTTTATCTATTCTGGAGAGATTAATCCTGGGATGTTGCTTGGCAATGTTCTGAAACCTTTAGCTTCTCGTAGACATATACTTGAGTTTCATAATGATAATGCGCCAAATGGATATAGCGTTTCTAAAGAAGCAGTAAAGTCAATGAAAAAGTTTTATTATGATTCTGTGTTCGTTTACAACGAAGAAAATGACTTTGATACTAACTCAAAGTCTATTATGGATGCTATGTCTTATGCCTATAAAAGATATGGTGTGACAAATTTCGTTGTAGACTCCTTGCTTACTGTTGACTGTTCAAAAGAAGAAGGCGAGAATAGATATGACAAGGAAGCAAGTTTTGTTAAGAAACTAAAGGTATTTACAAACAAAAATCCTGTCAAGGTTTGTTTGGTCATTCATTCAAGAAAACTTCCACAGGGAGCAGCAGATATTGGCGCTGATGATATTCAAGGTAGCAGCACCCATGTAAAGGCTTGTAATAGAGCATTTAGTGTTAATAGGCTTTATAACGACCCAGAGGGTTACGATGTTGTTTTGACCTGTCTTAAAGATAGAGAGACTGGTCTTTTGAATAAAAAAGTGAAGCTTCATTATGATAGTAAGTCTTTTAGGCTTTATTCCAATAATGAAGAGAGAGATAAAGCATATAGTTGGGAAAAGTGTAGTAAAATTAACTATCCTGATAATGTTGCTGAAAAAATTGTAGCAAATATTCATGAAGAAGAACCTGTGCCGACAGGTATTTTTGGATAAGGTGAATTTATGATTACAAAAGAAAAGTTTGTTTCTTACTTCGATAGACTTAAAAAGTTCTGGGAAGTCGAGGAAAAGGTTTCTGATGCTTTCAAAGACTTGAATTTCATGTCTTTTTCGTATTGCGATTTTGAAGACCTTATGCTTGATGTGCTTATGGATGCCATGAATGACACAGACGAGTTCATTGCATGGTGGATTTATGACCGTGAGTGCGGAGAGAAAGACGCAACTGTTAAATATGTTGATGCAGATGGGCTTGAAAACGAGGTCGAACTTAAAACTGCTGAAGACCTTTATGATTTTCTCGTCAAAGAATATAAGTAATACTTGACAAGCCCCTCTAATTATGTTATAATAAAGACATAAAAGGAGGGGTTTATATGAAATTTGAAGAAATCCGAAATATTGTTAAGAGTAAAAAGAACGGAACATTTATGTCTATGACATATGAAAAAGATGTTCCAGTAAAGTCTGCCTATAAAGGCACTGTCATTTATAGAAAAACGACAATTGTTGTTAGATGCGGTGTAGAATATGATAATATATCCGCAGTAAAAGACAAGCGAAATAACGGACAATTGCCGCATGAAAATGAAGGGCTGCCTTGGGGTAAGTGGAAAGAATATCCATATTTCATTGAACATAATGGTAAGGTGTATCTAAGATGCGCTACTGTAAATGGCAGTAAGGCAAAAAGCAGTTATTACATGAACGGAAACGTAATCGAAAAGGAAAAACTTGACGGAATTATAAGAAAAGAAAGTAGTGGCAATATGGATATTATGACTATTAATATAGACAACATCGTTTCTGTTGCGTGAGGATTATATGGATAAGTGTAAATTTCCAGATGGGGTTGTTGTTAAACTTGATGGAATCCACGAAATGAAGCCCCATGCTTATAGACTGAAACAAAAATTAAAGAATGTTACAGTAGAAATACTTGAATGTTCAGAATGTGGGGATGTTTCTATTGGTTGGTACAGGCAAGAAGACACGGAAGAAATCGAGTAGTTTGGCACAGATTATGGCCGTTATTTCCGTTATGGGGGCGCTGTATTTTGTCATGTCGCTTCTTACAATTAGAGCTGGGAACATTAGAATTTCGTTTGCCTCTCTTGTTACGGTTGTTATGGCTTATTTGTGTGGCCCAACAATGGCTGCGATTTCTGTTTTTATAGGCGAATTTCTGGGCCAGTTATTGAATTACGGAATTGGTGTTACTACTGTTTTGTGGATAATTCCACCAGTATTAAGAGCAGTTCTCGTTGGTAATCTATATTGGTTATTTAGAAAAAGAACAATAAATGGCTTTAATGAAATTGGTTTTTATCATTTTTTATTGGTAAATTCAATGTCCAGTATTATTGTTACAATAGTAAATACTGGTGTAATGGCGCTGGATGCTATAATCTTAGGATACTATACAAAGGCATATGTTTTCGCAGCATTTTTTGTAAGACTTGGTCTTGGTATCGTTACAGCGATTGTAGTTTCAATTATAGCATTTCCAATTATAAACGGTGTTCGGGGGTATGCAAGTGGGGATTTACAGAAAAATTAATAGATTTGGTGGTTCATATGGGAAAATCAATTAATTTGGTTGGTCAAAAATTTGACCAACTCGAAGTTATTGAAAAGACAAATAAGCGTGGAACTCATGGCGATGTCGTGTGGTTGTGTAAGTGCGATTGCGGCAAGACTTGTGAAAGAACAACTGGTGTATTGAAGAATAAAAAAAGCAAAAAGCACTCTTGTGGATGCTATAACACAGAAACCATAAAGAAACATCAACATATAAATAAAAAACCTTTTAATAAATTCGTAATTGAAAATGATATTGTAAATATTTATTCTGACAAATATAAAGATAAGTTTGTAACAATAGACTTAAAATGGTTAGAGTATTTTAAAGACTATCATTTGTGGTATGATGAGCGTCGTGATGTATGGAGTATATTTCAAAACGGTAAAAGTGTTGACATTCATCAAATTATTGCTGGAAAATATTGCGACCATATAGATAGAAATAGAGATAACTGTTTAGAAAGTAATTTAAGAAGCGCAACACACGCAGAAAATTGTCGTAATCGGGGTATTCGTTCAGACAACACCACTGGTTATAAGGGTGTCGGTAGACGCGGAAAAAATTTCGTGGATATATTACGGTTGATGGAAAGTCTTATAGAACAAAAAATTATGATACAGCAGAGCAGGCAGCCATTGAAAGAGATAAGCTTGCTGTAATACATCATAAAGAATTTGCTTATTTAAACTTCCCAGAGTTATTAAATAATTATATTTCGGAGATTAATAATGTTTAAAAACATAATTGATAGAAAAATATATAAACAATTAAATAAAAAACATCCTTATATAGCCTATTTAATTGAAAAGGAGCAAAAAAGACAGAATAAAACGATTGAATTAATAGCTTCTGAAAATTATCCAAGTGATGTAACAAGATGGGCTGTATCGTCTTGTTTTATTTCTAAATATGCTGAAGGATACCCCAAAAACAGATATTATAGTGGCACGGAATTCGTCGATGAACTTGAAATATATTGTCAAAAAAAGTGGAAAGAGGCGTTTAAGACTGACTATCATGTAAATGTGCAACCGCATAGCGGTAGTCAGGCTAACGAAGCTGCTTATTCCGCACTACTTGAACATGGCGATACAATTTTGGCAATGAGTTTGTCTGATGGGGGGCATTTGTCGCATGGGGCTCCGTTTAATTTTAGTGGCAAGCTTTATAATGTTGTGACATATGGCCTTGACAAAGACGGAATTATCTGCTATAATGATATAGCGAATAAAATCAAGCAGTATAAGCCAAAGTTGGTTCTTGCTGGAGCCTCTGCGTATTCAAGAGAAATTGATTTTCGCAGAATCAAGCGTATTATTGATGATGCTGTAAAGAATGGTGATGTGGAAGAAAGACCATACTTTATGGTTGACATGGCGCATATTGCCGGTCTTATTATCGGCGACGAACATCAAACGCCTTTTGGGTTGGCTGATGTTATTACTACAACCACTCAAAAAACCCTTCGTTCTGCTCGTGGTGGTCTTATCTTTTGTAGACAGGAACTTGCTCATAAGATTGATAGCGCAGTATTCCCAGGAACGCAAGGTGGGCCATTGGTAAATATGATTTGCGGCAAAGCAATTGGTGCAGAAGAAGATTGCACAAAGGAATACTATGACTATATTCATCAAGTGGTGCTTAATGCCAAAGCTATGTGCGATGAATTTATCTATGCTGGCTATGATGTAGTTAGTGGTGGAACAGACAATCATTTGTTCATGCTTGACTTCACCAAGACACACCCTCATGTGACTGGTAAGATGGTTCAAGACGCTTTGGAGAAGATTGATATTGCTGTAAATAAGAACATGGTTCCTGGAGATAAGCGTGGCCCTAAAGAAGCAAGCGGTATTCGCATTGGTACACCAGCCATGACCACTCGTGGTTGGAATGAACATGACTTTGCTGTTTGCGCACACAGAATTATGGCCGTAATTGATGCATTAGAAGCAAAGGCAAAATTAAAGGAGGTGGATAATTGAGTAGAATATTTATTACTGGGGATACCCACAGAAGCTTTCAACGCCTGTTTAACTTCCAAGATTTTGACCAAAATGACCTTACAAGAGATGATTATTTGATTATTTGTGGTGATTTTGGCGGAATTTGGGATGGTGGCGGTGGAGATAAAAAGGTAATTGAAAGTCTTGGCAGACTAAAATATACCATTTTGTTTGTAGACGGAAACCATTCTAACTTTGATGCTTTGTATAAGTATCCTGTTGAAGAATGGCATGGTGGATATGTCCATAGAATTTCTGACAACATTTTACACCTTTGTCGTGGTCAAGTGTTCGACATTGACGGAAAGAAATTCTTTACATTCGGCGGTGCCGCATCGCATGATATTTCTGATGGTATTCTTGACCCCAAAGACCCAGATTTTAAGAAGAAATATCTTAAGCTTTATCATAACCCCATGGCTATGTTTAGGATTTTGGGCGAAAGCTGGTGGCCAGAGGAAATGCCCAGCAATAAAGAGTACAATGTTGGAATTAGCAATCTTGAAAAGGTTGACTATAAGGTTGACTACATTATCTCTCATTGTCCTCCGAGTTCTGCCTTGGCTTATTTCGGTAATTGGACATACAAAACTGATGAACTTTCTGACTATCTTGAAAAGATTTTCCAAAAGGTTCAGCCCAAAGCCTTCTATTGTGGGCATATCCACATTGATGAAAATTACGATAAAATTCATGTTTTATATTATGACATTCAAGAGATTGTGTAAGAAAGATGTGAATTATGCCAACTAAACAAGAACTGGATATGCTTTGTACGCTTCCTTTGGATGTAAAAATAGCGAAGTCACAACAGCGAATTAGGGAATGGATAGATTATTGGGGCGAAGATGGTGTGTATGTTTCCTTTAGTGGTGGAAAAGACAGCACAGCTTTACTTCATCTTGTTAGGGAAGTAAACCCAAATATCAAAGCAGTATTTTTCAATACCGGTCTCGAATTGCCACAAATTCAGCGTTTTGTTAGGGAAACTGAAAATGTTGACATTATTCAACCAACAATTTCTTTTATAGATGTCATAAAACAATATGGTTATCCGATATTTTCAAAAGAAATTTCTGATGCCATATATTTTGCAAGACGACCAGAATGTGAAAAGTCGAGTGTTTCAAAATACAATCAGTTGATTGGTCAAGAATTTGACAAGAATGGGAATAAGTCTAAACGAACAAAAGAAAGATGGTTCCCTGCCTATCTTGAACTTCCGTTTAACATATCTGGACATTGTTGCACAAGATTGAAAAAGCTTCCAAGCAAGTCTTATATGCGCAAATATCATCGTAGACCTATAATTGGTACTATGACAGAAGAATCATCTTTGCGTGTTTCAGCTTATTTGAAAAGCGGATGTAATAGCTTTGATGGCGATTACGCAAGAAGCGTTCCATTATCGTTTTGGAATGAGTCTGATATTTTACAATACATTTCGTTGAACAAAATACCATATTGTGATGTTTATGGCGAAATTGTGTGTGAAAATGACAAGTACAAATGCCTTGGCTGTCAAAGAACTGGTTGTAGCTATTGTGGGTTTGGTCTTGGATTGGTAAAAAACAATAATAAGTTTGTTGAACTAAAGAAGCTTGCTCCAAAACAATACGATTTTTCGCTTTCTGGTGGCGAGTTTGTTGAAAATCCACATTATGACCCATTATTGACAGATAAAAACAGATGGAACCCAAAACAAATTTGGCAACCAAACAAAGATGGGCTTGGAATGGCGAAAATATTTGATATGGTCAATGATATTTACGATAAAAACTTCATAATTTACCAATAAAATATCAGTTTTATGTTATATGAGTGAGAACAAATATACCAGTGAAGATTTAAAAACAATGAAATCTTGGTCGCTTGAAAGAAAAATTCAAGTGACGCAGACAAGAATCATTGAATGGTATCAACATTTCAATGGCAATGTTTATGTGTCGTTTAGTGGCGGTAAGGATTCTACTGTTCTTTTGGACTTGGCAAGAAGAATTTATCCAGATATTGAGGCTGTCTTTGTGGACACTGGACTTGAATATCCTGAAATTCGTAATTTTGTTAAGTCAAAAGATAATATAACATGGTTAAAGCCAGAACTTAATTTCAGACAGGTTATTGATAAATATGGTTATCCTGTTGTCAGTAAGCGTGTGGCCTCTTATGTAGCAAGCGCAAGAAGAAATCCAAATTCTGTTAGAGCAAAAACATTAACTGGTGAAATACCTTCATTGTTTGCTTCTAACGGCAAGTGGGGGGGCTAATCAACGCACCTTTTAAGATTTCTGACGCTTGTTGTCACAAAATGAAAGTTGAGCCAGCTAAAAAATATCAAAAACAAACTGGAAAACATCCTATTTTGGCTACAATGACAGACGAATCATTGAATAGAAAGAAAAAATGGCTAAAGGATGGATGTAACGCATTTGATAGTAAAGAGTGTACTTCACAGCCGATGTCGTTTTGGACAGAACAAGATGTTTTAATGTATTTAAAAGAATTTAATGTTGAATATGCTTCTGTTTATGGCGATATAATTGAAGAAAAAGGAAAATTAAAGACAACTGGTTGTAAAAGAACTGGATGTATATTCTGTTGTTTTGGAGTACAAAATGAAAAAGAACCAAATAGATTCCAAATGTTGAAAGAAACCCATCCGCAGATTTATGACTATTGTATGCGTAAATGGGAAAACGGTGGATTGGAGTTAAATAAGGTTCTTGACTATATAAATGTTAAATATTAATAAATTGTTAAAATTTTATTAACAATTCAAGTAGTTCCTTGACAAAATCATAATAATATGGTATACTAATGGTGTAGTAAAGAAAGAAAAGTGTCTTGCTACACCATTTTTTACATATTGGAGTAGTTTATGGATAAAATTGTAGATTATAAAGAAGTCCCCATTGGTGACAAAAATTATTGGGAAGTTGACCGTGACCTTGTTCAAGGTGTTGTAGGAAATGAAATTAGTTGGAATATTGAATATAAGCCTGTTTGTGATGTTGAAGGAAAGATTGCTGGTTGGTGGCCGAAAGCAGCAGTATATGCTCGTGGCGGAAGGGATGAAGTAGTACTTATGGATGTAGGTGTTAATTATGTAATAAAGGCTGACAAAGACGGAAATGTTTATATAGATTATTTAAAGCCAGTAGAAAAACGTGGTCTATATGATTTATATATAGATAATCATATGGACATTCCTGACACCATTTCAAAAGACAGCCCGTGTTATAAGCAGTTTATGAAAGAAAGGGAGAGGATGTGAGTATAAATTCGTGACTAAATTTTGTCCAGAATGTGGTGGTGTATTGACACTTGTAAATGTTGATGGACATACGAAGTTTTACCTATGTAAAAAATGTTTGTCTACATGGGTAACAGATGTTGAAAACAATACAGAAACGGAACTACAAAGATATTTCTTTGGATAGTCAAATGTATAAGGATAGACTATTATGACAAAAGATGCTTATGAAATGTTTGAGCTGATTTCTGGTGTATATTTCGGAAAGCAGTATTATTTTGAAGATAACAACGACATGGTTTACAGTAGACTTTCCCATAGTTATATGACTAAAGATAAGGCGTTGGAGGAATTTCTTGATGAAATCCAAAGCTATGAATGTTGACTTTGTTCAATCTTATTTTTTTGTTGAAATGGGAGGGTAAAAGAATGATGGTTTATAATATATTTGAGTCTATTATTGATGTATATTTACATAAACATTTTATAAATTTCTTGGCTAAATATAAAGCTGTGAATGATAATTATAATAATAATGGTGATTATAATAATGATATAGAATGTTGGCAATGTAAATACCTTATGTTTTCAGATTGCCATGGTAAGTGTTCTAAAGGAAATATATCTGGCATTGTTCAACCCCATTTTTCTTGTGGAAAGGGTGTGATTAAAAATGTTGACAAGTCTAAAGATTAAAAAGTATCTTCGTAGTGCCAATAAGACGATACGATGCATAAATGATGGTATCCTACATGATGACTTGTGGCGTGGTAGATTTTACGCAAGACAAAAGAAATATTGGAAACAAGAGTATGAGGATAAGTCTGGACTCCAAGTAATTTTCCTATACGAATTTGTAGACCTTAAAACTGGTTATACAAAAGAATATTGGATTGACAATTTGGAATTGGAATATAATGGCCCCTTTACATTCCATGTTTGGCAGAAGATGAATGACTTCATTGTTAAGGAATGTGATGTTTGGAGGAAAGAGGGCCGTGATGTCTTGTACGCAGACAAAACAGTTTATAGAACAAGGTAATATAGTTGTTCCTTGACAAAGTAAAACATTTGTGTTATAATAAAGACAGTAAAGGATGGTGATATATTGTACGATGCTGAATATGTAAGATGCGAACACTATTATTTTACTGGAACTTATGATAGGGAATATAGGGTCAATTTATGCTACAAACATCGTATTCCAGTAGAATGTAGATGTGGTGGAAATTGTAACAGGTGTGACGAAAAATTTAAAAAGCGAGTTAAAAAATGAATGTATTAATTGCTTGCGAGGAAAGCCAGGTTGTATGTACTGCGTTTCGTAAAAGAGGATACAATGCTTTTAGTTGTGACATAATGCTTCCGTCTGGAAATCACCCAGAATGGCATATTTTAGGCGATGTTTTACCTATTCTTAATGGCGGATATTTTACAACGATGGATGGTCGTTTCCATCATGTAGACAAGTGGGATATGATTATCGCTTTCCCGCCATGCACAGACCTCGCAGTAAGTGGAGCAAGGCATTTTGAAGCGAAACGGAATGATGGGCGACAGCAAAAGGCAATAGTGTTTTTTCATAAAATTTTGTCTGCTGATTGTGACAAAATCTGCGTGGAAAATCCAGTAAACATTATTAGTGGAAATTATATTAAAAAATGGTTTCCAGAATTAGCCGAAGAATTTGGTTTTCCGTTAAAACCAACGCAAAGAATACAACCATATGAGTTTGGTCACAATGTTAAAAAGACAACTTGTTTATGGCTAAAAAATCTTCCTCCGCTTATTCCAACTAACATTGTCGAATATACAGACTATTGGATTGCTCCAGATGGTAGTAAATATTCAAAAGGTGGTAGTCTTGATATGGCGCATGATGAAAACGGAAAGATATTGTCGTGGAATGACCCAAGAACTGCCATAATTAGAAGCAAAACCTACGCTGGCGTTGCGGAAGCTATGGCAAGTCAGTGGGGAGGCAAGATATGAATTTGTTTAATAAAGCAATTTTTTAACCATAATCGGGGGTAATTTTTAACTTTAGGAGGCATTAAAATGAAAGTCGCAAAAATATATCTAACCATGATTGATATGCTGTTAGATTATTTAGAGGCTGAAAAAGAAACCCTGCTTGAAAAAGATTGTGATGTTAATTTGTTGGGCTATTACAAGCTTACGAAAGAATACATTGAGGATAGGATAGCGGAAGAATTATCGTTAATGTGGTGGCGATTGGAATTTGATTTAAAAGAAAAAGCAAAAGAGGAAAGGGGTTTTCCAAAGCAAGCGTATGATGACATCTTGCCATTGTTCAAGCTGGCAAAAGAATTTGCTATTAACTTTTGTCTAAAGGAATAGTTGAAACAAAAGTAATATAAAATCAATATTTTATTAAGGAGTTAGTGTATGTTTGGATTGAAAGATACCATTCCAATGATGGGTAGCGATGATTATAAAGAGCGTTTTGTAGCAGAATACGCACAACTGAAGATTCGGTATAATAAGCTTTATGCAGTTCTTGAGAAGTATGCCGCTGACAAACTTGACTTTAAGCCAACCTGTCCTATTGAGATTTTGTATGAACAGCTTGACCATATGGAAGCATATCTTGGTGTCTTGGAAACTCGTGCCAAGTATGAAGGTATAGAGCTTCCCGTTATTTAATATGAACTATTATATTAGTGACCTACATTTTGGTCATAAAAATGTAATAAAATTCGATGACCGACCTTTTGAGTCAGCAGAAGAAATGGATACCAAAATCATTGAAAACTGGAACAATGTTGTTAAGAAAAACGACAATGTTTATGTTGTTGGGGATATGTTTTGGTGTAAGATGGATAGGGCTATTGAAATTCTTGAAGAATTGAATGGCAACAAGTTTTTGATAAAAGGCAACCATGATAGATGTCACGATGGTAGATTTTTGAAGAAATTTGTTAAAGTTTCAGAATATATGGAAATTGATGATAATGGCAGAAAGGTTGTTTTGTGTCATTATCCAATCCCATATTTCAAAAACCATTATTATGGCTGGTATCACCTATATGGTCATGTTCATAACACAAAAGAATATAGTCTTGTGCTGAAAGCACAACAAGATTTGATAGATGGAATGGGGCTACCATGTAATATGTATAATGTTGGCTGCATGATGCTCTACATGAATTATACGCCAAGAACTTTAGATGAAATATTAGTGAGTAATAAATAATATGAATATAGATAAATTATCTGAATTGGCATATTATAAAAACAATTTCGGTTATTTCATAAATTACGATTGTCTTTCTTTTATGAAAAAACTTGATGATTGTTGTATAGACCTAACAGTTACTTCACCGCCATATGACAATCTTCGTAAGTATAATGGGTATTATTTCGATTTTGAAAATATTGCCAAAGAATTGTATAGAATAACCAAAGACGGTGGAGTTGTTGTATGGAATGTGAACGATGCAACAATAAATGGTAGTGAAACTGGGACTTCATTTAGGCAAGCATTGTTTTTTATGGATTGCGGTTTTAATTTACATGATACAATGATATGGGTCAAAGATGGTGGCGGTGCGATAGGTAGCAATAAATGCTATACACAAAATTTTGAATATATGTTTGTATTATCAAAAGGCAAGCCAAAATCTGTTAATTTAATTTATGACAAGCCAAATGGTTCATATAGACAAAACAACACAGCGTTGCATAAGCAAAGTGGCAGAAGAAAACCAAACGGAGAAATAAAAGTGGAAATTAGAAAACCACCAAAAGAATATAGTAAAAGAAATAATTGGTGGTACATACCAGTAGGGGGGGCAAGACAGGACATCCTGCTGTGTTTCCAGAGCGACTTGCTAAAGACCATATAATTTCATGGAGCAATATTGGCGATGTTGTATTTGACCCATTTTTAGGCAGCGGAACAACAGCTAAAATGGCTATTGAAACTGGTCGCAAATTTCTCGGCTGTGAAATAAGTGAAGAATATTGTGAAATTATAAAAAATAGATTGGATTGCAATTAAATGAAATATTATAGTAATGAAATAGTATTTAGGGGCCATTCGGACAAAGTTTGCGACCAAATTTCAGATGCCTTATTGACTGAATATTTAAGAGGCGACCCAAATAGTAGATGTGGCATTGAGGTTGCTGGTGGCAAGGGAATTATTTTTGTTACTGGCGAAGTGACAAGTGCAGCATATGTTAATGTTGAAAAGGTTGTAAAATCTATTCTTTTTAATATCGGATATGACCCAAGCAAATATACGATAATAAATAATATCGGTAGACAGTCTCAAGATATAGCACTTGGAACAAACGATGATGTTGGCGGTGCTGGCGACCAAGGTATGATGTTTGGTTATGCTTGTAATGACACAGAATTTTATGTGCCAGTAGCAATGCATATTTTACAAGAATTGTCTATTTGGTATAATGACATTGTTCATAAAGATGAGGATTTCCTGCCGGATGGTAAAGCACAAATCACAGGTGTTTACGATGATGATTTTAAACTTGTAAAAATCAAGGACTTTACTATTTCGTATCAGAATCGTGAAACAAATCGTAAAAGAACTGACAAAATTGTTAGGGATAAGATTTTGGAGTTGTGCGACGGATATGAAATTGAAAACTTTCATATAAATCCAACTGGAAAGTTTTTGGTCGGAGGTTTTGATGGAGATGCTGGGCTTACTGGCAGAAAAATCGTTGTAGACAGCTATCAGTCATTCTCAAATGTCGGTGGGGGTTGTTATTCTGGCAAGGACTGCACTAAAGTTGACCGTAGTGGTGCGTATAAGGCAAGACGACTTGCTATTAGAATGTTAAAGGAATACAATCTTAAATGGTGTGAAGTTCAGGTCAGTTATGCGATAGGTATTGCTAATCCGCTTGCAATTTATGTGGATAGTAACATTGGTAATATCACTGTTGATGATAAGGTTTATGATGAATTTAAACCAGCCAATATTATCAAGGAATTTGACCTTAAACATTTTGACTTTACAAGAACTGCGATGTATGGTCATTTTGGGAATAAAGATTTTCCGTGGGAGCGTGTATAAATGCAGTATTTAGGCGGAAAATCAAAAATTTCAAAAGAAATCGCATCCCTTATCAACAATGTTTTGACTGCTTTAGGGGGGGGGGCTACATGAGATACCTTGGTGGGAAGTCACGCATTTCAACACAGCTCTCGAATGTTGTGAATACAACATTCGAGAGAGAGAGAGAGAGAGAGAGAGAGAGAGTATTTGTATCTCTCTTTTGCGGGTCTTGTGCTATTGAGTCAAAAGTAAATGCCGATGTAAAAATTCTAAATGACAAACATCCATATTTAATTGCCATGTGGAAGGCATTGCAAAACGGTTGGATTCCACCAGACGAGATTTCAAAAGAACAGTATAAATATATAAAAGAGCATAAAGATGAAGATATGGCATTGTCTGGTTTTGTTGGTTTCGGTTGTTCTTTTGGTGGTAAATGGTTTGGTGGATTGGCGTCCAATAAGCGTGGACAAAATTATTGTAAGGGTGCAAATAGAAGTTTGTTAAGGGATATTGTTGGCCTCAAAAACGCCACATTTTTATGTTTGGATTATAAAGATGTTGAAATTCCACAAGGTGCTATTGTATATGCAGACCCGCCTTACGATAAAACAACAGGATATTCTTTAGGCGATTTTGACAGTAATGAATTTTGGGATTATACTCGTAAATTGTCTGAAACAAACATTGTTTTAATTAGCGAAGAAAAAGCACCAGATGATTTTGTGTCAATATGGCATAAAGAACAGAAAAGAATGATTGACAATGTAAATAAAAATATATTTACAAGAACTGAAAATCTTTTTATTCATAAAAAATATGAAAATATGTTGAATCTTTGACAATCCATTATAAATGTGGTATAATTGATATATGATAAAACAAAAATTTTATCGAGTTGGGAAATAGGGGTTCATTTTTCCATGATTTTCATGGAAATTTAGACCCCCAAAATCCCAATAAAATGACTATTTTATCGGTGACTATTTTTTGACCCTTAAAAATGTCTAAAATCAGTAACGATTACTAAAATTGGCTATGGGGGTGAATTTCACGGAAAATTACTTTGTATATCATTTACACAGCGATTATTCTACTTGCGTGGCCAATGCGGACAGCGCAACGAAGATAGATGCGTATATTAACCGAGCAAAGGAACTTGGAATGACTGCCCTTTGTTTTTCGGAACATGGCAACATCTATAACTGGTGGGAGAAAAGAACAAAGGTTCTAAATGCTGGAATGAAGTGGATACATGGAATTGAAGCATATGTAACCTTTAACAATATTGATGATAAAGATGCCGAAAAAACAAGAGATAATTATCATACTGTTTTGATAGCAAAAAATCACGAAGGTTTCCTTGAGCTTAATAAACTTGTTTCTAATTCCGTGAATAGAAAAGATGGACATTTTTACTATGTTCCAAGAATTAGCTTCGAGGAACTAAAAAATACAAGTAATAATATTATAGTAACATCTGCTTGTATCGCCTCGCCGCTTGGCAAAGGCACACCTGAAGAAGCGGAAGAATATATCAATTTCTTTGTCCAAAACAAAGATAGGTGTTTTCTTGAAATTCAACATCACAATGTTGATAAGCAAAAAGATTACAACGAATATATTATAGAACTTTCCAAAAGAACTGGTATTCGTCTTGTTGCTGGAACCGATACTCATTCTATTGACGAGGAACACGCAAAGGCAAGAGAAATTCTTCTAAAGGCAAAGCATAACAAGTTTGATGATGAAGATGGTTGGGACTTAACATTTAAGTCTTATGACGAATTGTTGAACGCTTATTCTGTTCAAAATAGCGTTCCGTATGATGTTTATATGGAAGCAATTCGCAACACAAAGGTCATAGAGGATGCCTGTGAAAGCTATGACTTTGACTTGACTCCAAAATATCCCAATCTTTTCAAGAACCCCGAAGAAGAATTTAGAACAGCGATTTATGATTGTCTTGAAAAACACCCATATGCGTTGAAAAATCACACAAGGGAAGAACTTGACAAAAGAATAGAAGAGGAAATTGAAGTATATAAGAAAACAAATAGTATTTCCTATATGCTTTTTCAAAAGTATCTTCGTGATAGGGAACATGAACACGGAATTTATACTGGCCCGTCAAGAGGTTCTGTTTCTGGTTCTATGATTGCCTACATTCTTGGGATTACAGATATTGACAGCATAAAATTCGACCTTAACTTTTTTCGCTTTCTCAATCCTGATAGGCAAACAACGCCTGATATTGATAGCGATTATTATGCTGATGATAGAGAAAAGGCAAAAGAACTTGTTTTAACGGATAAGACACTTAATACTTGTGAGATTGCAGCATTTGGCACAATTGCTATAAGGGGTGCTGTTCGTGAAGTCGGTCGTGCCTTGGAAATCCCATTGGATAAGGTTGCAGCCATTTGCGACAGACTGGTAATAGATAGCGAAACTGGTGAAGAAACACTTCCGAAAGATGTTGCTGAAGAATATCCAGAACTTGCGTATTATTCAGAACTTTTGAATGGTGTAATCGTTTCTGTCGGAAATCACCCTGCTGGAATATTGTGTTCAACGGACGATATATATTCTGAAATTGGACTTTCCAGTATTGTTTCTGTTGATAAAAAAGTAAAATTTATTACACAGCTTGACAAACATGGCATTGAAGAAATGAACTGGATTAAAATGGATTTCTTGGGCCTTGATAATGTTGGTATAATAAATAATACTTGTAAACTTGCTGGGATTGAAAGAATTACACCAGACAATATTCCACTTGATGATATGGCTGTATGGGATGAAATGTCTAAAGACACAACTTGTATATTCCAGTTTGAAAGCGGTTTTGCTTCACAGCTTTTGAAGAATATGTTCTCGAAATCGACAATTAAGAAGATAAGAGATAAGTTTCCGGACATTAGCTATCTAAAGTTAATGTCCTTTTGTAATGGCCTTATTCGCCCTGGCGCTGCTTCTTTTAGAGATGAAGCTTCTCATGGAATATTCAAAGATAATGGTCTAAAAGAAATTAATGACCTTCTTGGTAACGAACTTGGACATTTGTGTATGCAGGAAAGTATTATGAAATTCCTTGTCCAGTTTTGTGGTTACTCTGCGGCAGAAAGTGATAATTGTCGTAGAGCAATAGCAAAAAAGAAGGGAACTGAACAACTGATTCCAGAAATTGAAAGTAGATTTATTGATTACACAAGTAAGAACTATAATGTTCCCGCTGATAAATGTAAGGAAATTATCAAACCATTTATTCAGACAATTCTTGATGCGTCAAGCTACGCTTTTTCTTGGAATCACAGTGACCCCTATTCATTTATAGGTTATGCCTGTGCTTATTTGCGTCATTATTATCCTTTAGAGTTCATTACTTCTTGTCTTAATGTTTGGAAAGATAAACCAGCTAAGACAAAGGATGTTATAGCATACGCAAACTCTAAAAAGATTTACATTTCTGAGCCAAGGTTTAGATATGGACGAACCGACTACTTTATTGATAAGGAAAGTAAGACCATATACAAAGGTATGAGGTCTATTAAATATTGTAATTCCACAATAGCAGACGAATTGTTTGCGTTAAGAAATAATAAATATGATTATTTCATGGACTTACTTATTGATATAGATAAAACATCTGTTGATTCAAGACAGCTTGACTTGTTGATAAAACTTGATTTCTTTAGCGAATTTGGCAATTCGAGAATGTTGGATTATTGCGTTGGTTTCTTTAGAAAATTCAAGGAAGGCAACGCAAAGCAAATGTCAAAGTCGCTTTTGGCTAATGACAGTACACTTGAAGAAATTGTTAAGCGTAATAGTAGGGAAACGGAAAAGACATATCTTGACCTAAATACAGTACAAATACTTCACGAGTGCGAAGAGCAAATACAAGTTCGTAATCCAGTAGATTATCCTATTGGTAAAAAGATTGAGTGGCAACAGGAATTTCTTGGATATACGAACATTCAAACAGGGAAAGAAGAAGATAAATTAACCCTTGTCGTTCTTGGAATAAGATATTTAATGACAAAGGATAAGTCAAAATGCTGGGCCGCTGAAGTCGATTTGATGTCTATTGGCACAGGAATTAAGAACAAAATGATGATTTTTAAGCGTGTCCTTGACAAAACGCCCCTAAAAGTGTATAATATAATCAAGGTAGAGTATAAGAATATGCGATTGGAAAAGCGCGGACAATACTCCAATTGGTATTTAGACAAGTATAATCTCATAGAATAAGCGAATAATATAATCAGAGAGGAGGTGGTAAGTAAATGTTAAAAGCCTATAAATATAGATTATATCCTAACAAACAACAAATAGAACAAATTCAGAAAACATTTGGTTGTTGTAGATTTGTATATAATCAATGTTTAAATTTTAAAATTAATAAATATAAAAACGAAAATGTTTCTGTGAGTAAGATTGACTTAAATAACTATTGTAATAGAGAACTTAAAAAAGAATATGAGTGGCTTAAAGAAGTTGATAAATGGTCTTTAACAAATTCCATTTATAATTTGGATTATGCCTATCAAAGGTTTTTTAAAGAGCATACAGGTTATCCGAAATTTAAAAGTAAACGCGATAATAAAAAATCTTACAAAACAAATTTCTCTAACAACAATATAGAAATTTCTTTTAAGAATAACAAAATCAAGCTTCCAAAACTCAAATGGGTGAAAGCAAAAATACACCGCGAGTTCGACGGGCAGATTAAATCTGCAACTATTTCCCAAGTGTCATCTGAAAAATATTTTGTATCAGTATTGGTTGATACTGAACATATTCCAATGTGTTCAACTGGTTGTATGGTCGGTATTGACTTAGGAATAAAAGATTTACTTATTACATCTAATGGAAAAAAGTTTGACAACATCCGTATTGTTAAGAAATATGAAGATAAATTAGCAAAAGAACAGCGTAAATTATCTCATAAAATAAAAGGTAGTAAGAATTGGGAAAAGCAAAGAATAAAAGTGTCAAGAATACATGAAAAGATTCACAATACCAGAGTTGATAACTTACATAAAATTTCTCATAAACTTGTCAGCGAAAACCAAGTGATATTTTCTGAGGATTTATCTGTAAGGAATATGGTAAAGAATCGAAATTTCGCTAAGGCAATTTTAGATTGTGGATGGTATGAATTAACAAGGCAGATAAGTTATAAATCTGATTGGAACAATCGACAGTACATTAAGATTGGAAGATTTACCAAGAGTAGCCAACCCTGTAATGTATGTGGTTATATCAATACAGATACAAAAAATTTGTTTGTTAGAGAGTGGACTTGTCCTCAATGTGGAACAAAACACGATAGAGATATAAATGCTGCCATCAACATTCTAAACGAAGGATTAAAATTATTAGAAGAAAAAGTATAAATAATATTTAGTACGGCTGGGACAGTCGGAATTTACGCTTGTGGAGTTAGTAGGTTACGAGGATGATAAAGCAAGAAGCTGCAAAACCAAAGGTTTTGCAACAGTTCACTAAGGGGGTTTTTCAATGACAGAACCTGAAAAGAAACAAAAAATGGCAAATGATGACCTGTTAATTTACCTTGTTCGTAAGATTAAATCTCTTGATAGTAGAATAGAAAGGCTCGAACAGGATGTTCAAAAACTGATTGAGAATGGTGTAAAATGAAACTTGGGTCGCTTGAAAAGGGTTATCAGTTGTGTTTTTCATGTAAAAATGCCTGTGGTGGATGTTCGTGGAGTAGATGTGGAGAACCAGTTGATGGTTGGGTGGCAACACCCACCATCATTCTTCAGAACGCAGAGGAGAAAAACTCATATAGCATAACAGAATGTCCGCAATATGAGTATGATGGGTTTTGTAAAAAATGTGAAAAATCCAAAGAATATCGTGAAAATGATGATTTTTGTTCCGATATTTGTCCACACTTTTATAGAACGATGGAAAATTTGTGCGCCAATTGGCGTCCAGAAACGCTAAACAAATGGGAAAATGAGGATAAAGAGGACTATCCGACCATCCTTTACTTGACAAGAACGACACTTCGTGATATAATTGATAGTGGATTTGGAGATGATTTCGATGGTGAATTTGAAGAAGAATAAAGAAATTCTAAAAAAGTATGGTATTCCAACAGCAGAAATGCTTTGGTGTCAATACTATAACAATGACAATCTAACCCATATTGTAACAAGTGGTATCACAAGAGAGCAATATTTCCTTTATGAAATTAAGGAAGGGGCTGGAAAGAAAATTGGAAAGAATAAAAATCCGACAGTTTTTTCAAAAATCATCGAAGAAGGATGGAACAAAGCCAAAAAATGAGTATTTTTGCCCCTACTGTATGTCAAAATTGTCATTTTTGGACACCAGTATGCACTTGTTTTGTCAAAAATGTTATAAAATAATTCTTAAAACCAATGTTTATACAGAAAGGACGATGTTATAATGAAGATTTTGTGGGGTTCGCTGTGGCTTTTGGTTGCTTTGCTCAATATTGTTAATGTGATTTCGCACATCTGTTCTAACAAAAAGGCAGGTAACAAGTGGTTTGACCCTGAAACTTGTGCTTGGATGATTGGTGTTTTTGCCTCGTTGAATAGTGCTTACCTTAATTTCACGCTTGTTTGATTGGTGGTGAACACAATTTCTGTTGAAAATTGTAACCAAATTGTAATAAATAGCAAGCAAAATTCGTCATTGAACCTAAAAAATTGTGATTGTTTTGAATATTTCGTGGGCCTTGACGATAAATCAATTGATTTAATTTTTGTAGACCTTCCTTTTGGCAAGACACACGCTGAATGGGACATCATAATTCCTATGGATAAGTTGTGGATTGAGTACAATAGGATACTAAAAGACGATGGTGTGGTTCTTCTTTTTGGCACAGAGCCTTTTAGCTCCATGCTAAGAACAAGCAACTTAAAGGATTATAGGTATGATTGGTATTGGGTTAAGCCAAATGGCACTACACCAAATCTTGCTAAAGTTCAACCAATGCGCAGATTGGAAACGATTTCAGTTTTTTACAAGCAAAAACCGACCTATAATCCACAATTTTCTGAGGGAAAACCATATAAATGGGCATCAAAACGGTCTGGTGGGGCAGCGCATGGCATTGTTTATGAAAAAGATTCTGAAATTGACAATCCTGGACTTCGTTATCCTACAAATGTTTTAGAGTTTGGACAAGAAAGAGGGTTTCATGTTAGCCAAAAACCAGTTGCCTTGCTTGAATATTTGATAAAAACTTATACGAATGAGGGCGAAAGTGTCCTTGACCACTGTTTCGGGTCTTGTAGTTGTGGCATAGCTTGTGCCAATACAGGAAGAAACTTTTATGGTTGTGAAAATAACAATGAAATTTTTAACAAAGCCGTTGAGAGGGTGAAAAATATATGCGAAGCATGAAAGAACATGGACTGTTCTTCGATGTCGGTCTTGATAGTGTTTCCTTGACTTGTCGCAAATGTGGTGCTATAATTAGTACAGATGGTAAGAAGTCCGACATTGATACACTTCCGTTTTATCGTGAAAATGTTGAATTTGCTGGCTTCTGCTGTCCAAAATGTGGCAATAAGGAGTTTGATATGGACATTTTTGTAGAAATGTTGTGTTATCAAGCTAATAAAAGTGAAACAGACAATATTTCGTAAGGGATGGTGTTATATGCAATACGATATTCAATATCGTGTGGATGAAAAGAACAAGGTTGTAGTTGCTACGGCTGATTTTCACAGCGAACTTGACAAGTTGTTTGACAAAAAGTTTAAGCAAACCGGCAATGTTGGCATAGTGGTTCCATGGTTCCCATTCAGCGTCGATGATTTTTATAGGACAAAAGATTTTTACCGTGTTGTGGCAAGATGCCATGGCGACGATGTTTTTGATGAAGAAACTGGAAAGAAAATTTGTCGTCAAAAACTTAAAGCAAAATTCTATAAAATATTTAACATTATTGTAAAAAATTACAATAATTATCTTTTTAGAAATTTGCTTGAAACCATGGATTATCTTCAGAAAAATACAACATATGATGTAAAATATGTATATCGTGAATTTGGAAATATGTACGACGCTTATCTTCGTGATTTATCCAATGATGATGATGAAATTCATATTTAAGGAGTGTTTCAATGGCAAAGGTTTCCAACTATGTCATTTTTCATGGTGACAAGTATTGCCCACCTTTTATTAAAGGTGTAAAGTATATGGTAAAACGAGAAATGCCAGATTCTTATGCCGTTGGAAAGACCGTTGTGTTCAAAGCGGATAAAGATATAGAGTATTTCCTTGGAACCGTAGACGATACTTGACAGGGCAAGGATAATATGGTATAATAGTGTCACAATAAAAAATTCGTAAGGAGTGTGTTTCAAAATGACAGTAGACTTTATTGATGGCGGTATTCCAAGACTTAATCTTTATGCTTCTTTTGTAGGGCAGATTAAGCACTATCTCAAAGCTGCGAAAAATAGGTTCGTCGCTGTTGGCATAACCGAAATGTCTGAGGGTGGTAGTTGTTCGGCAGTTGACATGGCAATTCCTACACAAAAGGCTGGATATTACACTGTTCAAGTCAAAGCAGATGATGTTGATTATTGTGCGCTTCGTTTGATGGCAGAAGTTATGTATGGCGAAGGAACAGAAGATTCAAAATCTGCGATGCTTGACCCTGATGGTTATGGGCTGTGTAATGAAGATGTTTTTAGCCCTAATATTGTTATTGTAAACACCAGAACTGACGACATCTATGAATCAAGCACTGAAAAATACTTTGTTAAGGTGGCAAAGGAAGCGTTTGAGCCTTATAGAACAGAGTATTTCATTATCGCTGTAAATGATAAGACAAGAAAAAATTCCAAAAACATCCGTATCTTTTATGTTTGTGGTGAAAATGGACTTATTTTCAAGGATGTAGATTATACTATTCTTTATCCTTCTCCTGACACAAAAGAGAGAGTAAAATCTGAACTGGATAATGTCGAGTCTTTGACCTATAACGCAGGTTACTATGATAATGGTGGTTATAGTGGCAATTATAATAATGGCAACTATAATAACACAAGTATTTACGATAAAAAGTATGATAATTGGAGTAGTAGCGTTAAAGTAAAAGAGGTCGAAACCTATGTTGATGCTAAAATCAATGAGGACAATCCGCCTTTGGAGTCCTTAACTTGACAAACACGGAAAGGAATGGTATAATGTGAATAGTAAGAACGGCGTATGTATCTATCAAAAGAATATGGCCGGGTATCTTATTCTTCGGAACTGTAAACTTCTATACACATTTCGTGACCCTGAAAACAACAAGAGGGTTAGGTTTGTTTTTGCCAAGGATGATAATTTGGTAAAAAGTATGGATGATTATGCTGTTCACAAGGAAACGATTTCTGGTATAGCGCACAAAAAATAATCATTAGGAGGAAAATGTCAACATGAAACCATTTAATCAAAAGGGGTTTGAGTATCTAATCAAGGCAAAGCAGTCTAATATTAAAAAGTATTTGGCTGAAAATCTTCCCAAAAAGTTCGGTGAAGATAATGTTACCGTGACTGACGATTATATTTTCTGTAAGGGCGAGATTCCTATTATGTTCGTTTGTCATATGGACACCGTACATAAACAAATTGTTAAGGATTTGTATATAACATATTCTGTTGACAACAAAGACCTTATCTATTTGAGCAGCCCGCAGGGAATTGGTGGTGACGATAGATGTGGCGTGTATGCCGCAATTTATCTTATCAACAATTGTGATAAGAAGCCGTACTTCTTGTTTACGACAGACGAGGAAATTGGTTGTGTCGGAGCAAAACAGGCAGTAAAGGATTTGAAGAAAGAAATTGTTGATGGGAAGAAGCACGCTTTGAAGTACATGATTGAGTTTGACCGTCATGGTGAAAAAGAAGTCGTGTATTATGATACAACCAACAAAGATTTTATGGAATATGTGGAGTCTTTTGGGTTTGAAAGAAAAATCGGTTCAAGTTCTGATGTTAGACATCTTTCAAATTCTTGGGGAATCGCAAGTTGTAATGTCAGTAGCGGATATTATGACGAGCATAAAACAACAGAGTCTGTGTGTCCGACGCACATGATGGCTCAAATTGGCCGTGTTATGAAGATGATTAACGATGTTGATAAAGCAAAATTCTTTAGCAACAAGTAAAAAATGTTGGTCATCCTTGACACAAGCGGACAAATATGGTACAATAATATCATGAAAGTTCGGTACATTCTTGACAACAGAGGTTGCCAAGTTGTATAATAAATCTGTCGAAAGACAAATAATTTACTTAACGGAGGAATTTACACATGAAGAAGAATTTTTACAATGGTGACCTGGAAGTTGGTATGATTCTGACCACTCGAAACGGGAACAAGTATGTCCTTGTCGCCGACGATTTTGGCGACCTCGATGTTATCAATCTGTCCACCGCCTGTTCTAACTGGTTCGTGTACGACGATGATGGCCGCAAGTTCTATGTTTGCGGCGGTAAGGATGGCGGTCGGGATGTCGTTAAGGTCGAGGCTTTTGACGCAATTCCCACTCGGAATCGTCTGTCCGAGGCACTGAAAACCCTCATTGGTAAGCCCTATACCGAGAAGCTCGTTACCGTGTGGGAGCAGGGGCCTGTTGTAGACGAGAAGGCGGTTCGTGATGCTCGCAAGAAGATTGCCGTAGCACAGGAGCAGCTTGATGATGCTTATGCTCTGCTTCATAAGTATGGGTTCGATGCGTAACTTGACAAGGCGCAGGTAATATGGTAGACTATAAGGGTGGGGAGAAATCCCCACCCAATATAGTAAATTCAAAAAGGAGAAAAATCATGGATAAGAATGTCGAGAAGTTGAAGCTTATTCTGACTGGTGAAATCACTGAAGATTCCGACCTTGATGTTGGAATGGAATGTCGTATTTATGACTGGGAAATTATTGCTGAAAAGTTCAATGCAGAGAGCCGTGTAATAATGGCTGTAAAGCGGTTTTGTGGAAAAACTTTTAGATGTACTTTACAGAATGTAAAGGACTTCAAAAATTGCGGCAAGTCTTCCGTTGTTGTTGATGGCGAAGAGATTTTTATATATAATGGTATGTATGCTCCTGTTGCTGTCAAAGGCAAAAAGCTTGATGTAGATGTTAAATATAAGTATGCTTTTCGTGTCAAAGATAAAGACCCTAAAATCATTGATGAGATGATTAGTCTTGTAAATCGTAAAGAAGTAAAAACTCTTTTGGGGTATTATGGATGTACTTCAAATGTTAAAGATAATGTCGTGGACGAATATATTCGTATGTGGGCAAATGCGAAGTATGAGTTTTACCTTATGTTTGGTAAAAATCTTAAATTTGTTAGACCAGTAAACATTCCTGCAAGCGACAAAGAAATTGGGGTACTCTTCAACGATTTGAAATGTAAGTATCCTTTTCATAGCACAATCCTTGATTATTTTAGTATTGGGGATATTAAGGCGAATAAGTGTCCAGACAATGAAGTTCTGAAAAACAATATCGAAATTTATAAGCCTGGAATGAAGATTTCTAAATTCCTACATCAGTATTTCCTTGATGATAAGTTCGATATTGATGTTTCTAAGGTTCTTCAAAATAAGGTAATAAGTGGACAGTTTTGTATTTCTATTGACCCCATTGATTATCTTATGTCGTCTACAAACAAGAATAATTGGACTACTTGTATGACGCCTGGGCATGGAGCGCAGTCTAATGGTTGTATTGCGTACATGATTGATGACTCTGGTATTGTTGCCTATCAGTGTAATGGCAATGATTATGAGTATAATTTCCCTACTGGTAAGGTTGTCACAAATTCCAAGATGTTTAGAGCATATGTTCTTGTAAATAAGGACAATGGCACATTCTTCATTCATCGTGGTTATCCTGACAACGAGATTATTTCTCAGTATAAGATTATCAAGGAGTTCGTACAAGAAGCCATTGAAAACTATTTCGGTATTAAGGATGCTGAATGGTATGTGGCAGAAAACAATAAGGGCAAAAAAAGTAATAGTCCAGACTTTGGCGGACTGTATGAACTTCGTGGGACAGCAAGAGTTGCTGTTGACCCAACCAAGGAGTACACTAATAGAATTGGTCAGTTTGCGTGGAAAGACCCTGTTAAGTATGCCTGTTCTTTGGAAGATGTCCCTATTGACAAGGTAACTTTTGGTGTTCCGTATCTTATCTGTCCTGTATGTGGTCGTCATGTAAATAAATATGGCAATAATGGTAATCTGTCGTGTTGTAAAGGTTAATCCTTTACAACACTTGACAGCCTCGGTTGTTTGTGGTATACTATAAGCATAGTAAAAAACAAACTGAAAGGAGAAAGATTCAAAATGATTGCTACAAAGAAACTCAAGAAGATTAAAGAGGAAATGATTTCCAAGGTAGACAAGGAAAAGTTTAAGACTGCTCTTTTTTGGTCTACTAAATGTAAAGATGCTGAAGTATGTACTGCGGCAATTGACCAGTATCTCGAAGAGTGGGCTGATGCCAAGTATGAGTTTTATATTGGCATGGGTAATGAACTGAAGGTTAGCAAAAGTATTGATATTCCTATTTCGGATGGTGAACTTCGTGGTCTTGTAGATAGTCTGAAAAAGGCATATCCTTTCCACTCTGTAATTCTTGATTATTTTAGTCTTGACGATTTCCGTAAGAACGCTTGTCCTAAGAACGAAACTATGGAAAAGTATTGCTCTCCGACTTATAAGGTTGGAATGAAGTTGTCGAAGTTTCTTAGTAAGTATTTCATGGACGATAAGTTCGATATTGAAGTGTCGAAAGTTCTTCAAAATAAGGCTTGTAAGGGAACTGTAACTGTTTCCATTGACCCTCTTGATTATTGTTTCATGTCAATCAATAAGAACAAGTGGAACTCTTGTTATAATCTTATTGGTAGCGGTTACAATACTTATTTCCTTGCTTCGCTGTCTGTTATGCGTGACGAGCATATGCTTGTTTGTTATCGTGGCAATACAGCCGAGTACGATTATGACTTTAATGGAAAGACCATTCGTTATATTTCTATTAACAATCGTGCTATGATTGCTATTGATAAGAAAACCGAAAACATTGTGTCTTTTAGGGCACAGCCTTGTGGTAATGGTGGTGCTATGTCCGAATGGGTCAAAATGACACAGGAAATTGTTGATAAGTTCAACAAAAAAGATAAACCTTCTGACTGGAAAGAAACTGATGAACCCAGAATTGAAGATGCTAAGTGGCAACATTTTTATTCTGATGGTCAAAGAATGTATTATTACGATAAGGGCGTAAAGTTGGACAAAATTAAGTTTGGCGTAACAAATATGATTTGTCCTGTGTGTGGCAAAAACCATACTGAAGAATGTAAGAATCTTTGTAGAGATTGTCGTGTGAAGTTGGGGGTGAGATAATGGCAAAGTGTGTTCTTTATAGTACCATAACGGCTGACTTTAGAAAAGACATGAAATTGCTAACAGGAAAAGACGATTTTTCTGTAATCACCATTCCGTCTTATGCTCCTATGTATAACGATAGGGTTTTGTTTAGAAATTCTCAAAATTGGCATCATGGTGTAAAATGGGATATTGTAAACACATGGGATTACGATGTTGAGGAGTTCATGGATGATATTCTTGGCTCCTATGATGTTCTTCATCTTCCTGGCGGAAACACATGGTTATTTTTGTATATGCTTCGTGAAAGAAATCTTCTTCCTTCCATCAAGCGGTTTTCTGACAATGGTGGTGTTATTATTGGAGAGTCTGCCGGTAGCATTATTATGACACCCAATATCGAAGTTGCCAAATTCGCTGACCGTAATATCGTTAGTGACATTCTCGATAGTACAGAATCTCTTGGCCTTGTTCCATTCACAATTAAACCCCATTGGCAATCATGGTGGAGAAAATGGTTCTCATTCAAGAAGTTCGCAGACGAGCATCATATTGATGTTGTTCCTGTTTGCGATGGAGAACGAATTGTTGTAAATGGTGACGATATTCAGTACAATAATTCTTGGGCGACAATTCGTGGGAAGGAGGCATAATTATGTTAGAAACATATTTTGTAGAAGGTATGCCAGTTGTCAATAGCATATATGACGATGGGGGTATTGCTGTCGGAAAAACTGGTGATGGCGAATATTCATATCGTTCAAATACCGATGGCAAAGTTTATAGATATAGAACGCCAGACATATTTTATGTTCCCAATCTTGCGGACGGCAAAAAAAACTGTATCTTTAAATCAATGTCGTCGTTTGAAAAATCTATAAACTACTTCAATAAACTGTATATCAGTATGTTTGAAGGCGATATAAGCGAAGATGAATTTATAATCCGTGCCAATGAAATGATTTGTCCTGATAGCGTTGGCGATAATTCTCCAGCAAAAGAATACTTTTATAAAATGAAAGAAGCGTTTGTTGGCGTTCTTAACGCAAGGTTGAAGGAGTTTGAGGCAAAAAAAGATTTTATAGCTTCAACTTGTGGCAATGCAAAGTGCGATGACCTAAGAAGCCTTAATGTTTATAAAAAATGTGCTGACGACTTTATTAAACTTCTTCTTAATAATGGTGAAATTACCGAAGAGGAAGCTAAAATAATGAAAGTTTCCAAGTTTTCAAGCCATTGTCTTAATGCCTATCTTTCATTTGGCGAACTTTTTATTACGCATGATGTTACCGAAGCAGTTAAAGTTCGTGAAAAATTTAGGAAAAAATATTCTTGTGGACGAGTAGAGAGTTTTGAAGAAGCAGAGCTGTTTATTGTTTATGGATATGATTTTCCAAAGAATGAATTTTATTTTTAATGATGTTCCTTGACACAACAGTATTGCTATGATATAATATAAGTACAGTCAAGAGGCTGTACTTAATATGGAGAATGGGGTGTGGTGGCTTGCACACTTGCCTTGGGAGCAAGAGGAGCGGTTCGATTCCGACATTTTCCACCAGCCCGTATGGGCATCACCTCCCTTCCGTTCTTGCGGGACGACCTATATAGTTTATTATATAGGGCTTGATGGAGCAAAACCTATGTGACAGTTGATGCGAAGTAATGTGAGTTGGCATTTTATTATTTATAGTAGACTTAATAAAAGCCGACAATAGACAGTGAAAAGCTATAAACTGTGTACCGGAATTGTGGAAGAGTTGTCCTTCTAAAATTCTAATGTCTGCTACTGGTCGGAAACGGTCTTTAGTTTTGCCATTATTCTTTTAGTTGGCTTCGTCCCCAAGAATTTAGGGAAAAATAATGAATAAAAGGAGCATTTTATGATTGAATTTATTCTAAATCAGATTCTTGAAGTGTTAAAAGACATCCTTGTTGAGTTAAGAAGTCGTTAAATTGTAAACTTTTTGTAAACAATTACGGCAATTACTTGACAAGATTGCCACATTTATGGTATAATAAGTACACAATGAAAGACAAAACATCTGCGACTGGCGCAATGGTAGCGCATCTGGCTTATATCCAGTTTGTTCAAAGTTCAAGTCTTTGGTCGCAGACCAACCTCCTTTCACATAGTTTTACCTCCACTGGTGTCGGTGGTATGACCAGTATAAAAACTCACCACCCATCTTTTCATGGTGCCATCGTCTAAGGCAGGACGCCATCCTCTCAAGATGGAAATGTATAGTTCGTTACTTGCTGGCATCACCACCATCTTCTGTTTTTTCTCCTTTCTTTTCAGCGTCGCTCAGTATGGCTGACTAATCCCATTGGGCTTATCTGGTGCTTTCTTCTAAGGGTAGGAAACCGTCCTCTCAAGACGGAAATGCGTGGCTCGATTCCCGCAAGCATCACCACAATCATCAAGTTGGAAGCGTATATACTACAAACTTCCTCTCCTTTCATTAAAAATTTACAAAAAATTTACATAATGTTCATAATTTGTTTACAATAAGTTTACAAAAAATTTACAAATCTTAAAAATCAGTAGGAGGACTTACAGTGAATAAGGAAAAAATGACAATTCATCGTGCTTTGGCTGAATTGAAAACTATCGACGACAGAATTGAAAAGGCAATTTCTGAAACCAAGTTCTGCCGTAGCAACAAGCACAGTAACGAGAAGATTAACGGAAAGTCGATTGGCGACTATATTGCCGAAACAAAGTCTGCTTATGAAAGCATCAATGACCTTATTCGTCGCAGAAACGCTATGAAGCGGGCTGTTGTGCTGTCCAACGCAGTCACTAATGTGACTGTTGGTGACGAAGCTATGACTGTTGCTGAAGCAATCGAAATGAAGCAGAAGGGTATCAACAACATCAAGTTGCTTATGGGCAAGCTGGCGAAGGATAGTCATATGGCTCTTGAGGACTGTGACATTCACAATGGGGCAAATCTTGAGGCTCGTGCTAATGAGTATGTAACTGGCTTGTTTGGTGCGAAGGATGTTGCTAATAAGCTGTATGACTATGTACGGATTTTCGAGGCAGATGTAGATGCTGCTCTTAGTGTTAGCAACGCCATCACGACAATCGAGTTTGAATACTAATTAGTTAAAAGCTTCGGTGGATTTCGTAACCCTTAAACCACAAACCGTTTTAGTTTTTAGCGGTATTTTCTAAATCGACAATATGGCAAAAAATACCGCTCCATTTACTTAAAATTTCTAATTCTTAACAAGAAGAAAGTTATGACAAACACAATTGATTGTGTTATGTAAATGATTCTGTAAAGATTAAAATTCAAATTTTAAGTAATAAAGCTGAAAGTTAAAAGTTTTTAACATATAAAGCTAAAGGAATAAAGCATAAAGCTGTAAAACTTGACAAAATCCGTGAGTTATGGTAAGATATGTTTGTGTTTGGTCGTAGGGTATCCACACGGCTGAAATTCATCGAAGTTTAGATATGGCGTAATAATCCAATCGGCAGAGATAACGAGCTTAAACCTCGTACAGGTCTGGATTCGACTTCCAGTTACGCCACCAATGGGAAACGCCGAAATGTAGGTGGTGGTCGGTCATGTAAAGCGTTTAGGATGGGGTTGGCTTTACAAATTCACAAGAAAAGGGGATAACTAAATGGGCTGTGAACTACTCGAAACAGCAAAGGTAAGACTTGAAAAGGCAAAAACACTGTTTGACATTTGCGATTGTGACGATAGTATCTTTGAGTATGCTAATGCCGAACTTACAGCGGCAGAGCGTTATATGGAATATGCTGTGTCAGTTTGTAAGATGTAAAATTCGCAAACCAGTAAAAATGGATGGTTGGCAGAGTTTGGTTTATTGCGCAGGTCTTGAAAACCTGTATGCTTAACAAGCATCATCAGTTCAAATCTGATACCATCCTCCAAGTAAGTGAGAATTAAATGTTGCGTAAAAGGGTTTGCCTTTCAAGGGACAGTGCCTTCACCGTCACCGTCCCGGATTATCGGTTTCGATGCGTTTCCGGAGCGTGCAACAGCCGACTTTATATGGTCGAGTGGCGCAATTGTTAGCGCATCAGTTTTGTACTCTGAGGGCTAAGGGTTAAAATCCCTTCTCGACCTCCACGCAACCAAGATGGTTGCCGCAGATACAATTTATAACATAGAGTTTAACTCTCAAAATCGCTAACCGCTCTGATGCGAACAGACGGTTCACTTTTCCTTTTTGACGGTAGGGCGAGGCACGCCCAAACCAACACGCTTGTGGAGATTATATAAGACCTATATTTAATAGGCGATTGTCGTTGAAGCAAGAATTTGTCTATTTTAGATGAAATGCCGCAGGGCTACGAAATTCGCAACCCTGTATTTAGAATGGTAGCCAAGTGGTAAGGCACAGGACTTTGACTCCTGCATTCCGCTGGTTCAAACCCAGCCCATTCTGCCATGCGGAAATGACTTCCCTTCCGCTGTTAGTTTTCTCCTTTCTTTGAAAAATGCGTCACCTAAAAAGTGGCGCATTTTTTCTATGTTTCGTATGAATTTTTATGATTTCCTTGACATTTCATGTTTTTTATGGTAAAATATTAGGGTAATTCAGAAAGAAAGGACTGGTCAAAATGAAAAAGATTATCAGTTTTCTGCTTGTAATTTTTATGCTTTTCAGCGTTTGTAGTGCGTATGAAGTGTTCACTGATGAAACCAGTTACACTACTGAGGAGTTCCAATATGTTCTTGAAAATTCAAGAAGTGGGCTTTATGATTACGCATGGACTATTATTGAAAGCGGTAAATATTACGGCATTAATCCGCTTTATCTGCTTGCCAAGTTTGGGCTTGAAAGCGGATGGGGAACATCGTATTACTTCAAGAACAAAAATAATATTGGTGGTTGGCGTAATTACGATGGAACTTTCCGTGACTTTGATAGTGTTGAAAGTTGTATTTGGCACATTTGCGAAGGATTGACAGAATACAACGATAAGGAATCATGGAAATATACTGGTAACGATATGGAAAAGATTTGTTATCGGTACTGCCAAGACGATGGATATTATGAACTTATGGTGTCCATCATGGACGAACTTCAAGATGAAATTGTTGAATTTCGCATAGAAAACGAAAAATGTTTGCCTTGTTAAGAATTAGCCTGTTTAGACACTGTTACTTGACAATTATTCATATATGTGGTATAATTATCATAGTAAGAAAGGGTCTGAATGGGCTTTTTCTTTTAATGTTGAAAGGAGAAAAATTATGACGAAATTTCTTTATCCTGAACAGTATTGTGAATATCTGATGTCTAAACTGGACATTAGATTTCACTACACGCATTATGAAGCATGGTTAAAACGTGATGGGAAATGGTTGTTTATTGCGTCTGGGGACAACAAAAAAGAAACAGAAGAAGCGGCCAAAGATGTTTTGAAAACGCTTGTTGATGCGAATACGATGTACGAGGTATGTTTATGAAATTTAATATTGGGGACATTATTACTGGCGTTGAAAATAATCCATATTCTATTACAAATAGTAATGGAACATATGAGGTGCTTTATGCTTATGGTGACCGTAGTTTTATTCGTGTTCGTGTTGTAGAACATATCGAATCATCCAATGTCGGTCACCAGTTTGATGTAGAATCAAAATATTTCATTTACGCAAAAGACTTCGTTCATTGGGAAGGCATTTTTGATAGAGCATACAACAAGAAAACATTCGATATTAAAGATGGTATGCCTGTTGTTGAAGGTGTTAGTAAAGATAGTCCGTGTTACAAACAACTATGCGCAGAATATGCGAAATATGTGAAAAGCGCAGAAAAAGAAAGGTAGATGGTGATGGCGTGAAGTTTAAGATTGGAGATATTGTTAAGGGTAATGAAATGTCAGATGACAGATATAGATTTACAAATTCGTATTGTACCGGAAAGGTTATCGAAGTGTACGAAGATGGCTCGTTTCTGTTAAAAGTAATTTCTCACGAACTTTATGAAGAACAGGTTGGTGAAGAATACCTTGTCGATGATGATTATTTCGACCTTGTAATACCATATAATTGGACTGGACTTTATGGTGTTGCCAATTATAAGAAACTGTTCTCTATTGAAAATGGAGTTCCAGTAGTAAATAATGTTGGTAAAGACAGCCCATGTTATAAGCAGCTTTGCGATGAATATGCGAAGTATATGGAAAGTATGGAAAAGGAGGAAAAAGTATGAGACATCGTGAATTAAAGGTTGGTATGAATATTATTGGCAAACCCAATAACGGTTACGCTGTCACAAATCAGTATACTACTTGTAAGGTTCTTAAAGTAAATGGGCTTAATGAAAGAATTTTTGTAGAAGTAATTGATAGTAATAGACCTCAAGATATTGGAACAAGATGGCCTGTCAATTATAAATTGTTTGTAAAAGCTAATGTTGATGTGCCAGTCAATGAAATGCCGATTCCTTTTCCTGTTGGCAGTTATGTTGTCGGAAATAGTAAAAACAAATATGGGCAAACCAAATATGGCTGTGTTTGTAAAGTAATGGGATATAAAGATTATCTTTATAACAAGCGACTTGGTCTTGATAGTGAATATATGCAGGTAAAGGTTGTTGATAAAGATGGAACACTTAGAGCAAATACATACGCTGTAAAACCTTCATGGTTTGATGCGTGTGACTACAAACCGTATACTGGGTTGTTTTCTAAAGCATATTACAGAAAGTTGTTTACGATTTCTGAGGACAGCATTAAAGTGGGTGGTGTTAATATGGATAGTCCATGTTATAGTCAACTTGTAAAAGAGTGCGTAGATAACGGGCTAATTAAGAAATGAAATGGAGACGGTGTTATAGAATACAGTTATAAATTTAGAATATATCCCAATAAAGAACAGCAAAATCAAATAGAACAGACATTTGGTTGTTGTAGATATGTATATAATCATTATTTAACCGTTCGTCGTGAAACATACGAAAGAGATAAAACAACATTCAGCTATTATGATTGTTGTAAAGACTTGACTAATCATAAGAAAGAAAATGAGTGGTTGAATTATACATCCTCCTATGCTTTACAACAGTCATTGAAAGACCTTGAAGATGCTTATAAAAATTTCTTTCGTGGAATAAAGCAGAAGAAAAAGGTTGGTTATCCTAAATATAAAAGCAAAAAGAATAATAGGCAAAGTTATCGTGTTCCGAATAATTGTAATATAATTCGTGTTTATGATAACAAAATCAATCTCCCTAAACTAAAACTTGTTAAATGTAAAGTTTCTAAAAAGGTTGAGGGTAGAATATTAAATGCGACTATTTCAAGAAATCCAGCAGGACAATATTATGTTTCTATATGCTGTACTGATGTAGAAATTAAACCGTTTGAAAAGACTGGTGAAAATGTTGGAATAGACCTTGGAATAAAAGACCTTGCCGTTTGTTCTAATGAAATTCGTTATCCCAACCATAAGTTTTATAATAAGTCTGAAAAGAAAATTGTTAAACTTCATCGTCAGCTTTCTCGAAAGTCAAAAGGAAGCAACAACAGAAACAAGGCAAGAATTAAGTTGGCAAAAGTCTATCAGAAAATAGCAGACCAAAGAAAAGATACTATACACAAGATGACTACTGAATTAGTAAAGAACTATGATGTTATATGTATAGAGGACTTAAATGTTGGCGGTATGGTACGCAATCATAAGTTAGCTAAACATATAAGCGACGGTAGTTTTTATGAAATTCGTAGACAGCTTGAATATAAAACTAAATGGTATGGAAAAGAACTTGTCGTAATTGACAGATTCTATCCAAGTAGTCAAACTTGTCATTGTTGTGGTGCTAAATATGGGGGGACAAAAGATTTGTCTATTAGAGAGTGGATTTGCCCTGAATGTGGCACGGTACATGATAGGGATACCAATGCAGCAAAGAACATTTTGAACGAAGGACTGCGTTTACTTGACAGATAATACTATTTAGTGTTATAATAATCATAGTAGGGTAAGGCATACCCGAACTTATACACTTGTGGAGATTATGTAAGACCTCTCATGGTGAAGGCGACGGTCTGTGAAGCAAGAATTTATCTTTTTATAGATAAAATGCCGATACAAAAAAGAAATCGAGTTTGATGAAAAAGGCGAACTTGTGAAACCAGTTACAGTCGCAAAGGGAAGTCCTGTTTACAATCAAATCATAGAAGAAGCCAAAGCGTGTGGCATTATAAAGGGGTGACAAGCAGTGTCTACATACGGTCATTATGATTATGTTCAAGCGGATATTGACCTGTATAATATACCGGAAAAATATCACGCTATTATGCGTAATATTTTTAGCAAAAATGAAGCTGCTACTTTTAAGTATGATAAGGATTCCGATACCTGTTGCTATACAAACTGGCCTGAAATGAACCCATGGTATGATGTTCTGACGGGTAATATTATTTCGGATTTTGGGAATGTCGGTCTGTTTCCGCCTTTGCTTGACGAGGATGTTTATGGAACTGTAAGCACTAAAAAGTACGACAAAGTTCAAGAACCAGTAGAAGAACTGTATAATAAAGTTATGCCCAAAAAGCCAATGGATTTGTGTGTTGGTCAAAAGACTTGACATCTTCAATTCGTCATGTTATAATTGAAATTGTGAAAAGGAGGGTGTATTTGTGGCAATTACTTGTATTACAGAAGATGATAGATACTTTGATGCTGATGGCGGTATCAAGTATTCTGTTAAATTTGTTAATTTTAGATATTACGCAATTCCAATTATAAATGTCCATGTTGTCGGTGATGGATTTGACTTTTATATGTATTATGAAGTTAAATCTCTTAAAAATGAAACTACTGTTGTTATAGGTGAAAGTTTTAAGTCTAAGGGTAATGACGGTTCTGCTGTTTGTATCAGTAGAATTTCAAAAGAAAGAATAGACATTATTTATAACAATGTATATAAAGCACATGAAGCCGCAGAAATGGCTAATAACGAATACGAAGAATATTGTAAAATGCCATATTGGAAGCGTGATATTTTGGATTATCATATTCCTGAGAAATACCATGAACAAATTCAGAAACTTGGCGAACAGAGTCACGATGATTTTGATTTTAGACTTCGTAATGTGGACGGAGTAGAACATTGTTTGTATTTTACTGACGACAGCGGCGATGGATTTGACATTTATACCAATGAAAGACTTGCCCACCATGAACCACAAACTTGGACTTGTAGTAGATGTGGCAGAACAATGACAACAGACCATTTCAAAAATGGTAAGTTTACATACAATACAACGCAAGATGGAAAACGAATTGTCAACAAGTATTGCGATGATTGCGTTGATGAAAATGGTAAAGTAAAGTCGGACAAAAAAGAAGTCAAAATTCCTGTTCCAGTAAAGAAAGTTGTTGCTGTAAAGCCAAAACACGAAGTAACTTGACAGGTTTCTTATTTAGTGTTATAATGTGTATAGTGGTCAAAAGGACGCCACACAACAGTATATAGTGAAAGGAGAACTTCAAAATGATTGGTTGCGTATTTCAAAACGGAAAGAAAATCTATATCCTCGACACTAAAGGCAAAGATGCTTTGATTTCTATGCCTGACGCTTATCAGTCCTATGTGTTCGCACACGGATATACTATTGACGAGAACAAAAACATTTCGTGGGACTATGGAAACTATTATACCAGCCTTGAAGAAGCCACCAATGCGTTCTATAAGGACAGTTACAGAATCTATCTTCGTCACTGGCAGTTTGTTAAAAACATGAATCAAGACGATATTTATTGTTATGGTGTTGCTACATCTGAAGATGGTAACTTCAAGGTAGTTTTCGAGGACGATGAACAACGTAAGAATTATGCTGACTTGTTTGGGGAGGTATAATTATGACAGAAAGACGCATTATTGAAGATAAATCTGAAGTCATGCTTGGTATGTATGTTGAATATTTTATGGACGGATTTATTGAGCGTGGCGAGATTATTTCATTTTTACAAACTTCGCCGGAACTACTATATGTCGTCAAACGTCCTGCTTGTCCTGAACTTGTGTTTGTTAGGTTTGATGATGTTGATGTAATTGAATATTATTGAGGGGAGGAGATTTCTTGATACAGTTTGGTATGATGTTTTTGGCTAAAGTGGTAGACAATTTGTTGAACACTACTAAAGCAATTTTTATTCAACGAAATAAAGCTATTCTCGCAGGAATTTCGCTGTCCTTATCCACCTTTATTGGATATTACATTACCAAAATTGTTGTCCAGTCTGATGGACTTGTTCCAAATATTGTAGCATCTATTGCCGCAGGTGTTGGCTGTATCGTTGCTGTTAGTATTAGTAACAAGCTATCTAAAGATAGGTTATATGTTAATGTCCTTATGTGTGACAACTTCAATACAATGAAGAATCTACATGACTATTTAGCATTTCATCATATCACTAATGTGGTGTCTGATAGTTACAATAAAGACCTGTCTGACAAAACTATTACTGTTACTGCTTATTGTGAAACCAAAGAACAATCCAAAATTCTTGATGAATATATCGCAAGAATGAATAAAAAGCTGAAGCGTGTTATCCAAAAGGTATAAATCACTATGAAGCTATGTGAATTAGTGTACGAGGACTTCGTAACAGAACACGGATATGGACAAAAACTTGTTCGATGTATTCCCAATCAGAATGCTCTGTTGTGGGAAATATCTGCTACATATGCCAATTCAGTAAAACCATGTTCTTATTATGTTTTAGGCCGAACGAAGAAGGAAGCAAAAGAACGATTTACGAATTGGTTTTCGTGGCTATATATTACAAACATTCGGTATATCCCGCCAGGTGACGAAGCTGAAAACATATTGACAAATCCACTCAAGATGCCAAAAAGGTGAAAAAATACCGTAAAATGTCACCAGACCAACGAGGATGCGCTGTGTGGCGTTTTTAATGTTTGAACGCAAGATTATACCAAAAATAGAAAAGTGTCTTACAACGCAAATTTGAGGCATTACAGAAAGGTCGTGATATTTTGCCGGATAAGTTTGATGTTGCCACTATCACAAGTTTTGCTACGATTGACGGTCGTGGAAGAATCGCCATACCTTCTGAAATTATCTACGAAATGTTCGGTAGCATTGAAAACGCTGCTGGTACAGAGCTTCGTGTTCATTGGAATAGGGAGAACAATTCCATTACGCTAAAAAAGTTTATGAAAAACAAATATAAGGATTTGTAACAGTTTTATAATAAAGGAAATAAATTCGCCGCCCTTTGACAACTTATACTTGACTGACACAGCGATGTGTGGTACAATGTATATAGTAGAAAAGGGGCGGCTTTCTTTTTAGGAAGTTTTCCCTAAATTCATTGTCCGTAAATGAAAGGAGAACATACCATGAAAATCGGAGAAATCAAGGCAAAAATTGAAGAAAGAATGAATGACAGTAAGCGTGACAAGATTCGTGCTACCTATGCTTTGGAAATCCTGAACCATTACGAAAGCCTGTATCAGCGTGATGATGGGTACAATCTGAATCACGAAAACTTGAAGCAGCTTTTGTGTGGTGCTAAAGATTGGCGGCAGTATTCCGAAGGCGGATGTTCTTTGATTTACGATGGGGATATTGAAGAACGAATTGGCAAAGGTGGATGCCTTATCGAAAGACAGGCAGACTATTTGCGGCAAGCATACAACATGATTGCTAATTATGCTACCGAGGACGAACTGGACTATAATTGGCTCCCAAGTGTAATGATGATTTAAGGAGGGTACTAAAATGAAAATTTATTCTGAAGTTGACATTAGAGATTTTGAGTTTTGGGAAGGCGCTGAATATGTTGCTGAAGTATTTTCAGAGGATGACCTTGAAGAAATCCAAAACAAATTGGAAGAACTTTATCCTGACGGAATGTCTGACACAGAATTGAATGACCTGTTTTGGCACGATGAAGATTTCGTAGCAGAACTTGCCGGATATTCCAGTTTTGAAAAGGCGAAAAAGGGAATTAAGTCCGACGAAGAAGATGGTATTTATGACGAAGCCTACTGGGATGACGAAATCTATGAGAATGAAAAAGAGGATAGAATGTGGCGAAAGTTTGAAAAGGACTTAGACTAAAAAACTAAGCGAAATTTGACAAATGCTGGGACATATAGTATAATAATCATAGTAGGGTAAGGCATATCCGAACTTATACGCTTGTGGAGATTGTGTAAGACCTGTTTTTAATGGGCAATTGTCGATGAAACAAGAATTTATCTATTAAATAAATAGATAAAATGCCGAAGTATAATGTGTATAGTGGCAAAAAGACCACAAGAGTAGGAGGAAAAACTATGAACAAGTTTGTAATTGCGAGCCTGAACAGAAAAGGTAATCTTGTATTCGTGAACCGTTATTATGGTGGAACGGCAAAGACAAGCGAAAACATCGAGGACGCAAAAATTTATTACTCTCCCTACGATGCCCAGGAAGAATGGAAAGATAGGATGAAAGATGCTAAGATTACGCTTGGACTGAAAGATGGCAATGTGCCTTTTATCGTTAGTGTCAATCAAGTGATGGCGAAAACTATCTAAAAGTCGCAGTCCAGTAGTGAAAGGAGAATAACTATGGTTTATTATCGTGTTCGTGAACAGTATGATAACTTTCCGAAGAACCCTAAAGTAAGGGACGGAAACATTCTTGTGGGCGGTGAACTTTACACGGAAAAGGAATTTAATAAACTGCCCTTTGTGTACGCAGGAGCATTTGAGCGTGTGGAGATTGACAAAAAGGATACTTACTTCTTCTTTGGAGCAAGGTTTGCCGAGGACTAAATTTTCCATGTAATTCATGAAATAAAATGTGTATTTTATAAAGAGTTGTCCTAAAATTCGTAAGCCAGTAAAGGAGATGATAATGTGTATGTAGTAGGCAAGACATGGTGTCACAATGAGCCTGATGACACTACGGAAAAGAAAGAATACGATACCTATGAGGACGCTAAAGCTGCTTATGACAAGTTGATTAGATGTGAACAAAACAACCTCAAGCTGTATGGATATACAAGAATTGACCGCTTTATTTGTCCAGACTTTCGACCTGGATATAAAGACGAGAACACGATATTTACAACAGACTTTAACTACCATATCGACAGAAATGAAAATAACTTCTGCGATGTGTTTCTGTTTTACAAGGAGTGTTAAATATGATTATTCCCGAAAAGAAGATGTTTGTGAAGTATCTTGACGAGGAAGGAAATAAGCACACTATGAACGCTGTGTCTGTTATCTTTGGCTGTGGTGTTAGCGGAAATGAATGTGAGATTACAGACGAAGATGGGCGAGTTATCTACTGTGACAATGGCACACTTCTTGAAATTTATATGTGGGATTATGCCCGGCGTATAATATGATGCTGGGCATTTTTGTTTGGTGTTCGTGTGAAATGTTTGTAGAATGTTCGTCAGCGCCCCAAATTTGCGTTCTGTGGCGTTTTTATGATGTGGACGGGAAATTATACTAAAAAGATAAAAACGTGTTACAACGCATTTTTAAGGCATTGTATGAAGATTATTCTAAAAGAAGAAAAATAGCCGTTTCCTTGACCGATACATATATATATGGTATAATGTATATAATGAAAGGAAGGGCAGAAGTCCCGTCCTGAATAATGAAAAGGAGAAAAAACTATGGTTGAGTGTAAGAATTGTCCGTATTATTACAAGGGTGAAGATGACGATTTCTGTTATTGTCATTTCGAGGGTAACTATCTTGCGCCTTGTGACCGAACGGCGCAAGCGCCTACAAACAAGAAACTTACGTTTCTTGAAGAAGATGACTATGAAGGCGAACCCTATGAAGATGTGGTCGATGACTACGACGGCTGGGACGAGGACGAGGAGGAGGACTACTAATGTTGAATTTTCTGAATGAATGTTTCGACTGTGAAACCTGGTTTGAAGGATTCACTAAGAAGGAATTGGCAAAGATTGTTGTAAAGGCAATTATTGCCGGTGTTTTTCTTTTTAGTGTCCTTATAGTGTTCGTAGCCGCTTTTGGTTAATCATAAGAAGGAAAAACTAATGGAGGTATAGATATGAAATATTTCGCCACTCTTGGACGGTACACCATCTATATGAGCAGCACTAAGAAAGTAAAGGTGTTGGACAGGGAAACCGGCAAAACTTATAACTATAACGATATTTTCGAGTGTTATGATTTTCTTCGTGCGACAGCTTATTGATTGTAGGAATCTAAAAGGAGGATAAACAAGATGAACACTTTTAAGTATATCGAAGAACGCAACAGAATGTGTAAGAGTTTTTGTGATGGATGTGAAGGCTGTCCTGCTTTTAATGCCGTTGATTATTGTTGTGCGGTTGGTACTGACTCAATGATGGATGCTAAAGAACAAGTTGCTATGGTTGAAAAATGGTCTGCTGAACACCCGCGTAAGAAACAGAAAAAGACCATTTAGGATGTGTTCATAAAACAGTGTTAAAAGGAGGATAAATGATATGTGGTCAATTTTCATCATTGTTAGTGTGGCCTGTATGATGGCGGCTTTTATTGGCTGAACCCTAAGAAAAGATAAGTATTGTTCAAGTCCGCAAGTAAATAAAAAATAAAAATTTGCGGACTTTATAGAATATTTATCTAAAATGACCTACGGCTTGCGCCTTCAGCCAAAAGCACAGCTTTTGACAATTTAGTTTAGCAATCTAAAATTACAATCATGTTAGTATATATAATATCTATATATATAATATTATATATATATTATTGTCATATAGATAAAATATTATTTCAATATAGCTATTATATAACACCTAATATATATATGACTAAATACATATTAAATATTATTAAAAGATAGCTATTTATAATAGCTATTAAGATAGTTATAGTATTATAATTTAATAACTCTAATATTAAATTATAATACTATAACTATCTATATTATAAAAGCTATCTTTTAGAATATCTATTAAAATAATAATTTGTTCTATGTATCTATACATATCTATAATAGATAGCTTATAAGCATATTATAATATATTGTTAATGTAATACATAATATTAAGATAAATATTATATTCATCATATACGAATATAATATTTATCGTTTAAGATATATAGATAAAATAGTATTACATTAACCATATAATAAAAAATAGCTATAATAATATATATGTAAAAGAACGAGGTATAGATATTTATGAAATAAATATCTATACCTCTATTATAAAATAATAGATAGTATATTATAATATATAGTTATGTATATCTTATAATATGGCTATTATTTAATATTACACTATATAGCTATATATTAAACGATATTTATTTATATTCGTATATGATGAATATAAATAAATATCTTTATATGTATTAAATAATAGCTTTTTTATATGTGTATTTTATAATAGCTAGATTCCATAAGAACAAATAATTATTTATACATATTCTAAAAGAAAAAGAATAGTATATAGATTATAAAAGCAAGCTATTAAAATATATATAATAATAGCAAGCTATTAAAATATAGATTATAATAGCAAGCTTTTTATATATATAAAGAGATAGAGAAAGAATAATATTATAAGATAATACTAAAGAGAAAGATATATATAAGATAACAGTAGCATATTATAAGGGATAGCTAATAAGAATATCTATAAGATAAAGCTAATAAACATATAAACAAAAGATAGCTAATAAACATATAAACAAAATAATAATATATAAATATATATAGCGTGTGTAAATTACAATAAAATATAGTCGGAGAGAAAAAGTCAAAAATCTATATATATTTCGTGGGCCAGTATATTATGCCTGATTTTTCTTTAGGGTCTAATCTATCAAATATTCAGTCGTTCAACAAATCACTAAAAGAATGGAACAAACAAACTGTATTTTTCTTTTAGGGTTATGAAGGACAGGAAAGACCGCCGACTGAATAGTAGAATAATGATGTATAACAAGCGTTATATTAAATATATAAGTAATTCGGTAAATTGAATATTCTTGTGTTTAGAATTATGTTATCTAATATGCCATATTAGATGCGTAAGAATAGCAGATAAGCCCAAACCAAAACTAAATCAAACTTAACAATACCACCAACTAAACCACTACACAAATTAACACTTTCTTTTTGTGTACAAGAAGAAGAAGAAAAGCCCAGCAACAAAAAACAAGCAAAACAAAATAATATATATATTAATCTTATACTAATCATTATTATAATAACAATCATTATACTAAGGGAATCTTTTCCTGTCCGTGTGTGTGTCCTGGTGTTGTGTGTCCCTGGGGAGCAGGGGCTTGTTAAAACTTTCACAGCCTGGCAGGTGCCGGCAAGCTGGCAAGTACTGGGAGCGGTGCTGGGGGATGCCGTGCGGTAAAGCCGCCCAGCCCCAGCCGCAAAGCGGCTGATATTCTTTTCCGAGAATAACGGCGGTACCTGTGGGCAGGACTATGCCGTTATCTTGGCCGGAGAATAACGCACCAATATTTGACAATTCATATAGAAAATGTTATAATAAGTGTAACGATGATAACAAAAAAGCTATTTGTCATCAGAACGGCTACAATGGCTCTGGAAAACGTTTTTACCCATTAGGGTATAAATTCCCATTGAACCGCCAAAAACGCCGTACAGCGCATTTACATAAATTATGGTAATACAAAAATCCTGGAATTGTACGCCGTGGACGGACAGCGGAAAAACGGCATACCTATATATACACGAGGGCGGACTTTGTTAAAAGTTTGTCATGTGGTTACAAATTGGTTACACTTGTAAAGCGGTACTTGACACCGCCCCGCCCCTATGATAGAATGGGGACAATCAATAGGACAGCAAACAGGACGGCCCGAACGGAGGCGGGCGGCAAAAAGTGAATAGGCGGACTCCGGGAGACGCCCCGCCGTGAGGCGGCGCCGCAGGAAGTGCCGAGGGGGATAGACCGCCGCAAACGTACACCAACCAACCAACCAACCGAAAGAAAAGGAGAAAAGACCATGTATAACACGATTAAGATTAAGGACTATCTCGACAGCGTAAACCTCGGAACAATTGCTCTTCCCGCCTATCAGCGTCCGCAGGTATGGAAAGAGGAACAGGAGCGTTTACTGGAGGATACAATCCTCAAAGGCTGGCCGTACGGCGTTATCACTGTCGCTAAGGTGGAGCAGGACGGAAAGCGAGTAAACCTGCTCATCGACGGCTACCAGCGCACAACGGCGCTTATGCGAATTTCTGAGCGGCTGGCGGCGCATGCGCAGCTACTGGCAGACCATCTCGCCGCCGCAGAGGACGCCGTAAATGACGCATACGCCGCCATGAACGCCGAAACAATCAAGACCGCCGAGGAGAACCGAAACAAGGCACAGGAGAGCGCAGACCATGCCTCCGCAAAGGAGGCCGCATTTTCAGCCGCAGACGTGACACTGTGCGAGTTTGAAACTGATGTAGCAGGAGCCGCCGCCCTTTTTGTACGCTTGAATAATGGCACGAGCCTCAGCGGCATCCAGCGAGGTTGCGCTGACATTGACGCCGCAACGCTGGCAAGGGCGAGAGGATATGCGGACATTTTGCCGGATACCGTCGCAGGGAAAAAGAGCCGAGATGAGGTGGCGCTCATGCTGGCCGCCGCCGCTGTCAAGACCTGCGGCAAGCCGTACAACGCAAAGATGAGCACCGCAGGAGCCGCCGCAGTAAAAACGCTGGCAAGCGCAGACCTCATAACGCTCCCCGAGGCGAAAGAGTACGCAGACGCCGCCGCAGGGTATATTAAGGCCGTCGAGGGAGCCGCTCGACAGAGCGAATATTTCACCGCCTCCCGCCTCGTCCCCTATATCATCGGCTCTAAGGTGTACGGAGTCACCGCCGAGAAATGGGCGGAGTACTTTGCGAATAAAGCCGCCGCAGACCGCCACAAGGTGCGTACCGACAGCCCCGCAAAAGGCAAGGATAACACCATAAAGACCTGCGGCAAGCGTGACTCTCGTCCCTTTGCTGAGGTGGACAGCGACCGCTCCAACAGCCCTAAAGCGACCGTCGCCCGCTTCTCTGCCCTGCGTGACCTTTTCGCCGCAGACATTCCGCAGGCGGTAGCACCCGCCGAGGAGCAGGCCGCCGCCGAGGTCGAGGCAGTATTTGCGGAGGCGCTCAAATGAGCGCCCCCCAGGTG